CGAAAATTTCGTTAAATTGCGCTTCACTCATAACATCATAATCGTTGTCACCGAATACGACATAATCACCTTCCTTAATCGTGTCAATAGTGTATTCGTTTACTTCAAATGAAATGACTAAATGGGGAAAGTTGTCAGTTGGGACGCTGACCTCGAATGTATCTCGCCTCGCATAAGGCTCCAACTTAATTAAAAGGTCGCCTAAAGTCTCTTTAGTAAATTTGAGCGCTTCGACTTTCGTTGATTTTTTGGGTCTATATTTAGTTGTCATGAAATTAAAAAACTCTCCATAAATTTAATTATGAAGAGCTTTAGCATAACGATTTTAGAAAGTCAATAGGGAAATTTAATTTTATGGCGTTTGATCAATCACGACAGGCCAATAAGAATCATCGACAAAGTTATCAGGAATTGGGTCCATATCCTTTATGACACGTCCAGCTGCGATGTGCGCCTGTTTGTGAACCAGCGCGGTGAAGCCGAAACGAATAACAGTTGGAGCATCCATAGCTACGCGCGTATTATCTGCTGCGATCCACTCGAACATATCAGGTGCAGAAGGTAATAGAAGCTTTTGCCATCCATAATCACCTTCTTGAGCACCAAGGAAAACGGCACTTGAAGCGGCTTGGACCGCACCAGCAATATTTTCTCTATCGTCTGGTCTAGCCTGATAAAGAACGTGTTCAAAATAAAAGCCGTTTACGATTCGCCTGTCTCGCTCTATATCTATTACGGTAGAGCTTGGCGGTACTGGTTCTTCGCTAGGGATATCGTTAATATTTGCGACATATCCCCACTTGCCGTCTCTGAACACTCTGATATTATTATTTTTTACAGGAGGTGGAGTGATCATTGTTGCGAAGGCTGGAACAAGGAAAGCTCCTGAGTCTAGGCCATCAGGGTTATCCAATGGGTCAGGCACAGCAATGTTAGAGGAGACAAACTCACCTGTCGCTGGATCATAATTATGAATATAACGCATGTCGGGGTAATTTCCTTTAGTATTTAATCGCGAACATCAGCGCAACGTTGACAGGTCTTGATTCATTGCCACCACTTGCTTGAATAGAAATATTGGTAGAAGCAGCATAAATACCAATGTTAGAACTGGCCGCAGCGGTGTTAGAACTTCTAAATTGCGTGCCCTGCGATGTACCGGCCTGAAAACTGTTCGCGCTAACGTTGGCACCACCGCCTCCGTGCGCGTGACCCGGATCGGAAACACTGTGGGCGTGACCCGGATCGCTAACTCCGTGGGTGTGAGATGCGTTCTGGTTAGCCTGTACCGTACCGAAACCACGTCCGCTATCAACGGCTCTTCCATGATCCCAACCACGAATGAACACGCCACGAAGGTCAGGAATATTGAACGTGGTTGAACCGTCGCCAGAACCGTGCGCCGTGCCAATTTTAGCATAGAGTGCAGAATAAGTGGTTCTGCTGATCGCAGCACCATTACACTCTAAATAACCAGTTGGCAAGGTGGCCATGGCAAAAGTGAAAATGCTACCGACTTGAACAGAGAAAACGTTTGTAATACTCGCTTCGATAGATTGTAACGAAGTTTCAAGCGTAGAACTGCTGCGTTGAATTTGAGCCGTGTTGTAGTCATTATTTACGGGCACAACACTACCCGACCTCCCGTTGAAAGACGAAACACCAGCTACCGCACCAGTCGCAACACCGGCCCAATATTTCGCACTACGTTTTCCCGGTTCAACTTCGTCTGGACTTTCGGCCCAAAGCGCTGATTTATCTTTGGAAGCTGTTGCAGCTGTTGCAGCGGCTTGCGCCATCGTGACATAACCGCCAGCCGTGGTGCCGATTTGAGCGTAAAATTTGGCAAGGCTAGGAACAGAGCCACTATCAATTGCCACATCTTGAGTGCTGGTGCCATTAACGATGGCGTCAAGGCGTACCATATTGGTACTCAGTTTGTCAACTTTTGCTTGGATTTCGGTAGCACTATCTGCCATTAAGTTTATGCCTTAAATAAAAAATCTCTCAGAGATTATATAATATCTGAGAGACTATAACATAACTTTTTTAAAAAGTCAAGTTTTAAATGTAATAATCCAAAATTTTAGTAAGCACTGACAGCTGCTTTAGCGCCACCGCCTACGTTACCGGAACGAATGTAAACGTTATTTGAACCTAGGTCATTTAATTTAATGGTGCAAAGACTTTTAAGTTCATGACCTACAACGTTAGCCAAATCGGATGGAGCAGCAGCTACGCCCCAAAAGACAGGAAGTGTAGAAGGGTTGTAGATAATGACGGTAGCTTTTGCCGCCGAAACTGCGGTCCAAGTTGAATCGGCTAGGGTGAAGTCAGTTGTTAAAGCAGCCATAATGGTGTCTCACTTTTTAAAAGATTAAACAAATTTGTAATAAGGATCGAGGTATGGAACCATGTTCGCTGCGACGACAGCAGCCATATTGGCATGATCTGTTACGCCGGGGTGAATCTGATCACTTGGATAAGTCGTAAAGTCGCCAGCAGCAGCATTAATGTCATGGTACTGATCGATTAGACCATCAGCGCCAGCAGCTAGCCATGCGTTGTAATCATTCCTTACAATATTTCTAGCACTATCGTAAGTTCCGCGCGGGATAATCGATGTGGCATGAATTCTGAGGCGATTGCCGTAAGGCCCGATCAGGCCGCGAGCATAACTCGCCAGATCGGTAAATCTGGTTTTCATCGTCGCTAATGAAGCACTGTTGGCAATATCGTTAGTGCCTAATTGAATTAATAGGTCTGTGCAATAAGGCCACAATTGCTTCTGCAACGGAGCACTAGCTAGTTGCTGGTTTCCTAATGTGTTGGCATCGATAGTCTGTTTATGCCAAGGAAAGACAACACCATTAACGTTCTGCATCGCTCTGGTTAGAAAGCCTTGAGTCGTGGAAGTGTTAGTATCGTTTAGGTAAGTTGCAATGCTATCACCAACAATACAAATAGCAGGCATAGGCACATCTGGAATACCTAAAATAAGGGCGGGCCAAATCGCAGGACCAGAGCCTGTGCCGCTGTTGTTCAGCGAGCCGTTGCTCATTAACTGGTTTCCAGATACTGTTCTAAAACCTTGGCTGGCAATACTGTTCAAAGTCATAGCACTAAAGCTGTCAGTATCACTTGGTACAGTTCTATAAAAACGTGTATAATTTCTAGAATTCTTGGCCCACGTTATATTGATTTCATCGCTAATAATAAGGCCAGAATTTACGAGGTCAGCCGTGGTGGAACCGCCATCCCATGTTGCACGCGTCGTAATAGTCCCGTTTTCTACTGATCTTTGCCAAGTGGACGTAGCTGCCGCAGCACCTGATTCAACTCCTGAGCCAGCAGTAATTTTAAATTGTACATCTACAATTTTAATTCTAGAACAGTTAGCATTACCAATGTCGTGCCCGTTTCTACCTTGGTTGGCAGCATAAGAGCTAGTTTTTTGCACCGCGCTTCCATTAGGAACGCCGGTAAAACCTGCAATCAACTGGTGATTGACAGGCTTTGGGTAAACCTTTCCGCTGATCGCGGAAATGTTAGCTGGTGCAATGTTTCTTTTTTTATTTTTTGAAATAGGCATTATGCTGTTACCGTAAGTGAGACAAAATAATCTTTAATATCGATGCCACGAGTTTGACGAAGGATACATCCAACGGTCGAACCGTTAGTGACTACAGCCGAACCACGTGCGATATCGCCGTTTGAGTTGACGTAGATAGCTCCACCAGTATAAGCCGTTGGCGCTGTAGCTGAGTTAAGTAGAACGCGAGTCTCGTTGTTTAAGAGAGCGGGCTGATCAACAATAACGGCGTCTAGCGCAGTGCTGGTAGCTGATAAAGTTCCTGTAGCCGTTAAGACTGACATAGGAGTTGCTAAGTCACCAGTTCTGGCGATAGGAGTAGACGTTGCATAAGTATCATCATATGCAAGGTTAGTTACTGTGCCATCTGTAACAACGATGTGGATACGATCTACACGGCTGATCAAACAACCCATGTCGGCGGTCTGGATAACATAGCTAGGACCCGTTGCACCATCGATCCAACGGCAGTCATAACCCAAATGCTCGGACCAATTAGCTAGCTGAACAACGGGACGGTGACGACGCCATTGATATGAGCGAGTAATTGTTGCACCCGGAAACTGAGCCAAGATCGCAGATGTATCAAACTCAGTATCTGTGCCGTCAAGTGATTGACCAACGGCGCGAGTTCCAGTGACCACGGCGCGCGTAACAATCGGAGGAGGAGCAACAACTACGCCCTTGTAGATAAAGTGATCGGACCAAGTGAAGCTCTGCATCGTACCAGCAGTTGGTACATTAGTATCAGTACGTCTCAAAGTGGTTGTGACGTTGTGGAACACAATACCTCTGAAAATACCTGAAGTAGGTCTGTCAATGCTGATGCCGTTGGCACACTTCCAAATCAATTCGTCATGAACCGCGATATCGGCACGATAAGGCTTACCAACGTAACCAGAAACAGAAATACCAGAATAAGAGTGGGCTCTGTTAATGTCGTACCAAGTGTTGTCGTAAATTTCGTGACTCAGTGAGCCGCCTTGGTTATCGTAACCACCAATACCGTAACCAAATGAGTAGCTATTCATTTTGGCATGAGTACATTTATTACGGCAGAATACGTGGAAGTCACCTTCGTCTGTACCCTTTACGAAGTTATTACCGTCTAGTTTATTGTCATGACTATAGACATAGCTCGCCATGTTCGTAACGAGGCAACCCTTACCTGAGCTAGTTTTAACGCTAGCCATGTCGAGGAAACAGCCGCGTGCGATGAAACCACGGTTTTTAGTCGTGAAACGATCTTCACGTAACTGAACCGCGTCACCTTCGGGAGAGAAGACTGGCTTGGTGTTAACCGTATCTAGAATTACTCTATCTGTGTTATCTAGGTAAATACCATCGGACCAAACACGATCTAGTGTAACTCTACGAAGTGTAATGTCGTTACCGTTTTGGAAGAACAAGCCTTGTGAGTTTTCATTCTTCGCGACATAGCCGCAAGGATCGAAGAAGCAATCTTCGATGAGCCAGTTGCTACCCTGACGCTGCTGAAGGCCGCGCTGGTTGCCAGCAATGTTCAGGTTTTTAATCGTAACATTGCTTAGGCCTTGAGTGCCGTCTGTGTATTGGTCGATACCGAAAGTAACACCAGTGCCAATGGTTGGATAACCACCAGTGCCATAAGCATCATAGGTGCGGCTCGCGCCAACAACTAGAGCAGTGGCCCAAGACGAACCACGCTTAAGGAGGGCGGAACCACTTGAAGTGATTGAACCAGTTCCGGTTAGATTCTGCTTTGCCGTGTCAGGAGTTTGACCATCGAAACCATCATTACCACCGGCTAGATCGTAATATGTTGCTGGACCTAAAACAGTTAGTGGAGCAGAATAAGCCGTGGTTGAACCAATGCCGTTTGTTGCTGTTACGCCGACACGAATTCTCTTACCAACATCGCCAGTGGCGGGAACATAGATAGAAGTGGTTGCGCCAGAGACGTTGGCCCAATCGCCAGCATTTAGCGTAGCTTCTAACTGAACCTGCATCGCGAAAGTGGTTGGCTGGTGATTCCACGAACCAAGTGTGATGTTGTGAGCCACACCGACTCGCGTCTCAGTCGCTGTGATGGCCGGAATAACTAGATTGGCAGGCGCAAGGGTTTGAGCCGTAGAGCCTTCTAGAGTGATACCAGCTGTCGTGACATTGTGTGTAAAGCTCGTGTTTGAATAGGTAACTTTGGCAGTAATAGCTTTACCGGCGTGTTCGGCGCGAGACGTAAATTTATTTTTACCAAGTGCAAGACCTGTGTAAGCGCCCCAAGGAACATCAATGTAGGACTGGCCAGCAGTGGGATCAACCGTGAAGTTATTAGAACCAGACCCAATGTTTGTCATGGCAAGTCTTATACGAAGGAGATCAGTACTGGCCCACGCGCCTAAATCGGCAGTCACAGAGGTTGTGATCACACCTGTCGTGGCAGGAATAGCTGCGGTTCCCAATGTGCCGTGAACTAGTTGAACTTCTGAGCCTTGAACCGTGCCGGCTGAGTCGACTCGTGCCGCATAAATTCTAACGCTCATCTGTGAGTTAGGGCTTGAGCTTTTAATAGTTGCAGAATAAAGCTGCGGCCCATCGTTCTGACCAGCGGCGGTAGTACCGGGCAAGTAGTAGTAATCACTTTCAGTTGTGAAAGGTGAAACAGAAGAAGCGTTTGTGTTAGAACCACCATATGCAGATGTCGAAAATCCTCTGGTATAGTTTTGACCTTGAGGGAGTGTGCCGAAAGCTGCTACGGTCTGAGCATAAAATCTTTTTGGCGATCTAGTGTCGTTAATTTTAATACCATCAGCTTGCCATTCCCAAGCTGCCTCTTTAGCAAAATTAGTGTAAACACCCGGAACGACTGCAATTTCAGAGCCGATAAGGTTAGTTCCAGATAATGAAGGGGCTGTGGTTACAGCCGTGTCTAAATAAGCAATAGGTCCGATAGCATTGGCACTAACCCAAGCCGATGTGCCAGCAGTATTAACAGCTGCAACTTGAGCCGTAATATTGTCAAAGTCATCGTCTTCTTGAAGTGTATAAGTGCTTGCGTTCGCGCCGGGGATAAGGTACGAGCCTCTGAGCCAACGATATAGGAAAGTCGTTGGGTTATTGGCCCAAGTTCCCGGATTAACTGTTAGAGTGCTTCCGACAATGGCTGAACCAGTTGTGACAGGGGCAACAGTATTGGCGGCAAGGAGGTCCCAATGCCAACCCGTAACGTTTTTAATTAGGAAAGCTGAAGCTGTTACTTTAAGGGTGTGGTCGATACCGCGTGTGCCGAAAGCTGTGAAATCGTAAGTGAAGTCACCATTGGCATCAGTAACGGCAGTTTTAGCCGCAGCGCCATCGAGTGAAAGGGAAACGTTCTGGCCTTCGACAAGATTGCCGGGAGAAAGCAAACGACCTGTAACAACTGGCGTCGTATCTGTTCTGACGAGCAAACTAGCGCCGGTTCCGCCGCCGCTGTTAATGTCGGAGATTTGAACTTTGTAAGGTACACCATTATCATCTACAAGAAGTAATGATCCTGTAGCGATAGCGTCAACCGGGGCTGGTGGTAAAGTTTCTACTGAAACGCGTGCCATAAGTATTATTGCTCCAAAAAGTCTACTAGTGTGGCGAAAGAAACTCGTCTAGAGCCATCTTCCGTGACAATGAAAGTGTAGCCAGAAATAGTGGCTGTGGAATTTAATTCATTTAAAAATTTATTTTGTAGGGTGTGGATACCTACATCATCGGCTTCTCTGTCGCCGGAATAACCAACATTATTTAAAGATTCATCTAGAAGAAGTAGGGAAAATTCTTCTGTAGGGGTAGGTGAAGTTACTCCACCACCGGGACCGCCATTGCTGCCACCGTCTCCACTATCGCCATCGTCTGGATGCCCGCCGCCATCACTTCCACCGCCGCCTGTGCCGCCACCGGGATTTTGCGCCAGCTTCTTTGCTTCGTCTTCAATCTCAGGGTTGCCGATGTAAAAATGGACCTTTCCAATAGACCAACGGATTTTACGCCCACTTTTCTTGATAAAAAAGGAGCGTCGTAATCTATTATTTAATGAAGAGCCACGAATCGACATGGAATTAAACCGTCAAGACTTTAACAATAACTTCTTGGGCGGGACATCTAATGAAGATTTTATCGGTATTGGCAGTGAGTGAGGAGGCGCTGAAATTGTCGTCAGCATCGATCTGCACGAAATCCTGCGTGTTGTCGGCAGGCGTGTCAGGGCCAATAAAAAGTTCAAGATCGAACTGCTTATTGGCAAAAAGGAAAACTTCTGTAGTATTGAAAGCTACAAGAACCCAACTATTCGAAACGGTGTAAGCCTTAGAAGCGGCCATGATAATAATCCCTAAAATAATGTATTTTGGAGATTAATATAACATTAAATTTTTAAAAAGTCAAGAATTTATTACTTGGTCCAAAACTGCTTACACGGCCCACTTCTTCAGGGTTGTGGCAAGGAAGTTTCCAAGATCAGTATATTGTGCTTCCATAGGATGATTTGCGTTAAACATCCAACCACGACTGTTCAATGTGACCCAATCTACATATCTGCCGTACTGATCAACCATAGGTAAATTGTTGGTGGCGGCGAGTTTCCTCAATGCTTCCCTGAACTGTTGTTGAACCTGATCAGTAATGGTATCAATACGTGACGGATTACCAGTCATCAGCAGTACATCAGCCCCGCCAGCTTTCGCCGCGTTGATAATGGATTGCATTTGAGTCGGATAAGTCGTGTTATAAGTTGTGGGGGAAAGAAGGGCGTTGTTAATTGTTAAATCAATTATAACTAAATCAGCATCGGAACAATAAGTAGTCAATGCGTTAAGGGCTGACCAAGGGTTTGCTGTCGAAGTCCAATCTGAAGTCTGCGACGTACAATTTCCTATATTCCAAATATCAATAGCTTTTACCGTATCGTCCCAAGCTCTAACACCTGTTACGAATGCGTTACCTGAATCTCTCTTGATATTGAGGGTATGTGAGCCTGTCGATCCGCAGTCGATAATAGTGCTTCTCAAGGTATTTGTTCCGTTTTGAGAAACAACTGTGTCTGAGCCACCGTCAACGTTGTAAGCAATCGCGCCGCCAGTCGTGATGATAATATCGATCAGTTCGAATTTAGAAACAGAAATTGGTGGGGTATAACTAAAAACACTGGTGGTATCAGCTGTGTTGGTAAAGAGGCAACCACCAGCCGTGGTAGAGCCTGACAAGACCCAACCGGCTGACGCTGGATTAAACCCCGGCTTAATCGAGTTTCTATTTTCCGCAATGGTGACGACTGAGGTTCCTACGCCAGAACTTCCAATTTTATTTTCATTAACGGCTGGAACTCCAATCGCGGTAAAAGAAGCCGCAAGTTTAGCGGGCCAACCTTTGGGCATGCAGCCAACGCGACTTCCGCCTGAGCCGGAACCTTCACCAAAAGTGGTACTGTCTCCGATGCAAACGATCTTACCGCGCCCCGTTCCGCTCGTGACGCGAGCCAATGCATCACGTGTTTTGCGAAACTGCGTCGAAGAAAAATTATAAAGCCCCGGCACAAGTGTTGCGCCAGAGCCTACAATTGCTCTTTTCTTACTTTTACCTAGTGCCATGATACAAAAATACCCCCAAAATCCCAATTTTGAGGGTATATTAGCATTAAATTTTTAAAAAGTCAAGAAATATCGAGTTTTGCCATTTCTTCGCAGATATCATCGCCGGGGATAAGCATTGAAATGCCGGTATATGAACTCATTTGACGAGGTTCAACACCTTTGCTAGGGTCGTCTGGATCATTGGGGGCAAGGGCATAACCAGCAGGGCCGTTAAGAATTGCATCGTTCAGGCCGATCACTTCACCGTCTACATTGAAGACTGGACCGCCACTCATGCCGGGGGCAACTGTTAGATCGGTAGGGATAATATCGTAACTAGTAAATTCACTTGAAACTTTATGGCCAGCAACCTTGCCAAATGTTGTGATGAACTCTAAGATGGTTGGATTGCCCATCGAGATAATGTCTTGGCCTAATTTAACGGGCTTGCAAGACAGCTTTGATTTTTGTAGATTGGTCTTGTTATTCACTGGTTCGAGGAAGGCCATGTCCTTTTCGGGGATTAATTTAACGATTTTGAGGTCTAAAATCGTTCCATCTTCTGTTTTTGCGATGAATTTGGGGGATTTTGCCCCATTTTCGCCTGCAAAAACGTGATTTACCGATAAAATTAGCCCATTTTCGATAAAAACGCCGCTTCCGTGGCCGATTTCATTATTTTTATCATTAAGAGCCTCAATTTTCACCACAGAGGCCATCATTTGATCATAATCTGGTGATTTAGGGGCACTATTGAAGTAAGTGAAGCTCGAAAGACCAATAATAGCAGTCGCCGCAATTAATGCAATTTTAATCATGTTTCTGTTCCCATTTATTTCATTTATCATCTCATATAATTAACGAAATGTCAAGATTTAAATTTTGATCCAAAAATTAAAATGGTAAGGTGTTGAAATTTTTGAACACTAACTTGTAGTGCAAAATTTTTTTGAGGGTAAGGGTATCCTTGGGCCGGGGGGGGGGTACAAGTTGGGTTGTATATTTTTGACGCCTGTTGGGCCGGATTCGAGGGGGTAGGGGTATACCCGCCTTGGGTCCCTCTCGATTTTAAATCAATAATAGATTAGAGTCAACAACAATCGACTCTAATCATCGCATCTCGTCTCGACAAGCTCAAGTTTAAATTGTTTTAATGATTTATTTAATTCAGAATCCTTTTTATTTATTTCATTCTCTTTCATTATGCATTGCTCATATGTGTATTGACCATACACATGCAACGAATCAACATCGGTTGCAGTGTTGTGCACTAGCACGAAGAGAGTAAGCAACTTAATCATAATCGTTTCCCTTTCTATCCCTAGCCTGCTAGGCCATGCGCCTATGCATGCACCATGTATTAGAACATATTAATGATTGCAGTGTATGCGGCATGCGCTGCTAGCTTAGCTAGTTCACGTATGATGTAAGGCGCAACGTGATCAGTAGTCATCATGTATGCCAGCCCGCAAGCCATAGCAGTAGCAAAGCAGTTGCTGATATCGGAGAAGAAATAACCAATCTGTTTACGCATGCGCCTTACTCCTTATGTGTTGTGTATGAATAGACTATATAGAACAATGTAAGATAACGCAATACATTATCTTACATCTATTCAATCTATTATATATTCATATATGATACATAGTGCATATCATATATGCATATATGCATGCCATACCATGCACTAGGTAGGCTAGGCCATGGCCCATATGGAGCATGGCCTAGCGGGGCTGCTAACCCTGCCGTTCTAGCTTCTCAGAAAGGGGGTTTATAACCTCTTGCCAGAGCGATTCCGTGGTCTCAGTCACGGTATAATCAGCAACCACGTCATAGCCATCGTTACCGTAGATCAGGTCAAAGCGGCCCATAGAAACGCCTTCCGCATTGCGGAGTTGCAACACATCGGAATCGGTTGTGAAAAGAGCGTTCATGATTTCGGAATATTTGGCCGATTTTTTGACCGGCCATGCGCCGCCATCGTAAACGCTGCAAACTAGGCCGCGTTCCAGCGCAGCTTTGACAAGAGCGCTACAAATAGCACGTTCCATTTTGATCCGGCGCGCCGTAGCTAAATCGCCTTTTGCGCGAGCTTCATTGATGTATTTCGTGAATTCAGACATTTGCATTTCCTCTTGTTTCGATATCTACACAATAACATTTCCTTACATCTTGGCAAGCGGAATCTTTAAAAATCTCAAAAATAATCGAGCGTCCTGCAAAGCCTTTTAGAGCTTCACAGAACGCGATTCAGTGTTTTGGCTAGGGCAATACCGGTTAAGCCGGTTAAGCCGTTCCTAGGGCTGCTATAGCGGCCAAATCACGTAAAGAATAAGACATGAACCAATGAATCCATATAGTGCGAACAAGCCGATTCTAGCTCCTTTTCGGTTTCGTTGCGGGAATGGCGATTCTTTGCCCGTTAGCGTATTCACAGAACGCGAAACGCTCCTTAACGTCGTCTAGTTCATCTGAATAGACGATTCTATTGGAGGGGCTATTGTTGACCTTCTCAGCCATGGCAAAGCAGGAGTCTTGCGGGCCAATGTCAAACCGCGACAGAGTCGCGGTTTGATCGGGTGAATTGAGGATGAGAACAAGGATTAGCTTTTCCATGCATCAAAGACCGCATTCCGAAAAGTGTTCTTGCAAATCGTCCATTTCCGATTTGCTCATGAGTGTGAAAAGAGCGGCGCGCGTTTCCTTTACCGCGTTGTAAATCCGTTCCGCCTTGCGGCTATCGTCGTCATAGCCATATTCTTCGCACCATGACTCAAAGCTTTCATCCGCGTTAGACGCGTCCATAATGAGGCATGAAAGCGTGTCAGTAAGAGTTGGTGATTCCGTATGGCCCGCGCCTTGCGAAAACCAAAACTCATGAGAGCGGGAATTCCGCGATATGCAGCAAAGGAAATGGCGCGGCATATCCGACATGTTATCATCGCTGCGCTTGGAACGCAACGGGCCATGCGAGAACGTGAATCCCATTGATTCCAAGATGAAATCAAGCGTTTCCTCATCGTTCATATCACAGTTTTCATCATAGGCAGGGCAATGATGATATTGAAGGTCTGTCATGTCGCCTTCCTTGCAAAGCATATCGGTATAGTTGTTCCATTCTTCGCGCAGCATAATTTCATCGTCGGATGGAATTTCAGCCGCTATCATCGCGAAATTCGCATAAGCCGTTGCATAAGACATAACCATGCTCAAAACTCCTTTGTAAGCATTTATTAAACGCCTTGCTGGCAAGGCGTCAATATAAAGGCTTAATAGACTGCGATGCAGTGATTTGCCCTAAGCCAAGTCCCATTTGTCATGGTAACGCCTTCACACTCAATAAGAGCTTCAAAAGCGCTCTTAAAGCCATATTCGTGGCGAATGGCCCACGAATAATCATGAGACTGAGTGCAGATGAATTCTGCGATGAAATATGCGCCACGATGGAAAACAATGGCCTTGTCAAGAAACTTGGCGTTAGGACGCTTTTCAGCGATATCGTCAAGAGTGATTTTCTGACCTTTTGGAGCGGTAAAGATATGTGCCATTTCCGTATTTCCTTTGTTGACCATGTAAGGAACTTAAATTCTTTTCCTTACATGGTCAAGCGGTTTTTTAAAATTAAATGCAAGGCTGAATTTCGCGATTTTTCAGGCTTTCACGGAATGCCTTAAGGAGCGGCAAATTGTCTTTGCCTTCAATGTTCTTTGCCATGAACCAAGTCCAATTTGCGGCGCATTCCTCTTTCGTGTATTTGCCGCATTCCTGCATTTGCTCAGAAAGGAGCGTAACCATATGAGTCACGATTCCATGGTCAAGATCATTCTTTTCCTTGCGAAGCTTTCCAGCTTCGATAGGCCAGCAACATAGGTCATGAATTTGCAGCGCAAGCTCGCCAGATTCGGCCTTAGCTTCGGCAAAGGTATATTCACGACCGCCCAAATAGTTGCAGAAAAATTTGCGTTCCATTTCCGTATTCCCTTTAATGCGGTTGACCATGTAAGGAAGATAGAATCTTTTCCTTACATGGTCAATAGGCATAAAGCGGAATTTTTAATAATAGCGCTTTTCAACGCCTTCCCGCTTATCAGCCGCGACAAAGGCGAAAACGTTGCGTCTAGCTGTCTTGTTCCGGCGCGCGTCCTGAATTGCCTTCTTGTTCATTTTGTTCTGCGACATGCTCTTAACTCCTTTGTTGTAGAGCTATCGCCGTTCCACCATTGGAGCGGCAATGTTGCGGTTTAGTCGTTTTGTTGTTCCAGATATTCGCGCCGTGTTGCCACGGAAACATGAATTGCGGAGTGATAGTTTCCCTTTGTTCCATAGGGCAGAACATTAGGATAGAAAGACGGTTTTTCCTTCTTTGCCTCGCGCCACATATGAGCGGCAAGCGCAGCAACGCCTTTCTTGTTTGCGCCAATGAATCCAGCCTCACGAATATCGCGCGCTTCCCATTCAATCGCGTTTTTCAATTCGCGCCTTGTGTCGCACTTGATAACATTAACGCTATCTGGCATGTAACAGCCACGCAAGCCTTGCATTACGGTAAAATACTTTGCCATTGCCCTAGCTCCTTAAGCCTTTTGGAACAATTTAATTTCCGCTGCATAATAGAAAATGTCGTCGTTTTCGTAGTTCTCAGAAACGACGGCATATTGAGTAATTCCATCCTTAACAAATTCGTTGTCAAGAATGCCTACCCAACCTTCATTTTTTGGCCAACCATTATCAACGCCTTTTACGATCATGACATAATCGCCAATTTCGATTTTGTCGTTTTTAATCTTGCGAGCCATTTCCGTATTCCCTTGTTGACCATGTAAGGAACTTAAACGCTTTTCCTTACATGGTCAATAGCTTACTTCCAATTTTTTGCAGTTTCGCCATATGCCTTTTTGCCATAGGCAACGGCTTCATAACGACGCTTGAAAAGCTTTGCGCTGCATTCGCCTTCTGCATAGCAGTAGGAATCAGAGTTTGGAGTCATCCAAGCCAAACGCCAAAGGTCTGTCATAGTGTCGCGCTTCACATAAAGCACTGCCGACATGTCGGGCTGCAAACCGCGATTCTCAGTCATTTTGTAAGGCCGCATTTCCGTTTCCTCTTGTTTCGATAATTCACAATGTCACGATTCTAAGCGACTTGCAAACGTTTTCTTACATGCCAGCCAAATTATTTTTGGCTTCATTCATGACACTGAAAAGCGCGCGGCGCGTTCTGGTAAAGCTTGCCGGAACCGATACGCGATTAAGAAGGCCTAGAGCCTTGCACATCGCGTTGTAACGCGTTTCATGGCAAACCGTACCATCTCGGCTTTCCTGCCAGCGCAGACGGCTTACAATGTCGCTGATTTCGTTTTTAATGAGAGTGTCACACATAGCGCTTTCCTCTTTCAAGCGTTTAAGAATGGCGCTCCATTGAGCGCCAAATTTAAAGGCTTAACCGGCTGCACTGTAAACGAATTCATGAGGATGGCCGCCATAAACGAGCACGTGGTAAATATGCTTGTGCTTAAGCGCTACATCTTCCGAAAGCGAAAGCTTGGAACGGATAAACGACTTTGCGTTTTCCAATCCGCCGTAAATGAATTGTGTCTTCATTCCGCCTCCGTGCGTTTCAGGAAGATGAATTTCCACAATGTGAGAAGGCGTTGCCATTTCCGTATTTCCTTTGTTGACCATGTAAGGAACTTAAACGCTTTTCCTTACATGGTCAATAGGCTTTTTTAATTTAACGGATTTCTACCTCATTTTCTCGTTTCGGCAAATCCTTGTAAGGGAATATGGTAGGCAAATATTGGTCGCGGTAGCGTTCTACGCCGCGTTTGCCTGTTACAATGGCGCGACCGTAGCGCCGCGCCTCGGCACGCAACTTGACGCCATTGTCACCATAGAAGGTCTCGATATGGTACAAGCAACGTTCATCGGGATAAGCCGTTGATTGTGTGATAATCACGGCATAGGCGGCGCGACAAAAACGCGGATATCCTTTGACAACTTCAAACTGAAAATCCGTTCTGCTATGGACTCTTGCCATTGTCTTTATTCCTCAGTTGCACAAAGTGTTTTGACTTTGTTAATCGCTGATTCTTTGCTGCTAGCCTCAACATAGGCGCACCATACGCCGCCGCGAGTCCAAACCGCAAACACTCTGCTATGTCCCCAATATGCGCCGCCTTTGTCGTAATAGCCATCGCCGCCGCAATGTCTGGCATACAATTTCCCGTAGCCATCCCACGAGTCAGCGTTATGGCCATGCCGCCCCATTGGCGCACCATAGCGGCAATTGAGATTTTTGAATGGATCAAATTTCGCCATTAGCTCGACTCCTTGTTTCGATAATCACAATGTAAGGAAAAACAAAACGCTAGTCAACTGTAATTTTTAAAATAATTTGCCGCTTTTTGTTCCACATATGTTCCGTTTTAAAAATATTGCAGGTTCGCCGTTCCCATCCCACGGATTGAAAAAAGACTAGCGCGATTCGTCGCGCTAGTCAAATTAAATTTTTCAATTAACCAAAATAGCGGCATATGTCGCGCCAAACAAACGCGTCACATGATTGCGTAACGTTGCTCTAGCTGCGCTATCCATAACGCCTATCCTGTTACGATATGCATTGACATAGATAGCAGCATTTTCCAAGATATGCGGATTCATTACCTAGCTCCTCAAAGCTCTACTGTTATCGAACGATTATGACGCGTTGCCATAAGAGCGGATTTCACAAACATGGTTTGTGCGTTAATCATCACGTTACGGGTGAATTCCCGATAGGAAACGGCACGCTTGTTGCCAATTACAGCACAACGCAATTCCGCTCCTTTCCAAGTCTTTACGTCTTTAAAAAACTCCCGCCTTGTCATCTGCTTAGCTCCTTAAAGCCCTAGTGCTGATTTGATTGCTTCATATCTATAGCAAAGACCGGCAAGGCTTGCAATAGAGAAAATCAAAGTTATAAAAATTAAGCAATAGCACATCATTATTTCGGCGTTACGTTTCGCGATGAATTCGAACGCGTCAAGATTGATTTCCTTGACAACGTTTTTCGAATTAATTTGAGAAACGTTATTGCGACGGTTTGTCATGGCTTTATCCCTCATAGCGTGATTGCTATGAGGGATAATATAGCGGCAAGGTATGAAGGAAAGGTTAACGTGCAAGAGTGAAGACAACGGAATCGTTCGCCAGCAATTCTTCCAATGGGCAACGGATTTGATAATCCGCGTAATACCAAAAATCGCCTTCAATTGTTTGCGTCCCATCGTCTTCATAATCCATGCACTCGGCTATGCATGGCGCGTTTGTCAATCCGACGAATGGATTCCCGTCGCCAGCGTCGAAAGGCGTGTAAGAGCCGTTGCAGGAGTAGGATTCGAACAAGTCGCAAAGAATGCTCCAAAATTCCCTTGCGCCTTCCATGGCGTCAATCAATTCTTCGCGGCTATCATTGTCCGAAAGAGTAATATTCAAATCGCCATTGGCGAGTCGAGTGCAAGTTACGTCCATTAGCTTTGCTCCTTAATCGCTGCATCGATGAAAGCTTTTGCTTGATCGATTGCATCAAGCATATCGGCTTGTTCGCAGATGAAAAGAGGCGAATTGCTTTCACCATTGAAGACGGCAAGCCATGGCCTTTGTGGATTAGAGTCAGTCGAAAGGCTTATTTCATAGCCTTTGTAATCAAACTTGACGCAAGCATTGATTGGCTTGGCAGTCGGAATGTGCAGGACTCTCATTGGCCTAACTCCTTTAGGCGTTTCGATTAATGTTGCTCAAACTTGTTTGAACAACATTTCCTTACATTGAACCTATTAAAGATTCAAGTCAAGTCTTTTTATAACTTTCTGCGATTGATCCAGTAGGATCAAAAAACATAACCATCAACCGGATTCCAAGAATATGTAACGGTATAGTCTAATTCACCGTCCCATGCTCTTACTTCACACAAACCGAAACATTGCGTTTCGCGCCGGACTCCTCTTAAAGTCCAACTAATCGTTTCATTGGCAAATGTGTATGCCAAGCCGTTTTTATCAATTCCGAAGATTATATAATATATCATGACAAAAATTCCCGCTTCACAAAGTTTTTCAACTTTGCATTGGAGCGCAACTGTATATCAGTTTCGGGATTCCACCCGTTAGGATTTTCATCTTCGGCTTTGCCGATTTGGACACAACGCGACATTCTATCATCCAAGCCATGATAGAATTTGAACGCGTCAACAATATCAGCGCGCGTTGCGGTTTCGGGCGTCAAGCCGCAAGACGCAAGCGCACTCTTGAGCTTTGCCGCGTCATCGATAGGCAAATAGATATTGCCCCATTCAATGACGAATTTGTTATCCGCGCCGCCTGCATCACTACAAGGGATAACATCAACACAAAGAACATAATCCTCTGCATCGTCTTCTTTCCAGAAATACCCGCCGTAACGCAAGTCAGTATCACCCAAATAATTCCAGCGATGTTTTGTCATGGCCTTAGCTCCTGTTTAATCTTTCCTTACATTGAACCTATTAAAGATTCAAGTCAAGCGCTATTCTTCACTTTCTAGATAAAAATCAAACGATTTCCAGCAAGAACCGGTCGCCTCTTTAGTGTGGCGCGTCTCAGCGTAATATTCAGCGCAACCGCGATAAATATAGCCATTAGGCGTTGCAATCGTTACGTCGTTTGCCATGGCCCATTTCCTGCAATGGAATTCAGGATCAATTGACTCGTTTGGCGCAAGGCGGCGCAACAATTCCTGAGTCCCGCTTTGATTGTGATAGATCGAAATGAACATGGTCTTAGCTCCTAAGCTTCAAACGTTTGCTGCATTCCTCGCAAGTAACGCGTTCAACAAGTAGCGTTCCCTTGGCGTGGAAATTGCCAGTCCTGCAAAGCTTTTCAGGACATGCCAGCCAATCGCTATGGCATTTATAGCCTACATTGGCGCGATATTCTTCATAGGTCATTTCGTAGTGTACTGACGTATCAGGCATGGTTTGCGCTCCTTAAGCGTTAAAGAATCCTGCCCCTATAGGGCAGGAAATTTTAAGGCTTAATATTCATTCCGCTCCGCTATTTTGACGCGGCGTTTTTCCTCCCAATCTTCTAACGCCGCTTCATCTTCATATGTCCATTCCGGTTCTGGAATGTCGAATTCCTGCCAATCGTCCAAACATTCAATGTCGTATTCATCCGACGCCCAATCAATAGCCGCGTCAAACTTCTCCGCATCTAAAGATTGCTGATAAAGAAAATCCAATTCTTCAGGCGACATTGTGCTAGACGCGAAAGCCATGGCCCAAACTCCTTAAGGCGTTGATTGACTGTGACCTAAACATATTCTTACATTCGGGAAACGTCAAGAGGCTTTTTTGAATTTTTTTATTTTACCCGAATCGCGTTCCATCTGCCGTAAACGTATAGCCATTAGCGATTATAGATTCTTCCACTACCTCTTGACTTGTCAAATAATCGTGGTCGCGTTCCAGTTGATTGTAAATCCAGTCCATGAAATCCCGCAACGTTTCGGAGATTGATTCATCGATATCTGATTCAGCCCAATCGCTTTGATTGAAGACGTGAATCGAAGTGCAACGGGAATGATAGTAATGGCCGCTATGTGTCACCTTAGCAGAAAGGCGATAGAACGCCTTACGTTGCGTTTCCTGCAAAGCCCTAGCAATGCGCGGCAATGTTTCATCTTGCGGCGCATAGTCGGCTACGGCCTTAACAGCGCCTTTTGCATATTCGTAACTACCTTCAAAGCAAGCTCCATCGCCTTGCGAGCTAAAGCCTGTAAAATAGATTTTGTCGATTGTGATTCCCATAAGAGCGCCAACGGTTTTGGCGTCTTCATAGACTGCATCAAACCAATCATCATGTAGCGCGCCAGCCTGATAAAACCAATCTCTTGCCCTGTTCTTTGCCGACTCGCTTAATTCATTGTATGTGAAAACCGTTGTCTCGATTGTTTCCGGCATTGCCTTAGCTCCTATGTGAAACGTGCTCCATTGCAGTCAACTTAGATGTAATAAAAAGTATGGTCAAGAGTGAATTTTAATTTTTTATATATTGACTTTATATAAAATGTATGGTACACTTTATTTTTTGTCAAATTTGAGAAATGTTATGAATTTACCTAAGCCTTTACCAAACATTGAAACTTTGTACGACTTGTTAGAATTGAAAGAGGATTTTACTTTATATTGGAAAGTAAGACCTGTAAAATATTTTGCTGGAAACAATCCAGAGTTAGCCGCGAAGCGCTACAATAGCAGAGATGCAGGAAAGCCCGCATTTGATACTATAAGCTCGAAAGGTTATTTGCACGGTCATATATTTAAAGAGCAATACTTAACGCATAGAATTATCTGGAAAATGATTCATGGTTACGATCCTCAATATATTGACCATATAGACGGAAATCCTTTAAACAATCATATAGACAATTTGAGGGATGTAACGTTTAGTGAAAATATGAAAAACCAAAAAATTAAACGAGAAAATCCTAGTAAAGTCATGGGGGTTTCATTAAGGAAAGATTTAATTTCAAAGCCTTGGCGCGCCGTTATTGGTATTGATGGTAAATCTAAAACTATTGGATATTTTTCTTCTAAAGAAGAGGCTATTGCAGCAAGAAAAGCCGCTGAGATTATCAACGGCTTTCATGTCAATCATGGCAGGTAAGGTTATTCGACCTTTGCAATCAAGCCGTCGCGCATCGTGACCTTTGCGAAAAATTCCCTGCCGCCGATATGCGGATTGATTGCCGGTCTATGCGCCACAACGAAAGAGCCATTGGCTTTGAATTCTTCGCCAAACATAGATGTTTCGCGATACTTAAGCGGCTTGCCCGTCGCCTCTTTAAGCTCTTTCTTGCTCTTGTAGCCAGTTACCAAAAGTGTCATGCCGTTTGCTCCTCTTGTTGATGCATACATAATGACATGTAAGGAAACGGAGTCAAGCGGAAATCTTTATAAAAATAATTTTATTTCGTGCTATTTTTCTATTGACTACATGTCAGAATCATCATATTCTAAAAACAATTCAAAGACGCCGCAAAAGCCCGAAGGGCGGGGCCGAGGATGGGAACGGCGAACCTGCCCGCTTCAAAGAACGGAACATAGAGGGAACGAACCATGAACTGAAACAAAACGGGAACAAAGATATAACATTTAGGGAACAAAACTGTAACAAAAAGGGAACGGTGAAACAAATCGTGAACAAACCAAGAACGTGCCAAATGTTCTGGTTTTGTTCCCCTCGATTCATAGAAATTTTTGAAATAATTTTAAATAAAATTGAAACGCTGGCGTGCCAAAAATCGCCGGTTCGCGCCAGAAAAAATGGGACATTGTGATGAGGGAAAAATGGACTCTCGTGATAAAAAAATTACGAGTCTGTGATGAATGAAAAAACCGGCTCTCTCGATCCGCGTGATGCGATAAGGAGGATCGCGTCATGGGAGAGATGAGCCGGTTCTTAGCAGCATTTGGTAAAGAGGTTGAAACCAAATGCTGTTTCTGCGATAAAGATTAAAAATGATGCCACGTTCTAGGTGTATGAAGAGAAAGAGGTTACAAATCCAACATAGCAGGGCTTTAACCTGCGCACCAATTATGATTGAAAGTCTGTTAGGTTCGCCACCGTCAAGCCGCTTGTTGCAGTTCACGGCTTCCTAGAAATTGAACCATCATCATCTCATACGATGCCTCTATGACTCGTTACAATCACTAATGCTGCAAACATTAGTTAGAGGTTCGTTCCAATCATGCCACTTGTGTACTTGACCTAAATGATTCTGTCAAGCGTTAATTTTCGAAACGCGTCTCGCTTCGAATTCAGGATCGTTTACCGTCTCGCCACTGAGCCGAACCGCGACACGACGCACGGTGCAGTGTTCAGCGCCGGGATACTCCTTGAAGAAGTCTCGTGTTGCCTGTTTGATCTCCCGGTACGGCTTAGTTACTCTGATTGCGCCACCAGTAATGCCAAACGCGACATATTTGTTGTAAATCATCTTTTGTTCTCCCATAGATTAGCAAATCCTAAATCGTGATTTTTCTGTGTGACAAGTAGGCCCTTTCCAAATTTTCTGAGGGTCCCTGACCCTGACGAAATTTTTCATGGGTCCCTGCCTCGTCCATGACCTTATGGAACCTACCCCTAGCGAGCGAGCATGCCAGCACGACAAGCTCAGCCAGATCAAGGTCTGCCGTTTTGATGATAGTATTATTATCGCTGTCCCTCACTGAATACATTGGTCAACTCCCCCAAATACTGTTCTTCCAATTAATTGGAGGAACAATGCCACTATGAGTCGTTTTAACATATGTTAGATGTAAGGTAAAGTGAAAATCATAGAAAAAGTCCGGTGGATTACTCTACCGGACCTTGACTTATTATATTGATTAACGCAGCGCCTGAGTGATTCAAGCAACAGACTTCCAAGACTTGCTCAGGTTGATCAGCTGCTTGCCGCGAGCCGTTGCGCCATAGACGATCTTCTTGCGGCCCCGAGTCGCGGCCTTAATAGCTTCCGTGGTAACGCGTTCCTTTTCAGCGATGTAGCCGAGGTCGATCAGTTCCTGTTTAACCGCGTAAGGCACAACATCCTGATTGGTCAGGAGGGCCTTAAGCTGAGCCACGATGCCGGGGTTGGTGCGAAGTTCCTTGCGAGCCATGATGTAATCTCCTTTTCAGTTGGTTGATGGACTTTCTTGTCCGTTTCAATGACCTTAATCTAGTATTCTTTTCTTACTTCGTCAAGCGGTATTTTTAAGTTTTGTAGATTATTTTTCAGTCTTCGAAAACAAATGAGTCCAGTTCCCGCTCATCTATCTCTGCGTAGACAAAGGACTCGTAACGAGTGTGACGATCTTCTTTATAATGCTCCTCGACCTTCCTTAGAGCTTTGACGGCCTTCTCATTGGAGGAGAATACACCATGATTTTTTGTCGTGTCGCAATATTCATTGCGGGTATAATGAGCAGTTACGAGAAATATTTTCATTCTGCATCCTCCCCAATCGGATCACGTGTTTCGCTGCTATGGTGCCAGCCCCTGACACCATCACGTTCACGCCTAACGTAATATGAAGTCTCTCCGAAGCTGGTCTTATGATCGACAACGATGCCGTTCTCAAAATCCTTGGTAAGAGCATTCTTAACGCTCACTGAATCGCCAATCTTTCTCATCAGAACCTCCTGCTTTTGTAGTCCATAATCTTTAATAAATTCACAATAAGCCGAGCGGAGTCCCCTGTCAAGGGGAATTGTAAGGAAAGTGCGAGAATATTACATCGAAACTTGTAAGAAAATAAATTCAATAAAATCAACATACTTAGCATATTAGCTATATGTGAATAGGAAAACATTCAGGTGTCCTTTGTCCTAGGACTGAGGACAGATAATATTTTCTTACAAGATTGATGACATGAAAAAGGCCAGCGGTAGGCTGGCCTAGGTTAAATTTTTAGTGGGTCCCTTAAACGGCAAGAAGTTCGATCACTACCACGTCCCATCCATCGTAAGGCGAGTGGATGAAATGTATAGACGTAACTCTGCCTACTTTATCGGGGATAGAAACTGTTGATCCAATAGGCGGGATCACAGGTGAATGCATTGTGAAATCTTTTTCGGTATGAACGGTATTGTCCCACCATTTGAATTTGATTGTCTGATCCATTTTGTCTCCTTCGTTATTCATATTAGAGAGATGTGAAGTGGGAAGCTCACATTTTTTAAAGTTGATTGTACTGCTGGATGGCTTCATCGAGCGTGGCGAATCCGCCAGTGTAAGAGCCGTGTGTGCCGGTCTGCTCGACACGATACATAAAGTCATTATCGTATGGAGAGAAGATGAGTGTGAGGGTCTTATTATCTTTTTCAGAACCGGCAAGCTGATGCTTCACCAAGTGCATAACGTAATTATTGATGTGAACTGTGTGTGCCATACAAATTCTCCTTTTCGAGTAAGAAATCAATTGTTTAAACTTTATAATTTGAATGTAAGAAAATGTAAAAGCCTTGTCAAGCCCTCGTTGCGCCAATTTTCAATTATTTTTTGATTTAAATTGAAGTTTAATTTTTAAAAAATTCCAAATAATGGAACATATAGCTGGTTGGCTATGGATCGAGCGCTTCAAACCTTCAAAAATTAGGGATTTTTAAAAGATAGCCTAAGAATCGGAGGAAAAAATGCGATTTTGTTTATAAAAATTAAAGCTTAACTTTTAAAAAATTTAAAATCGCGCAGGTAAAATCACATTAAATGTATCTTTGTAATTGGTGAAAGTTTGCACTGAGTGCAAAAATTTAGTGATTGACACGTATATTATAATGACTTAGATTGCAGGAAATAATTGTAAGGAGGTTTTGTCATGCTCGAACGCTCTACTAAATTCATGGAAGAAGCGCTTCAAAAGGCTCAAGACGCTTTAGACACTCTCGTACTTACAGAGACGGTCGAGTTGGTGGAAGATTGGAATAAGCGCTTTCCTCGCTATGAGTTTCAGATTGGTTGTCATGATCTTTGCAGTTTTCGTTACCGAAAAAAGAATGAGGAAAATTGGGAAGAGCTGGATCATTACAGTCCATCAGATTACAAAGGAACACTTCTTAAGGTGGCGCTTGAAGCCAGTAAATTCAGTGACGCGTATTGCGCTCTTGACACACGGTTCTGCGCCTCTAGTTTTGGCTGGATCGGAAAAGAAGGATACGAGGGATGAAAGCCAAAAAGCATTGCGCCGGTAGCTATGAGTATTCAGCTGGTGGCTTCACGGTCTCGGTGTATGAGGTTGAACCTAATCCTGCATACGGTGACACTAAGCCTATGTGGATCGCTAAAGCCGATTGGACCAGCGATATCTATACCGATCCTTTGGACACGAAGAGGCAAGCAGTAGATCAGGCTCGCAAGATGCTGAATGAGAAATTGGGAGGCGTAGTATGAAACTGTTTCATTGGAACACTTGCGAAGCATTGAGCCGAGTCGGTTGGGGCCATATCATTGTCATGGCACATGATTTAGAATTCGCGCGGCTTATTGCGGAAAGGAATTTCGTTCTTTATCTGATGGAGGATGAAAGTGCTCCGCGACATTGGGTAGTTGATCTATACGGCCCTGATGTTGACAAATGGGACGAAGATGATCAGCAGGAATATTTTGATTTGATCAAAAGATTTAAAGCCGATATCGCCAAGGAACCTGTTGACAACAAAATCGCTTTGTTTATACAGGGTAGTGAATGATGCGAATCTTAAAAGAAGTTGAAGGCTCAGCCGGGACACGTTTCGTATCTGAGATAGATTATTTCAAAATCGAATTGGCATCTAATTCGATTTGGTATTTCTTCGAAGGTACGATAATTCAGAATGGCGCAATGTCTCTTGAGCAATTGTGCTATATGAATGGTGTGACGCTGGTCTATCAGGAAACAAAGAATTAAATAAAAATAACTGTTGACAAGGCAATCTAAATCTTCTAAAACTTAATCATCGAAGCAGAGAAATTAAGTTTTAGGAGGTTGACATGGCTACGGATCGTGCTACTTACACCAACACTAAAGGCAGTCACGCTTACGAAGTCTATGTCTACGAGGATAAGCAGTGCCGAGTGACTAAGAATTTCAAAGAGAAAATCTTTGAGGTTCATGCTTCAAATCGTAGCCAAGCCGCACGGCGTGTCGAAAAGGATGGTTACGAGGTTTGCTCAGTTAATATGATTGGTTGAGAGGAGGGTAAAATGTCTTTCAAAATCGTTGCAGGTGCCCATCAAACAGTCATGGAATTTGGTGGTGAGAATTCAACACTGGAAGAAATGATCGAAAAGGCAAAGGGTATCGCGAAGAAATACGAAATCGATGAAGTGCTTGTTCTGGAAACGAAAGAGGTTTTTTCTACAAAAAGAAATAAAAAATCTTCTTGACATTTCAGATAGTTGGTGTTAAGTTAGAATCATCAAAAGAGCGGGCTTGGTGTAATTGCTAGCCACGACAGACTTAAAATCTGTTGACCTTTGTGTCGTACCGGTTGGAGTCCGGTAGCCCGTACCAATTGAGTTATGAAAATACAGCGTCCCTCAGAAGCGTTCGCGCCACGAGGGTTACAAATAGTAAGAGGTACAGAACAGGCCGTTGGCTTGCTTATGAGAAGACTATGGGCTGTGTTTTTATAATTGAATGAAACTGTTTAGGTGGGGAATGCTGGTTATGCTGATGACCTTGTTCCTTCAAGGTCTAATGAGGAAAGAAGTAGTTTCGAAGGCGGTTGCGACTGGCAGAGAAACATAAGGATACTTGGTTCGATTCCCCTCAGTTCCCTTCCTAAATAGTTTGGCTCAACCTGAATTGACAGGTACTGAACCGCTGGAACAGAGGCGCAAAGCCTTGATCGAGCGGAATGGATAAAGTAAATGTAACAAGCCGTTTCGACGGGAGATAACATTGCTTCGATCCAGCCTTTTTTCTTCGGGCGCTTAGCTCAGTTGGTTAGAGCATCTGCCTTTTAAGCAGAGGGTCGAGGGTTCAAGTCCCTCAGCGCCTACCAAGAATTACTCATGCCACGAATTGACGTGGGCTGAGATATGCGAGATTACTTAGCTAGCGCTGGCCAAGTAATTCACCGGTATCTTGCGATGTAGGCTCCGACTCTGAATCGGATGATGCTTGCGGTGAGTACAAAGTTTAGCGCAACGTGAGAGTTGCACTTATATACGTGAGCTAGCTACCACGATATGAGGGATGGGTGAGAGACCGATTGCTAATACGAAATTCTAATAGGTGTAGTCATGATTATCAAACTACTTCAAGAAAATTGGGATAAAATACTACAAATCGGTGTAGAAGCCGAGAAACGGATGGAGGCTCACATGTCTAAAAACTTCATCCTTGAGGGGATTACACGCAAGGGCAAGAACAGGATCAATGAGCACGGCGCGTGCTGGAAATTGGTTGACGTAAGAGATGGAAAGATGCTATTCGAATCCTTGAACACGCCGGGATACCTCAAGTGGGGTCCAGAGCCGGATTTCAAGATCGTGGAGGGAGACTAGCATCATGGGCGAGACCATTCTTATATATGATGAACGTTACGAAAGTGGGCCAAGATTTATTGGCTCTTTCAGGAACGTGCCAGAGGATTGGACCGCGAAAGAAACGCTGGTTCGTTACGGGATAGGCGAGCATCTATGCGTGTATCGCGATACCTTCGTTCCTAAGAATTGTATTCATCACGGAAAAAGATTTAGATCGGATTAATATGAAAGATCAGTTTGGTTATACTCCCAATACGGGAAGCTATCCGCCTTACTTTAATATTACTAAAGTTGACTGCGGTTATCGTGTGACGGTTAGGCGTAAAGCCGAATGGGATGGTGATCTTTGTCTTCCCATGGGTGGTAATATTGTGGAAGAAACCTTCCCTGAAGATTTCATTGATAAACTGAAAGAGTTTGTCAATGGCTAAAAAAGTTGGAAATTATAAAATTCCGTTTGATCGTAACGGGAATCAGCTGCATTATCCTGAGAGTTATTGGAGCGGCAATGGGCGTGTCGAATGTGAGATGCGTGATAATCACGCCTTTGAAGACACGATAGTTTTTGATTCTATGGAGCGGGGTCGCAGTGCTGCTTACTTCTATTTTAAGCGATCCACAGGTGAAAAACTTGTTGTCTTTATGAAAGATTTGTGCGACATGATGCCTCACGTTATTAATGGTACTGTAACAGGTACATTCACTTTCGTTAAGCGTGGCGCTAATTTCGGCACGGCTTTAATTAGTTAAACTATCTACACGTACCGGTCAGGGTTTCTACCCCTTAGTAACCGTAATTGGAGGCGATAACATCAATGGGGGTTCGAGTCCCTCCGTGTAGGCCATTTTTAAGAAGGAGGATTAGCACAATGGTAGTGCCTGCGGCTCATAACCGTTTCTACGTTGGTTCGATTCCAGCATCCTCTACCAAAACTTGTTTTCGCCTTTTATAAGATTCTTTCATAGCCTCAACATGAGCAGGCGACTTTGGTTTACCTTTTAATTTTAAACCACCCTTCCTGCCATTTTCTCTAAGCTCTTCTTTGGTCAAAAACAATGCAGGGCTACGTCCTTTAAGCGGGCCGTGTAACTCTAATCGTTTCTCAGCGCCAGCTTTTGCTGCTTCTGAAGTGAATCCACCTACACCGCCTAAGCGCATATTGTAGGTGAAATTTTTATCGTAATCATTAGTTAATTCAATTTCTTTTAAATAAGCTTCTTCTTTAGAAGAAGTTATGAATAGTATTTCTTTTCTAAAATTATGTTTACCGTGTGCTTTTATTGCTTGTTTAATGGCTACGCCAGAGCCATAATATCCATCGTAAGGATTATTAGTTAGATGCACTCCAATGTAGTATTTGTTATTGATGTTATTAGTTATTTTATAAACAGTGTATACTTTATCCATTTAACGTATCTTTGTTTTTATTATATTTTTAATGGCTTTAGTATATCATATTTAAATTAAAAGTCAAGTTAATAATTAGGGAAGTCTCATGCATGAGAAAGCTGTAGATTTATTCGTTCATGATCTTGGCCATGACAATCAGCTAAGAATCGTTTTTTATAACGAGGACGGTGATAATTTTTGGTACGACATAAAAGCTCATGCCGGTAGGGATGACTACTTTTGGTTCCCTGAATCTCTTGGATATGTTAAATTATACTTCATCGGTGAAGGTTATGGCGTTCCTAAATGGGTTAAGCAAGGGTGCGGATGGCGATGAGTAAGTGCTGTTTTAATTGTCGGTTCTGGTTCCCGGTTGTCGGGTATGCCCTTGGACATTGCCAGCAATCAGGCCTAAAACTCTGGATCGATGGCAATTATAAAATGGTACGTCGTGATGCTTGCACCAGAGGGAATGAATCATGCGGAGAATTTGTGAAATCAGCGCTAAAAAGATTTGACACGGATTATTAATTCGTTTATCTAGGTCAATATTGTAATAAAAAGGAGAAAATTACATGACAGATTTTAGACCATTCGCAAAGGCTATTCGTGCCAATTTCGACACGCTTTCGAAGCAAGAGCTTTACACCGTGAATATTTCAGGTGACGAACTTTGGGATTTCTATCTCGATTCGTTTCCGGCTGGCACAAACGAAGTGTTTCGTCAGCGCCGCGAGTATGATTGCTCGTGCTGCAAGAATTTCATGCGCAACATTGCTAACGTTGTTGCTATCGTTGACAATCAGCTTGTCTCAGTTTGGGATGTTGCTGATGTGGGTCATCCGTTCAATGTGGTTTGCGAAGCTCTTTCCGACAAGGTTAAGGGCCTTGGAATCTCTAACGTCTTCCGTACCAAGGAGAATTCTTTTGGTGCCGAGATGACGCGTGATTTTGAATCCAATATCAATTGGAATCACTTCAACACGAAGATTGCTACAAAGCACATTTGCGCCGAAGTGGCTGAGTTTAAGGGTAAGAAGGCTACGGCGGCTCAGGTCTTCCGTCGGGCGCTGGAAGAGCTTGATAGCGGTGCAGTTGTCACGGTGCAGGATTTGATCAAAGACGATCTTCTGTATCGAGGCACGGAACACAAGGCGGCTGTGGATGCATTCGCCACGGTTCAGCGTGAGTACAACAAGCTCAATTCAGATGAAGCACGTAACATCTTCATTTGGGCCAATATCGATAGCTTTGTTACTGGTTTTCGTAACACGGTAATTGGTACGCTGGTGCAGGACTTGACCGAAGGCAAGGATTTGGAAAAGGCAGTTGGCTCTTTCGAGACAAAGATGGCTGGCGACAATTACAAGCGTTCAAAGACTCTCATCACGCCTAACATGATTAAAGACGCGATGAAGACAATCGAGAAGTTGAACCTTGAAACGGCATTGGAGCGGCGTTTTGCTCGGATCGGTGACGTTACTGTCAACAATGTACTTTGGGTAGATAACTCAGTTGTAGGTAAGATGAAGGGTGGCATTGAGTCACTACTCATGGAAGCTGCTGTGACAAAGAAGCCTAATGTTGATAAGGCGGAAAACATCGGTATCGAGGCATTTATGGCTGACGTGGTGCCGCGCGCTAAGTCGATTGACGTTCTGGTTAAGAATGCTTTTGCCGGTAATTTCATGAGCCTTACCGCTCCGGTTCACGATGATGTTGAGCAACTTTTCAAGTGGAATAACAACTTCGGTTGGAGCTATGACGGAGAAGTTGCTGACTCTGATATCAAGGCAAAGGTGGCTAAGGCTGGCGGTAACGTAACTAACGCTGCACTGCGTATCAGCTTGGCTTGGCATAACTATGATGACTTGGATATCCATGTTATTGAACCAGATAAGACTCATATCTACTTCGGCAATCCTAGAGGTAAGCTTGATGTTGATATGAATGCTTTTGGAGCGCGCTCACGTGAGCCGGTAGAGAACATCAGCTATACCAAATCTAATCTTGTAGATGGTGTCTATATTGTCAAGGTCAATCAATATACCAGACGTGAAAACATTGATTATGGTTTCGAACTTGAAGTGGAAAACAATGGTTCGGTTCATAATTTCAGCTATCCGAAGGCTGTTGCTGGAACGATTGGCGCGCTGAAGATCACGGTCAAGAATGGTATTGTTGCTGCTATCGTTACCGGCGAAGGTGTTAGTGGTGGTATGATGCCGCAGGATAAATGGGGCATCAAGACTGAAACTTTCGTTCCTGTTAACACAATCATTCTCAGCCCTAACTATTGGGATGATAATGCAACAGGTAACAAGCATTGGTTCTTTATTCTGAAGGACTGCTTGAATCCAGAACCGACTCGTGGTATTTATAACGAATTCCTCAAGTCGGGACTTGAACAGCATCGGAAGGTTTTCGAAGTGCTTGGATCAAAGACTAAGTGCGAGCCTACCGATGATCAGCTGAGCGGAATTGGTTTCAGTTCCACGAAGCGTACCGAACTACCTGTTTTGGTCAAGACCGCAACGGGCCAGAAACTTTACAACATCAACTTTTAACACACGTTTTCAACTCAGATTGAAAATCACAAAGGAGAAAACATATGACTGACATTAACATTTTTGAATTCGCAACACGTGAAAAACTTCGTTTCGAGTCCTCAATTGGCTCGCTCACGGTGGAACAGCTTTGGGACCTACCACCTACTTCGATTGGTTCCAAGGCTAACCTGAATACCATTGGTATCCAGTTCGTCAAGGCTCTGAAGTCTGTCAATGAGGAATCGCTGGTCAATCCGGCTCCTACCGATGCTCAGAAGGTGTTTCAGATTCAGCTTGATATCGTGAAGCACATCATTGCTGTGAAGCAGGAAGAAGCAGCGATGAAGAAGGAAGAGGATGAGAAGAAGGTCAGGAAGGCTAAGTTGCAGGAAGCCTTGGCTCGCAAGGAAGATTCTGCGCTGGAAGAGCTTACGCCAGCTGAACTTAAGAAGATGATCGCAGAGCTTTGATTACCAATTCAGAGATAGCGGTTTACATGATTTCCGGGGGCGCTGTAGCCCTCGGATTTCTTGTTTGTGTGGCTTATGAGATTGACAGGATGAGGAGGGCCGAGTGCCAGACAATTGCGAAAAAACATTCTTCCGATCTAGTATCTCATAGTGAGGTACTACCGCTTGAGGCGGATAGCACTGGAAGGATTAATATAATGCAAGAAGATAACTCACTGGTTTACGACAACGTTTGGGAATCATTATTCGGTCGAGGTTCGGAGAAGGCCAAAGATTGGAAAGACTTGTCGCAGTTAGTAATGAAGTACGATCAGGAGGTACAACTATTCTTCGGAACACCAGAAGAATTGAGATACCTGAAAGAACTGAAATTGCAAGAGTTAGAGCGCCAAGGCGTTGAAGTTATCAGAGATTGAATCAAAAAGACCTTCAGGATTTGGTTTCTGAAGGTCTTTTCTTTTGTAAAGCTTTTTAGATTTGATGATCTTGCGCCTGAATTGGTTAAGTTCCAATTCTCTCGCCATCGGGTTGCGTCGAGGCGGGGCTTTCTGCTGCTGCTGCGGCTTGCTCACGTTTTTCCCTTTCTATACGTTTGCGTTCCATTTCTTCTTGGATTGCTTTCTCTACCATAGTTCTTTTAGCATCGCTAGAGGGTGTAGAGCCGGAACCGTGAAGTTTTTTAGTTCCTAATTTTCTCTGTCTTCCTCTGGCCCATTCTAAATATTGGCTGGTGCTATCGACCATATCGTCATTCTTGCCATACGGGAATGCCATTAGCTCGCGCTCGTATTCGGCTAGCCAATTGGCGGATTCCGGTAGGTAAACCAAACCGGCTTCGATGGTAGGGGCTACGGCATCAAATCTAAATTCTTTAGAATTATTATTTGTGCTGATAGCAATGATCGGAACTGATGTTTTGCCTTGGCGTGTTTGGATATACTGAGTGCCAGAGCCTTTATCTTCGATCAGAATGCATGACACGTTCCAGCGCTGCGCCGTCTCATCAATGAGTTTGCACATTTCTGGAAATTCAACTTTATCTCTAACGCAATCTAAGAGATAATGCAAGCCAAATTCAGTCTCTAACCAAACTGTACAAACTGTGTAGTCGTGACGCTCTTGCGCTTTCTGCGCCGTATCGACAGACATAACAATTCTGCGGATTTTAATCTCAGGGTTTTTCCTTACATCGCCTTTATAGCGATTGAACCAAGATGACTTTAAGAGAACGCCTTCAGCATCTACGGGTACGCCCTGCATCATTGAGCCCCACATGGCTCCTGTGAGCGTTGCTCTCTTATTTAGGTAATCCTGATGGTAAAAGTCCCAAAGAGGCATGTCGGGCTCTGTGCGGCCCATAGGATCGTCTTCATCACCTAACTCAGATAGAGCTTTGAGGTTGATGATTTCATAAGGGATAATATTTCCTTTTTTACCTTCAGTCTCAAGTCTGCCGATCATGTCATCAGAATTATATCGAGTGTTGACCAGAACGATAGGAGCGCGGGGCAAGAGTCGGGTCTGAAAGTCAGATAGGAACCATGAATAGGCGTCATCTCTGACTTTAGGATTCTGAGCTTCTAAGTAGCTTGCATACAAGTCATCGATGCAGCCAATGTTCGCTCTGATACCCATGATACCAGCGCCAACGCCTTTAGCGACATATTCAGATTTGTTCGTCAGCGCCCATCTGTCACCGGCTCGCATGTCGGCTTGAAGTGCTACATCTCCGAACACGTCTTTGAATGCGTCACCATTGACATAGGCTTTGGTTTTCTTGCCAAGTTCGTTTGTAGCGAACGCGGCGGCATAGCTGGCCTGAAGCCATTTAGTCTTTCTTCGACCCATGCACCATACAGCAAAGCGACGGGAAGAGTATTCGCTCTTACCGCCGCCAGCCGGGACGCTTAACGCTAGGCGAGGAATGTCGCCACATTCTACAAGCTGAAGTTTCTCACACATGAAATGGTGGTGAGGCGCGGGTGGCTCATCCATGTTGAGATATTCAGCGAAGCATGAATAACTATCAAATGCTGAACTTCTAAGCTTTTCCTTGTATTCGTTCTCGTAGTGTTCTAAATATTGTTGAACAGCTGCAAATTGATTTTCAGGATTAGCTGTCTTCGTCAGGCTCACGATTGCTGATGACAAGTGTGTCGAGATCGGGGATTTCAATCGCAAATGGTCTTGAAGAGCCTCCTCCATCTTGCGAAGATTCGTTATTGATGACCTGTATATTAATCGGTCGTTCCATGTTAAGTTTATCATTTGAAAGCAGCATCTTATTGTTATTATTATTTTGCGGCGGTTCGCGGCTGACTCTATTGAGTTCTGCCATGTCCTTGAGAATTATTGCTCCATTCTTCAAGTCATCTAATGAGATGGCTTTATTTAATAGTTTAACATACTCTCGATTGATCCAATCTAGATCAATTTCTTCGTGGTCTACTTTACGTAGCGGTAGGGGTGGAGCGACTGAAAGCATATCTTTTTCAGCTGCTTTAAGTTTTAATTCTTCAATTCTTGCTGCGACTTCGGGGGTGCTGGCTAGTTTTGATGCATTAGCGGCAGCTGTAGTGTTCTTGCAAGTAAAACCTGCTTCTTTATATGCCGCTATTTGAGTATAACCGTTTGCAACGTAGTTAGCAAACTTCTCTCGTCTTTCTGAGGATAGTCTAGCCATTTGTTATATACTTAACCAGATCGTTTGTTACTAAGTAGCTGCTGTAGATATTCATGCAATCTAGGAGGCAGCGGTATAGTTCTACTACTTTAAATGTTTGATCATCCAAATTCTTGATCAGTTCTGGATGTCTTACATGGTATGAAACTAGTAATTGATGAGCTTCGTTGTGTTCATTCCAAGCTACTGCGGCATCAGCTACCATTTCTTTCAATTTAGCATGATGCTCTTTAGGAAATACTGTAACATCGTAAATATACATTATTCTGATAACTCGCCTACTAGAGTGAAGGGCTTTTCGATCCTGTAACCCATGGCGCACATGCCATAGAGAGCGATCAAACAGGCTTCGGCTCTGCCATCATCCATTTTACGCTTCCAAGCCGTGGCGCATTTTGGAAAATACTGTGAGGCTCGATAGCGTGCCGCGTCTTTGTCAGCCGGTATTTTAAGATTGGCTTTCCAAACGGCGGGGCGGACCTGAGAGACAGGAATTTGTAATCCGCCGCATGCGCCTAGGATAGTACCAAATGCTCTACCAAAGGTAAAAGATGAGACTACACCTTCACCGGGACGAGCATTTACTTCTTCAATGTAAAGATGTATGACGCGTTCATCAGCTAGAATATTACCAATACCGACGTGATCCATAATCGTTTTAGACTTAGCTCCCGGCTTGATCGTAAACGTCGGCATGTCAAAAATCTCAAGAGTGTGTTCGATAGGATCAAGCTTAGCGAATGCACCTTTTGCGCCGGGATCAGCGCCTACAATTATTCCTGCCATATCTCGTCAACTTCTTTCTGACCACGCAATTGAGCTTCAATGGCGTCTTCAATATTCTTCTCATAACTGTAATGAGTGAATTTATCTTTTAATCTTACTTTAACCATGTACAAGTTACGTGGTTTGTGATAGTAGACGCCTAGAACAGGAGTCTCTTTAACATCATCTTTACTATTTGTTTCAGCTGCGGCTTGCGTAGCGCTGGCATAAAGATTATATTGTTTGAGTTGGTCTCTGGCCCACTTCTCAGCGGAGAGCTTTTTCTTGAAGCTACTGCCGCGATAGAAATAGGGGTGATGCCATACCTTGACTTGGTAGACGCCATCGGTATAAGGCTTGATCAGATAATTACCGAGTTGTGGCTGTAATGAAGACTTGAGGACTAGATTGTCCTTGTGCGTGTTCATTAGGTTTCCATCTACGGCAGCTATAGGTTCTTTAGGCCAATCACCATAAATCAACAGCCAAGCAATATTCTGAACTTCCATAAGTTCTTTTTGGAATTGGCAAACGTATCTGCTGTTGTAATGCATGTTGACACGCTTCGTCACCCTCCATGAATCTCGGAAGAGGCGATAGACGCGGCCAGTATCTTCATCATACTTAAACTTTTGCTTAAGTAGCTTTTTATCAACCTTCGGATAAAGGTTTAGATACTGATCGACTTCTCTTTTTATTTTCTTTGCTGCCATTGGCTAAAATTAATTTTTCTAAATATTCAACTTTTAGGAAAAGAGTTTCGACACACTGCTTGAGTGTATCGAGATTGTTTCTATCGATGCGAATTTTATTTTCTAAATTTTCAATTTCTTCGTCGTAGTTCATTTAGGCCAATCCACATGGGATTCTTTGAAGGAATAATTGCCATCATCATAAACGGGACCATCCGTGGTGCGGACCAAGCAATAAGCAGGGTCGCTATCCAAATGATCTTCCCAATATGAAATGGCTTCGTGTTTAACCGTGAATGCACCATAAGTTATGAGGCCATGTTCACGACGGCGAATCATATAAATATAAGACGACCTAGCCATCAGTTGTAGTTCCTATAGCCATTGGTGTAAGGCTCGAAAAGGTCATCGATCTTGTTTAGTAGTTCGTCGGTCCACACATCACTGGTTGGCACTAAAGCCATTTGATTCTCAGCAATGGTCCACTCAAAACGCTGAGCCCCGATAGCCTGATCAACCAATTCCATGACGCCGTTAATAATTTTATCTCTATCTTCATAATGCAAAAGTTTGGAGTATAGTTTTTCTTTATCTCGATAATGCTCGTTTAATATCTTAGCACGTTCAGTCTTTTGTTCATCTTCTAATTCACTAATTCTTTTATTAGCTTTCACTACGTCACTATTTAATTCATTTATTATTTTGTAAAGCTGATCGTTTTCACTTCTTAATGCAAAGTTTACACTATTTAGTTGTTCTATTTCCCTAATTAATTCGTTTTGATACTTCAATACGTCTCGTTTTTCGTTCTCACTTAGCCAGTTCATACTTTCTACTTCCTACTTTGCCGATCCAATTATCTCGGAAACACTAATGGTCTCAACGAGTTAAGGAGTTTGGATCAGGATTATTGCCGATGTTACTTGCCGATCTTTTATACTTCATAAAATTCCGTAAAATAATTCATCATTTCGCGTTCACGTTCTTTACTTTTTAGGTTAAGCCATGCCATAATTCTTAGTTCGAGATTTGATAGGTCTAAGTTTAAAATTTCTATTTCGCTAGTTAATCTTTTTCTTGGGTATAGTTCTTGCATTTCTGGTTCTAAGTTCGTAATTCGGCCAGTTATAGTTCCAATTTCTTCGTTCATACTTCTAATCCCTGATCCACACCGACTGTTCGGAGACCGCCGCATCACTTAGATGGACGAGATTTTTAAGTGCATACTTCATAATTTAAAGGCCATGATATCATAGCTTTTTTCATTTGTCAAGTTTTTTATTGATTTCGTCCAAAATATGTGCGTGGTGTTCTACTTCAGCCTTGATTATTTGGATTTGGCTTGCCAGAGAGCATACCAAGGCCCAAGTGGCGAAAAGAAAAATCATTGAAAGGTATTTAAACATTTTAATCCTTAGATTTTGATATGTATGGATCGCAGATATAATCTAGATCGACGCCGATGGTTTTGTTATTATCTCTGGCGTAACCTTCAGCGAAATCCAAGCACTCTGTCATGGTTTCGAATTGAGACAGGGAAGCGGAGTGGTGAGGATCGATCTGACCATTAACGAGCCAAATGAGGGTGAGATAAACTATCACTGAAAATCTCCTTTCTGTATTCAGGAATACCATCAGTACATCCGGTGAGGATCAATGCAGCGCTGGTAAGTAAAACAACAATCTTCAATTCAAAATCCTCCACTAAATTCCCATTCGGCACGCTTATAAGCCGCTACCATAAACAGATTAACCAATCTGCAAGCCTCTGCAAATTTGTCCTGATCACTGCCACACACTTTGATCAGTAAAGTTGTTACGGCGGGACAATTAGGAATAGACGCTTCAGGGTCTTGCACTGAGAAGAAAAGAGACTCCACTCTTGGGTCACATTCTAATTCGCTCACTTAAACCTCCTAAAGCGTTATAGCCTTCGTTTTCCATTCCGTGATATCGTCTTCTAATTTACTTACTTCGTGGCGAAGGTCAAGCAGTTTCTTTTCCTTACGTAGAACCACGCCAGCCAGATATCGCTTGGCTTCGGTAATAGTAGATAAGGTGCATTCCTCCATCACGGTATGGAGACTTACTGGAGTCTTCAGTAGATTATCAAAGCCTAAAATAGTAACTTTGATCACACCTCTGCCACCCTGATCTATGGACGAAGCAATATTCACGATCTTACCGTAAATATCCCATCCACCCATGTAGCGCTCCGCGACCCAATGGACATAAACACCTTCGACAATTTCTTCCTGCGTCATAGTCATTTATCTTTTCCCTCTTTAAATTCTTCCATGGACTTCACAACCTGCGTCATGGCATGGTGCCAACCAATTCCGATACCTTGTTTGAACACCCTTTCGCCCGCGACCAACATGGCATAAAGGCTCTCAGCCGTCACCTCTGTCATAACGCCATGAACCGCTTCTCGGATCACCATGTCTTGCCAAGGCTCTTTCCTCTTATGCTTGCCGTTCATGGCACGTGCCTCCTTAAGTGATTCTGATTTTTCTAAGTTGGCCGAGTTATACCAGATGTCATAAAATAATGCAAGCCGTTTGTAACCCCCTACGGGGGAGAAATTAGGCTGGTGGATTTTAGGCTGGCAGACATTAGATATTGGTTGATGTTAAATGTCCTTGACATCAAAGTTCTCGATGGGAGAAATTAGGCTGGTGGATTTTAGATATTGGTTGATAGGCCTTTTGATACTGCTGACGTGACGCGGTTTCTGGCTCGCTCGGTTTTTGGGGACAGACGTATCGAAACCCCTGTTCCGTAAATAGAATTCAGATTTAATATTTTCAAAAAAGCTTAAAAATACCTTCGAAAACTCTTAGCAAATCGTTACTGTTTACTCCTATCTATTCTATATTAGTTAATAAAATCAATAATATAATAAAATATCCCTCTCTCAAATTCCATATAACTGTTAAAAAGTCCAAAAAATCGTCTCTCAGCTTTTCAGAAATCGTAACAAATCCTAATCATCATTTTAACATATAACTGGAATTAGAGCGGAGGTTTAAAAATTAAGCCATTGAAATCTTTCACTAATTTAAAATAGATAGGAGTAAACAACAACAGTTTCCTAAGAAGTTTTGAAGGTCGAAAAAACCCCTCTAACGTAAACTCTAGGACTTGACAAAACGATTTCGTTATGCTATAATCCGTTTTTAAGTCGTCAAATAAGAGTAAATATTAGTGACCAATATTAAACACGAATTACAATGTAAAGCGCCGGATTGCGGTAAAACATTCCTCGCCTCCAAGGCCGAGAAACAAACTTGTAGCCCTAAATGTCACATGAGATTGAAGCGGTACAGGTTCCGTCCCGCGTCTCAGAAAAAGTGTCTCCTTCCAAATTGTGAAGAGATTATCACTTATTCTACCAAAGTGGTACAGGGTAGGCCTAAATTATTTTGCTGCGCCGATCATGCCAATCGTCACAATTATAACGAAAAGTATGGCATGACCGACACGGAGCGCAACGCTACCTGTCTCAATCCGTTATGCGACACTCCCAACTTCATCAAGCATCACGGTAGGCAAATTTATTGCGGCCCGAACTGCGCCGCCGAACATAGAAGAATTAAAAATCTGCCTATTGCCGAAGATGCGGCTAAAACAATTAATCATAATAAGATGTGCAATTATTGCGGAGACGAGTTTGGCGCTAGCCGCGCCACGGCCCAATTTTGTTCCACCAGTTGCCGCGTCATGTTTAACAAACAAGATAGAATGGCTGAGTGGGTCCACAAACATGTCACCTATGATGAAGAGTCTTATTTCGAAGACGTGCTTGATGGTGAAATTTTTATCGAGTGCGAATTCAACGATGTTGACTTTTCCGGCAAGAGCATGACTAAGGCAAAATTTATTCGCTGCGTCATCAATAATTGCGACTTCAACAAAACGTATTTTGATGGTGTCGAACTGGTCGATACTGACTTCGAAGGCCGTAACACCTTTGACGGCGCGATGATCAGGTTCACAAAGTTCCCCGCCCTAGTGACAGAAGTCCTTGACCTTCGGCTCGCTATTGTGTCTAAGATGCTGCGCCGAGAAGTTCTGGCCATGCATTGCGAAAAATTAGAGAAGAGAAGAATTAGCTATTATGAATGAAGACAGATATCAAGTCCTGTGTGGCAATGAGTACCTTAAGACGAGTCAAGTCGTCATCCCGTTCAATATAACGAGCCGTGGCGCGTACATCGATGATTGCGATATCATTGTCACGATGCGGCACTTGCGCCTCCTGAGCCCCGGAGATGATCTTTATTCCGTTAAACAGTGTTTGTCTCACTTCTATGCCAAGTGGGACATTGCCCCTCTCCTATCTGATAGTAAGAAATATATCACCTATGACGGTGAAGATTTGACCCGGATGAAAAAGACCGACAAAAAATACCGAGATACAATTTATAATAATTGTAATCTAAACGACGTTTCGTTCCACGGCAGCACTCTTCAAGACGTGATTTTTCTCAATTGTGACATAGACATTCTCGATCTAAGACATACCAATCTTGTCAATGTCTCATTCCTCCACTGCGACAAGACTTACGCCTTAAAGCTGGATCATGCAAGATTTAAAAACGTCATATTTAAAAAGACTAGCATACCAAAAGATTTAACTAATTTGGTAAAGAAGTCTGACGGTGATTATTTTGTGTTTAACAGTGCCGCTTAAGATTCTACTTTAAACACCCCGGCCAGCCGTTTAACGAGATACATGTCAGGCGTGCCATCTCTGCCCCGGTCCCAACGTTCTTCAACGCCTACCTCGATACTATCGAACGTGAAGCGCTCCCCACCGTGAAGCAAGACAATTGTCATCAAAGCAATAATTTCAGTCCTGTCTAGATAATCATTATATGTTATTAGTTTAATTTTTTCACCCCGATCAATGATGCAGCCCGTAACGTAAAGCTCCATGTCGAGCAACTTAGAGCCGATATAGAGGACTCTCTTATCTTCCTCTACCTCATTCAAATCTATGATGATCATTGAGGAATCTCCTCCATCCGTGGTAGTTGAGACAGAATTTTATCCGTTTCGATCCATCTCTCTGCAAATTCCTTGGTCGCGAAATAGAGCGGAGTATTGTCATAATTCATGACCTGTTTCCAGAACAGGAATTTCCGCTTCATAACAAAGATATTACCGTACATCGTTCTGCAAATTTTATATCGATTCAGCATGAATATTCCTCCCTTTGTAACACGTAGGTCCGCGCCGCATCGAAGTTTTTGAACCGCCGCGCCATCTCCGTTCCGTAACGATCCTGCTCCATCACCACGGCCCAAAACAACCATAGCACACGCTCCATTACTATGAAAGTACCCGACTTTTTACCGCGAATTATTTTGAACATCTTTAACGACTCCTGTTGTTGTTCTTGCTAGCAAGAGCACTAACGTTGCATCTCATTACCCGGATCAATTACGGCACGGTCCCACGCGTCATACGCAGCGTCTCAGTCCTCCTCGGCCCAACCCTCCCACGTGTCCCATTCCGCCGAGGCGCGATACACGTTGAGGATTTCCTGCAACGTCAACCCTTCCCAAAGGTCTGTGCTCTGGCAGTTGCACCAGTTATTCAGCATTTCAATTTCATCCATCGTCATATCCATGACGTGAACCGCTTTGACGGCGCAGTGTTCCAGAGCTTTGTCACTCACCTCGATCATCTTCATCCCGGCAAAGATTTTTGCACGTGCCTTTTCCACCGTCCATTCATCTACGGGCCAGCGATCCTTAGAAGTCTCAAAGATCGTAACGAGTTCTGCAACAGTGTGTTTCATGGCGTTGGTGCTCCTTCATCAATGTTTCGTTAGACATATTCTTACATCCGACTCGAAATGAAGTCAAGCGGAAATCAGCTAAATAACCTTATCACTGCATCTTTCCACGCCTCGAAATGCTTTTCAAGATCGGCTAGTGGCTCAGTTGAATCATAGATATCAACACTGGCGACATGATCCGCAAAGATGTGAATCCTATATCCAGTCCCTGCTTCATTGATATTCGACATGAAATAAAAATTTGCGTGTCGTTTCAGGTTAGCAAAATAGTGCGTGGCATAGAAAGTTTGGACCGACTGATTAAGCATATCACTTCTCCTTACCATTCAAAATAAACATCAGTCTTTAGCACTAAGCTAGGCGCATCGATGTTTTTAAATCCTCGCTTCATAAGCTCTGACACGATATTGTGTCTAAAACTGTCATCGTGATAGATTCTCATATAAGCACCATTGCCTTGGCGAAAGTTCTTGACCGCGTAAGCGATTCGCTCATCAAGATCGTCGTCATTACCCTTGCGGGCCATATCAGCTGTGAACATCAAACTTCCTCCTTCGCCGGTACAGAATCAGCAAGATATTCGTTCCACCAAATAGGCTTGTGATAACCAGCTAGTGAGACACGTGAAAGATCAACGTTACGCGTCACGTCGCCTCGGTTCGTGCCAGTGACGCGGCCAAAGTCCCTAGTTGTATAGCGATTCACGCCCTGCTCGTCTTCCATCGACTCATACGTCGTGCCTTCGTGATGCACCTTGACGAAAGTGACGCGCTCACCATTGAGTAGAGGAATATTCATCATCCCGACATGGAACGGCGAAGGCCTGAGATAGATTTCGAGAAAATTGATAAGCTTCTTTCTCGCCTCTAGCGCGGCCCAATGACTCGCATCAAATTTATCCAGCATCTTACCCAAATCATGTGCAAGTTCGCCATATCGCGCCTTCTGTTCCGTAACAGTGAGAAATGTCATTTTAATTCTCCTTTAAAATTTAAATAACTTTGACCGTAGGTTCAGCAGTTTCGACCCGATAAGATTCGACTCTGACATGAACCTCTTGAGAAACGTTGAACAGGTCGAACATGAAATACCCCGCCATACTTAGCTGCTTAACGACGCGAACCGCTTCTTCCTTCGCCATGGCTTCAGTTTTTTCGAAGATGGCGTGAGCGATGCGAGGCGTAACAGAACTGCCGGAAGCGAGTAGGACGAATTCGATGTTCATTGTGATCTCCTTTGTTGATAAATATATTCTTACATCAGAATCGCAACAAGGTCAATAACTTCCTCAAATTAAATTTGAAAAGTTAATATCCATACCTGTCACGAATAGCTTTGGCCCGTCTTGATAGTTCCCGCTTGTCCAAATCAGCCTCACCGAACCATAACGAAATACAAGACAAATACATGTCCTCGGCATTCTCTTTCGTAGGTTTTTCCATCAAATCTCGAACCTGACCATCAATCTCGACCCAATCATCTAGTTCGCAGATAGTTTCGAGATATTCAAAATCACGTCTAGCCCTACCATATGCCATTACAGCACCTCCACCATCAACATATCAATCACTTTAACAGCGTGTCATAAATTTCTTTATGACCAGCTAGAAAGCCACCGATGTAACACGCTCTATATCGTCCAAAAATGACAGCAGCATCTTCTGGCCCGCAACACAACTCAAGCTGTTTCAACATGTCACGACCTAACAAGGCATTCATTTTGGGAACAAACACTTCGTCAAATTCTTTACCGATCTCGTCAACTGTTTTCATGCCGGTTCCCCTTCTCCACGTTACAGGTGAAGCACATGGTTTGATAATTATTGGGATGATTAGCCCCGCCCTTAGACTTAGGAACGATATGATCCTTCGTGATCATTACTTCCTCGCCGTCCAAATTCTTGCCGTAAAGATTAAAGTGAAACCCTTGCGACATAGGAGTGATACTCCCATCTGGTCGAAGCTTTACGGTGCGCTCCATGGCGTAATAAAGACCCACTGTTCCGCACGTGACACAACACCGATTCTTGGCAAAAAGCTTATATCTGTCACTGCCGGTTTTCACCAATTCTCCATCCAACACAACCTTTTTATCAGGATTGTCATAGTCGATCAACGATGTGATATGTTCAACACTATATGTGCCACGCCGCTCATACATTCTCATGTACCTTCTTATTATTTAAAAGCTTAGAAAACATCTCGCCGCGAATTTCATCAAGCGGTTTGAAATATTTATAGCTATAGCCAGATTTAATGCCGCCGATATAAATACCTACTTCATCAAAAGTTAGAAATATTTCTTTCTTATTTTGAGGCTCCACACCATATCTTATTGAAGTTATGGTATAAATTTTATTCACAACTGGTGTCCTATCATTAACCATTTCAAATTCTTTGACACAAACCACCTTCTGCCCCATAACGAATTTGCATTCCATTACCAATTAACCCCTTCTACTTCATCTCTGACCCATGCCTTGACATAAGCACTACAATTTTGGAGCGCGCATTCATCGAACGCTGTTGCGGCGTCATCAGTTCTGAGACACGGATAAGGACCAGAAACGCCTATATCGCTCATCCTGTCGGTGATTTCGACATAGACGGTATAGCGTCTTACGTGCTTCTCACCTATTTTTAGCATCTGCATCCCCTACAATATTTAGAATTTTATCCGTCGCCACTTTCAATTCTGCCATGGCCCGCCTCAATCGCTCATTCCGCCACGCCTGACCCCTTGCGCTCCATATCATTGTCTTGATAATGTTGTCATCATTTTCCTTGATACGCTTCGCATAAGAAGTGGCAATGCCCTTATCGGCCCACGACCCGACATACACAATACCATTATCTAGTGTGACTTTTTCAACGATATAGGACATGTAGAACCTCCTCTAAATCATTATCTCAAGATGATTCAATGTGCCACGAAATGATTTAGGCGTCAATTACAGAATCACCTATCTCCCCGAATCATCTTGAGATAATGCTTTATCTGTTTAATAACATCTTCAGCCGTGACTTCTTCCTTATCGATATAGGTATCGATTTCTTTAAAGATGTTAGCCGTTTTCTGCTTAGTGAAGCCGATATGGCTGACCCATTCCTCCGCGTCGAAAGGAAGATTGACAAAGAGAGGGCTTAAGCCGCGAAGCGCGGTCCAAATGTTATGTCTCAGCATTCTGTCAGCTTCGGCCCGCTTGTCACTCTCTTCCAGCATCTTCCCGGCCCGCCACTGCGTGTCGTCATCTGAATTGAGGAGCTTATCAATGAAATCTCTATTATTAGCCATCTTCATTCTTCTCCTGTTACAGGGTTAAGCAGCATGGAAAGAATGGCACCGGTATTGGCCTGAGTTTCGCGAAGCTGCTCCGATTGCGACTCACTAAAACTGTCTCTGACACGACATGCCGCTGTCACGATTTCGTCACAGATATTATACAGCCGGTCCGCAACCTTGTCATTGCCTGTGACATGAAAGGAGTGAGCCAAGCGTTCCAAACGACGTACCACGTCATTCATATGACTGACATTGTCAAACACGGCGTCGAGATGTTTTTTAGATGCGGTCATTGTTTAAATCTCCTTAAGTGAAAGCGGCGTCGTTTGATGGTCTTTTATTACATCTCGGTATAAATTATGTCAACTAAATTAATTTCAATGACGTGAATAAAGCCAATTTCATGCGTCACAGTCTCAACCGTACCCATAATCCTTTCAATTTTTACCCGATCCCCCTGACGGGGTAGAACCGCGACCCGCGCATCAATGAACCTGCCGATATCTTCTCTGTCAACGAAGGTAAACATCACGTCAATCATTATATTCCCCTTTCTGATTCGTAATCACTATTCTACCTACGAACCGTTTCGATAGTTTCAGAACTGGCGCACCACGACCCACCACAAGTCCTCAGTATGTCGATCAGGTTCTCCCTAGTCATATCGACCGTGACGCACCTATCAATGGCAACTTCATCGAGCCAGTCCACTTCTTTCAAAGTATTACGGGCCATGACACGTGCCTCACGCAGCGTAGCGGCATAATCAGTTCCGTCAGCCGTTTCGATGGTGTAAATCGTAAAACCCTTAGCCATGACAATCTCCCCTTAAGTGAGTTTGAAAACATTATGACTTTTTATTACATCTGGTTCGAATCAATGTCAAGCCTTAGTCACGATACCTACGACGAATTGTCCGATACAAACCATGGATAAAAGGATCGGCTTGGAAATTAACATCGCGCCAATCCACATAGGTCCTGCCATACTGCCTCACCAGCACGCCATCGGCAAATATGTAGGAACAGTCGCTCACGATTGCTGCTCGCTCCCTACGTGGCCGCTTGTTGTGATATGGCTCGTTGTGAGGATTTGCGAGTCTATCTGCCTCACACTCATAATCAACCGTCTCTTTCGAAATAACCGCTTTCAGTGCCCATTCATTCCTGAGTCGTTCAAAGTCGTGTTCAATCATATCAATTCTCCTATTTATGATAAGACTATTAAAAATACAGAGAAAGATTCTGCCTCGCCGAGATCAATCGGTCAACCTCTTCCATACTGAGCCGAACAATGATGACCTTGTTCGAACGCGCATTTTCATCTTCATTAGGAATAGGAATAGTGATGCTGAAATGCTTGTTCTGAAGCAGTCCCGGCACGGCATAGTCACATATCCCGAAACTCGGATCGCCTAGGGCGAGCATTTTCTTCGATCCAGTCTTATAAATTACTGCCATGACTTCCTCCTATTAACCTAGATGGCGATAGAACTGAGCCGTATCACCAGATGCATCAGTCATTATAGCGATACCGCTGACGCGGTAGTACGTCCGAACGTCATCGATATGACTCCTGACATAATACAGCCCGTCATACTCAATGAAGCCAGCTGATTCAAACGCCATGCCTGACATAGTTATTTTCTTAACCGAGCCGTCGCGTTCCGTGAGTGAGACTTGAACATCAGTCATATCTTAGCCCCTCTCCCTCGCGCCGTTATAAAGAATCGTAGCCTCAAACAGGGTGTAAATCAACCCGGTATGCACCACGACATTATTATAGAGCACTTGATAAGTGATAACAATGTTATGGTGATCCACGTACATCCTGAGACGTTTGACATTGCCCAAATTATCCTCAAACGTTGCAATATCCTCAAAATGACTATCAAAGTCCGCCACAACGATAAATGTTTTATTGATTGGCACCGGTTCAAACTCCTCTAATATTTCCTTACAACAACGTTAGGAAAGTTCGACTCCATTGTCAATCAATAAAACGCTGGACTGATTGAAATCTCGACAAAGTCTGCCAGTTCTGAATTGTATAACGAGACTACCGTGCCATTTTTTAGCACCGCGACAGGCTCAGAGCCGACCGTTCCCGGCTCAACGTAATTCGTTTTGATACCCGCAACCCTTAATGTCATGTTATAATCGAACGGGCTGCGCCAATAAAACGAAGGAAGGTCTTTCCGCTTCACCCTTGCCCTGAAAAGTTCAATCTCTGGATCGGTCATTGTTAATCTCCCTCTTCCGTTTCGCGGATTGCAACTTTATAATTGCCCCGATCAGCCTGACATTCTCATTCAAAGTTTCAGGATAATGCTTTCCAAAGTTGGCATACTCATTCATCGGGAACGCAACGCCATCTTCATAGACCACGCCGTCACTAATCCCATTTTCGAGACAATGAAGTCTGAAGGCTTGAATTTTTAATTCTTCGCCAAATTTGATATGAAGTTCGTTCCGCATATCACTCATCTTCGTTTTCCTCCTCATCTTCTGAATCTTCGACTTCTTCAGCCTCTTGGGCATCGAATATGTCGGACCATTTGTCCCACTTCGCAGCAGCTGCGGCGCGCTCTTCTTCACGTTGTTCCGGTGTCAGAGCTTCGAAACGTTCCCGTTCCTTATCTTGCTCAGCGTTCCATTCATTGAGGCGTTTCTCTTCCTCTTCGGCAAAGAATTCAGCCATTGTTTTGGATTTGTTGGTCACGGCTCTGTCTCCTTTTCAATAACTTATTCTTACATCCGAGCCGCGCCTGAGTCAATAACTAAATTTTTTAATCTTCGACAGGCTCAACTGTACCCATTCGAGGAGGTATGATCCAGCAGCAAAATGAAGGGCTATGGCCCATCGGATCATAACCTTCTTCATTATCAATGCTGATCCGATCCACTTTGGGGTGATATCTGACATAAAGAGTTTGATCAAGCTTGACCCAATACATGACAGAGACTGTTGTCATTTAACCTGCCTCCTAATCATGTTAAAATACTGTTCCGCCTGCTCAGGATCATCAAACACTTTTGTCTCTGTTCCGGGTTTGCGAACGACCCAAACACGCTTATCATTCAGTGTTGCGTTACAGAGGTTGGTCTTAACACCCGCCTTATCTATCCCGCAACTCCCGCCCCAATAAGGCTGTTCCAATCTGTGTTTCATCTGCTTGTCGCCGCCAGCGCCATTCTCAGGACTCGGTCGGTCCAGTCCTTACCCTCTCGGAATTCGAAAGCGTTCAGGCTCTTGTCCTGATCGTTATAGAACGCTATGAGACTCCTACGGCGAAGGTGGATCACGGCTCGTTTGCCATGACCTTTGGTAACGCCAGTGACTGAAACTATTGCATGATGATCTTCTGACATGTCAATCCTCCTTCTTGAAATCCAAGAGATGTTGTTCCATGCTCTCAGAAAAAGTGATTCCGGTTCTTTCAGCCGCCGATTTGATAGCCTCAATGTCCCAACCGTTGCGCCAAAATCTTTTCACATATTGGTCCGTGTCGAACCAGTGCCGACGCCATTCCCAAATAAAATTGAAAGCTTCTCGATCAGTCATGACTGGTCTCCTATTTTCATCCCGCTTGCGGGAGGGAAATTATCGTTTCGATGTATATTTTATTACATCTTATCTAAGGCAGTGTCAAGCATCAAGTGTCACAAATTCCTTCTGAAACTGTGTCACATCCAATTTTTGAAGCGGCTTAAACCTAGAGGCGCGGAACGCCTGTACGCTCATGCCGATAATTTTGTAGTCTATCGGTTTATTTTTAATTTCAACCAACCGTATGCTATTGGTCTCCATTTTGATACTATCGTCCCACCACATCAGAGTTTCCATGACAGTGTAAACAATTCCCTTGACGGGGAATATCACTCCTCTGGATTTTATTTTTTCAAATAATGGAGAAGTATGATAACCGGTATCATCAATTAAAACAACGTGTTGACCGATTTGCATCTCACAATCCCCACTTTTCCTTGACGTGATCCGGCAACCGAATATTCGGCATCCAGCACAGCGGCTCGACATTATCTTTGTTGACAACGTTCCACTGACCATATTGATACGCGCCTTGCAAGGAGTAAATGAATGCGCCCTGTTTCACGGCGAGGATGCAATGTGTTCCATCGAGCGGAGCGGTTTCCATGTCACGCCAGCCTTCTTGAAGAGATAAGATTTTCTCCTCAGAATCGTTCTGAGGAGAAAAAGCCCAAGCCGTAGGTCCATCCCTCATTTCTTTTACCAAGTCAGCCACGATCTTATCAATCGTATCAGGCGTCAAGACCTTGCCGCAATGGCTCACTAGAGCGAAGAGGATTGTGGATTCTTGTGTCGCTGCTCTGCTCATTCTATTTTCTCCTATTTGCGAATCTGCGCCAAAAGTCCCAATGATTCATATTTTCCAATGCAGCGAAATCTTCAGCCGAAAGAAGTCCACTCGCCGCCGTTTGTATCCAGATATCCATGGCTAGGTCGTGAGCCTCTTCCGGCGTGATCCTCAGACCTTCTCCACTTGCCGCAGCTATCATGATGGCTTGGTAGATATCTCGGCTCATTTATAAGCCTCCGTGTCCATATCGAGCCACCGGCTCCAAGCCTCTTCATAATTGAAAGAGTCAATGAAGATACGCATAGCATCCACAGAATTTTCGAAACTCCAACCCATGTTGTGATACTGGCGCAGCATTACGATTTGCTTTTCATTCATCGTCAGTATCCTCCTTAATTTGCAACGGCGTTGCACTATTTTCAGGGCCTTGCAACGTGTTAATCCCGGCCCTAGTGATGATATTCATCATGTAGCCGTGAATCTCTTGCTTGCCCTTCTCTATCGTGCCCTCCACGTATTCACCGAACTGCTGAGCCGCGAAAGGAATGTGATCATCGAGTCTCTTCCGAGCCGACCTGATCTTTGATGAAACTTCATCTGCCTTTTTCTTGGACAAACCAAGCCCATCCACAGCAGCAAGAGCTTCATCAAGGAAGCGAACCGTTTCGGCCAAGTCTTGATCGACTTCCATCTTGACAAGCTTGGACCGTTCCAGTGAAGGAATGCCGGGGACAGATTTATTGTTCAAACGCTGCAACGTGCAAGGCGTACCGTCGCCAATATTGGGAGCACTAACAAACGTGGCCCATTGAGACTCAGTCATTGCGACTTCGATGTAGCTCTCACGGCCCATGTGCCAGTCTCGGTTCAAGCTGCGATGAAATTCCGCTCCCTTGATCCGCACCACCATATAGTTATTGTGATGAAAGTCACTGCCGAACAGATTGGTATGACCAGAGACACGGCTAGCGCCAATCATGGCGAACGCGGGATGAGACGTAACAGTGCCTTCGTTCCACAAGCTTTCACGTGTCTCAGGCATAACTTCGTTAGCTTTTGGCTTGGCGTACATCATAAGCTCCTTCAAATTTATTTGAGGGAGGTTGTCTCCCTGCGTTAACTTTTTATTACAATTATTTTATAACCAAGTCAATCGCTTTCTTTAATAGGCTTCAGAATAATTCTGTACTGCTGCAAATAACCTCGTCCGTCGCGCATTTCTTCGAACAATTCAATTCTGTCGCCGTACATTTCCAAGATTTTATCAGCATCGATATAGCTCGTTTCGGTATAATTGTGGTACACAATAGTACCACCTTCAGGAGTTTCAAGAAGGTCTGAGAGGGTACGAGCCACGTCACGGCTAATCGCTGCGATATGTGCATCATCGAAGCTGCCCCGATCTTTCCACTGCTTCAAGATTCGGTAAATGTCGGCTGGCGTAATCTTAGCAACTTCTGTCTCCTTCCAGCGCGAAAGGTCTCGGTTCGGTTCAACAACTTCCATCATGTCAAATCTCCTCAGTGATTTCGTTGTCTTTTTATTACATTTTAAAGATCAGATGTCAATCGAGATAATCATCCCAATCGCTAAACATTTCGTCGCACCGAGCGTGCCAATCCTTAACGCTCGCCATGTAGCGCTCATCGTTCTTCAATTCTTCGCTATACCTTTGAGCCATCATTTTGTTGGTGAAGGCGTAATGGCAAGCCATGGCTGAACTTTCGATGTTATAAGAACCAAGAAGCTCACCATCTTTATTTTCAAAAGGTCCACAGCTGCCTTCACTCATCGTATTGCTGATAGAATAGTAAGCTGGACCGGAACAAAGCACGGCAGGGTCTTCCTCCATCGCTTCAGGAGCCACCAGATAGGACCGAGACGTGATAAGGAAGGATGACAAACAACCGCTCTGCGTCACGATCCAGATCCGAACCTGACCTTCTTCCTTTGCTTCGTCAATGAGATGCAGGATTTCGGCGCGGAACTTGATAGAACCCTTTGGAGCAGGAGCATCGCTACGGTCTGCGCTATAGTCTGTCATCTTGAAATCTCCTTTATTGTGATTAAATTGTTTCGTTGACTTATTCTTACATCCGACTCGAAATGAAGTCAAGACCTTTTCTCGTAATGCTCCTCATATGTCTCTCTGAATAATGGCCAATTAGTTTCAAAATCCGCGATCCGGCGAAGTTTTATTTCTTTCATTCTAGGCCATTCTTTTTCATTGAAAAATCTGTTATAATTCAAGAGCTTACGTTGTTTCACATAGTCTTGAAACAGATAAACCATGGCCCAATCTCTCAGTGGTCCGCTCCACTCCCGTTCCGGGATAGGCTCAGGCATAGTGAATAGATGACGTTTAATTTTTGTTAAATCGATCATGCGCCGCGCTCCACCCTTTCCACATTGATTCAAGGTATGGATTTAGATAGATCATATTCTTAAACGTTCGATCCGGCGTCATGGTTAGATCATAACCGAGACCTTTGGCAAACGCCTCGAATTCCATCCTAACACTTCCCATCAATCACCTCTCCCTTTTAGCATGCACCACGGATACATATCATTAATTGTGACATAGCCGCGCCGCTCATAATATTCTTTCAACCTAGTTTCAAATACATTTTCGAGATAGAAGATGTGATCCGGCTCGTACCGATCCAAAAATCTGGTCAAAGCCCCCTTGCCGGGACGTGCCGCATTCATGTTAGCTAGATCGATAGTCTCTTGTATTCCATCTAGCCTCTTAGTTTTGCGGACATATATTTCAAGTCCCGGTTCCTTGATCCAAGAATTATTCAAAGGGCTGACCAGAAATTTTTCAAACGTCAGCTTCTGCATCACCACCTCCTGTCGGCTAAACAAAATCTAATTTTCTCATTCACATAATAATACCGTTCCGGCGTATCTCGTAAGTGGTCCATAGCTTTTTGGTGATACGCAGACATTCCTCTGAACCCGGTTCCTTCAATTACGCCATACCATATCCCTCGCCTCTCCCATTGAAGTTCAAGTCTCAGCATCGCCAAAATACTCTCTCAAACAGGTGTCGCAAATCACGATGGCCAACTTTGTCCCGTCACATGGATCGAAATAAGTAGAACCGTAATGGCCAGAGGTAGTAAATTCAAGTCCATCAATGGGCTGAAGATATTTCCCTTCTTCTCCAATATCTTTAAGCCGCGTGCCGCAGCTGAAACAGTCACATGTTCTCACTTCACATTCTCCCTCTTTATCTTTACAAAACGTTGAAGCTCGACGTTGCGACAATACAACCATTCACCGTTTGAAGTTCTTCGTACATCAAAAATTTCAAACGGCTTCAATACCCAAGCCGTGCCGTTCCAGTATTCTAACTGGACCATTTCAAAGTTTAACTTTCTTAGTCTTGACCCAATAACCCAAATCTTTCAAGCTCTTAACAGCGTCATCCGCATCACCATCAAAATCATATCGAAGCCTATCCAAAGCCTCTTTGGAATTTTTCTTGCCGAAACTGACTTCGTAACAAGATTTTTCGCTATACTTGAACACAACCTCTTTGGTAGTGCCGGTTATGCGCAGAATGCGTACCTTGAATTTCATACCTTCCCAAGCCCTAGCGCTGTCGGCTAGCTCCACGGCCCACTTCTTAGCCTGTTCAAGATCGCTAGAAATGACGGAAGATAGCCTTTCAGTGCTATCGCCCCACACTTGCCACGAATGGCCACCTTTATGTCTGTCTCGGTAATAGCCTTCAAGCTGAAGATAAGATGATTCTGTCATGTCAATATTGTCCCACCGTTATGCCAAAAACAATTGAATAATCAACGCCATGATTATCGAGCAGGCGAATCAACTCCCACGCATTGGCGCGTAACTCAGTGATGGCATTCTCTTTCACCCGATCAACTTCAACGAATAGAAGTGTTTTACCAACATCCTCACCGCTGATATGCGTGTTATATGAAGACCTATAATTAGGAACAATGACTTCATCTCCATAAGGAAACGTCATGAATTTTTCGCCATCCTCAAAAATTTTATACCCGACATGAGCCATGATGGCATCAGGATTTGTCACACGTGATTTTTTCTCTTCAACCTTTCTGATAATTGCTGTGCCACAAGTGATGCAATATTTACCACCGAAACGCTCCGTGTTACAAACGGGGCAAATCCTCCGTTCCGTGACCTTAACCACTTCTACAGGCTCGTTAAATTTAATAAAAGCGCCGACGTAGAATACAACATCACTGCTCATTGTTCGTCTCCTGTTCCAATCTTACCATCTCCCGCTGCCATCTCAAGATATAGTAGCACAACGCGTCACGATTTTGACGAAACGTAAAGTCATCGCCACTAAACATGGCGGCATCAATTTGTTCCGCCGCGTCATTGAGATACGACATGTCAAATAGTTCACTCATCTTCAGTCCCACCTTTCCCATGTCGCAAAATTAAGAACACCACGTTCCAACTCTTCCAACTCAGTGCTCATGTTAACCCTAGCAGGCCCTTCCCACTCAGGGTGATTCCAATATATCTTGGGACTGTCGAGCATATGTTTCAAAAACTTGATCCTACCTGTTGCGAATTCAGTAACGGAATAAAAAGACCAATATTCGTGCCAAATCTTAACCCCGCTTCCGCGATACGTTTCACGATCTCTAGCTAGCCCTCTTAGATCATAGTCGAGAAAATCCTTGGCCCATGACGGCAGGGACACATTATTAGGATTGGTGTGATCCTTGGAAGCCCTAATAGCCTCTTCAATCTGAGCCTGCGTGGTGCACTCGAACCCTGTCTTGTGGCTCCAATACACATCGGCGCTTAATGCTTCGTTATAGGCACAGCATGGATAATAGATAATATCGTGATACAGGATAGCCGCCATGATAGGATCATCGTCATGATATCTAATGTTTCGAGCCATGTGGATCAACTCAATGATATGATCAAGGTTATGATACTTGCGATGCGGCTCGTTGTATAGCGCGATCAGCATGTCAACCGAGTGACTAACACCATGTTCAACCGCGATTTTCTTAATCAGTTCCGACATTTTCTTCCCTCCTTACGCGGCGCACCTAGACCGGCTCTTATGATTGATCATCAAGAACCTCATCTCGGTCCTGACCTTCGTCACTGTGCCATAAAATCTCATGCCACCAATGGGCCACGTGATGTACCAATACCCTTTACCCAAAGGTTCTGCTTGAAAAACATTATCGTCTTCATCAATCATTTCTATCACGTCAAAGGCCTCTTATACTAGATTAAGTTGAGACCGTTATGACAAAAAAAGGCCAGCTAGTCAATGACTAACTGGCGCTTTAAGTGACTTTATCTTGTTTTAGATCGTACCGGTTTCAACTCATATCCCAACATTCGGTATGCCATCTGGATCGTCACACCCATCGGCCTTCGTGTCGTGCCGTCTTGAATATTCTTGATCGTGGCAGGCGCTAATCCAGACGTATTCGCCTTGGCGTAGAACGATCTACGATCCATGGCAAGCTCGGTGCGCAGCTTGGTCAGCAAGGGATCAATGTCTGGCTTCACCGGCCTATCCTTGGACCACTTCACCTTTCTAGGAGCCGCCATTATTCGTCTCCTGCTTGGTGACCCAACACGATCACGACGTTTTGCAGCGACTTGATCTTGATGTGCGCGTCTTCCAAACGGGCCAGTAAATCGTCCCTGACATGGATCAAGGACATGATTTCTTGCCTAGCATCTCCTAGAGCGTCATGTGTGATAGCTGTGGTGATGGTAGGCGTTTCACTCTTTTTCCTCTTTGTGCCGCCGCCATACATGTCGTGATACTGCTTCACCCAATATGCTATAGTGCTTGGCTTAAGACCCACACTCTCGGCATATTTCTCTTGGCTAACACCTGATTCGATCTGCGCCTTGGCGTGGCGCATACGCTCTTCCATAGGCAGAGTAGCTTTTCCCATTGGCCTCTAACTCCTAAGACTTGGACAACGACTCTAGGAGTACAGCAGGAGTTAGGCAGATGCAATCCCTACTCGCGGATTTTTACACCTCTGACGTGTCGGATAACGCTGATGCAGCGCGGACAAGTCACTACCTTCTTCTTGGTATCGATGAGTGCGCTCTCAGGATCAGCCTCTGTCTCACCTATGTCGAAGGAATCGCCGCATAGCGTGAATTCTCCCATCATGAGATGGACACCTTCAGCGCTTTCCATAAACTCTTTCATCACAGAACCTTCATAAGGTCCGGATCAAGCTCTTCTTCATTAATTGTCACGCCTAGATCGTTGAGCACATCGATCATTTGTTGCGGAATCGGCAATAAGACATGTTAGCCATAAATTTTCTCCCTCTAAAAATGCTTGACAACTTTTTATTACATCATGACAAAGTGTCAGTCAATTAGTATTTTTCAAACAAGGTCAAAGACCTAATGTGCGTTGCCCCTTGGACAGCTTGACATAGTAATGGTCCATCCAATAGGATGTGAACATCAAGCCATCGTCGCAGATGTACATCTGCATACTACGCCATGTGAATTGATTCAACACGTTCATTATTAGGTTCCTTTATTCAGAAATCACTGCTGAAATGTCATAAATACCGGTCTGATGCCTTCCGCTGTAGTCATAGGTAGGGCTTGCGTTCAGCGTAGCAGTCTTCACATTTGGGTATTTCACTTTCATCGCGGCGAGCAGTGCTTCCTTTATCTCTGTTTCGTTTAGTTCAATCTTTAGTTTAGCCATTTAAATTATCTCCATATCTATTTGATTTCTTATCGGCCCGCCCCGGTTCCGGTTCACCTTCTTTGACGTAAACGTCGTGACCCATAGCCTTCTTCTGTACCATGAAATGGTCAGCCAAGATTTTGAAATGAAAATCTGCGACCCTAACCGGTTCGTCTCGATATTGATAATATACTTTGAAAACCATGACGTGCGCCCTCCCTCTCAAACTATTTGCCAATACATTTTATTACATCGAAGATGTGATAGGTGTCAAGTCACGAATTATAACCAACTATAATCGTTTTATTCTTTAATCTTATCTTTCTTATTCAATTCATCCGCAATATCTGCTAGTCTGTTCAATTCTTCCCTCGCCTCGCCGCGCTTGAATATGGTACGCCAGCATCTTCCCCGCCGAAGCTAAGCGCTCGTCCCACGTCTCGAATTTATATTGAACATAATCCTGAGACACGTTCACACCGTTTTCAGTGAAAACATAGTCGCCAGTATCGAAATCAACGTCACAAGCTATGACAAAACCTGTGAAAGGAGAGGTAACTTCGGCATGACCATCTTCATCCGCATTTGCTTTGCAGAGCAAGTCAATAGGCGTAAGATTTTTGTGATAGCGCATCTTCGAATCTCCTTTTCATACTCGGATGTACATATATACCATTAGGAGTATAGAAAATGCAAGCCTCCATAACAAATTCAGAGCCATATCTCTTTATTAATTTTTTAAAAATACGCTTACTTCGGTGTTTAGAATATGGAAAATTTCTCACCCAAGTTGGTTGCTGCGCTGCTTCGGTATAGTAAATTTTTAAACCATTAAATTTTTGTGCCACGCTACCGGGATAATAACCAAAATTACTGTTCACTCGCGTCGCACTCCCTAGAGACTTCGTCAAACAGCGGCCCGCCGATGAGATGGACTATGTCACCGCCATGCGCGAAGCTAGGGCTCGTGGCTTCTGATCGGACATAGGAATAGCCGATACCGGGAACCACATCAAAAGTTTCTTCTTCCTTTTTAACTTTCAGAGCGATTTCGAGTTGGAGACAGTAGCTCCATGTCGCGCTACGTCCATCTATGTCAGAGGTATACAATCCGGGAAAGATGAAACGATTCCCCTTCTCATCAACAAACACTGGAAATTTATACACTATTATTCTCCTTCACTGATCATAGCTCTATAGGCATAACCCATTGGTCCGCCTCCCGCGCTCGGCTCTTCTGTCGGAGACTGAGACATGATATCGCTCCGCTTCCGCCAATACGCATCATTCATTTTATTAATTTTTGTTTCACTCGGCTCAAGCGGGACAATGGCATAGCCCATCTCGTTAAGAATGTGTCGCAAGTTCCTGATATCTTTGATTTGGTACTCATCAAAAAGCCTGACAGGATTACGATGTTCTGGTAGCGTGCTCCAATGCGAGGCGAAACGATATGTTTCACCCACGCCCTCAATGTCCTCCACGGCGTAATAAGCAATAACCGTCATGCCTAGGTAGCGCTCCCCTGTCATGGCGAAGCCGTCAGTTTTTAAATCTGAGACGTGCATTTCCATAGTCACATCCCCCAAATAATATACGTCATGACAGCCAGCCATGTCACGGTTAGGCCAAGAAACGCTGTGATAAAATAAAATTTCTCTGCCGCAGTTATGTCTCGACCTTGCGCCAGTAAGTCGTTTCTAGTCCTAGCAACGCTGTAAAACAGGAAGTATTTCGTGGCGAGACAGGCCAGAGCGATGAATTGGAGAATTGTAACTGTCATGTAATTAAGACCTCTCAAACAAATTTCTGATGCCAAAAATTAGCGCACTTATCGCCGCAAAATCGGTAACACTGATTTCTGGCGCATAATTTTTGTGAACCCAAGAGAATATCCACAGAGATAAAATTGTTAGCGCCACAGTCAAAATATCAAAACCAAGCTCTCTAAACATTAAATTTTTCCTTTAAACTAAATGAACTCTAAATCACTATGACGCGATTTAGAGTCCAAGTCAATCACTTTCTGTCATGCTTTGCTTAACGCGTCTCGCACCGCTTCGACCAATGTATCACCAATACCAAGCCTGTTAATATGCTTAGCAGTGACCACGAATTGATCCACTTCTTCCCAAATCACGAACTCGCCGCGATCCTCATGAAGCTCAATTATACAACCGTTCACAACTTCGATACGAGTAAAGCTCCCGAATGAGTTGTCGCGTCCCTCCTCGTAGACGGCCTCAACCATCTCAGGTACGGTGACATATTCATCCATAGCGTGTCTCCTTCTGCTACTCCAAGCTCATGTGACCGTTACACTCAACCAACGTTCCTATCCTACCAAGGTTCCATTCATAGTTGCCTATCCCTGTCACGACTGGTTTGCCTAGGTCGGCCATCTCTAGCCCCGCCGCTCTCAGATCAATGCTGAATTGGAGATTCGAATGTAGCCTCGCCTTGTTGCGAATCGCGATGAATTTCCTGACATTTTTGGTGTTAAGCATCACTAATCCTTGTCCCATCCGGCTTCAGCCTAACTCCCTCGCCCGTTCCATCGCAAGGATGATGACCGTGCACCGCGAAATATTTATCTCTCTTAATGATTTTCCCCTTGACAAGGAATCCCCAACGAAACATTGGAGCACCAGTGATGAGAAAGGTCCACGTATTAGGTCTGACGTTTTGAACCGAATGCATGTGATCGGCTGGCCTAAACCGAATCATTCCGGCCCGCATCCGTTCAACGTCTTTTACCAGAACAGCGTTGTCAATCGTTTCGTATGTCACATCGTCATAGCCGCCTCGTAGCACGACAGTAACGAACCAATAAGGATGATTGTGTGGATGACGGTGATCGTCATCTCCGAGCCATTGGTGAAGCCTAACGCTCCACTTCTTGAACAGGACGGCCCATAGCCGGAAATATGGACATTCGGGAAGGCCACCGGCACGGTTCCAGATGATTTTCATGATAGTTCGACATATAGCTGAATTTCGGGATCGTCGTGCTCAAAAACAACATCAACGACCTTATATCGAACATTGTTTTTAAAGAAAGTGTTTCCTGTCTGAGGAACAACAGGTAATGCAACTGAGAAAGAATTGCCATCATTAAGATAGCACTTGAACGAAATCATCGTCATATCAACCTCCTTTAAATTTTGTCCCAAACCGCGATAACTGCTTCGATGTAGTTATCTCCTATCACAAACGTTTCGCGAGGTAAATGATAAAATCTTACATCAGGGAGAATCTTACAAATTTCGTCACAGTAAGTTGCATGGAGCAGGGCGACGAGACGGCCACCTTCTGCAAGTTGGTCCGCCGCATGTCTGACATGCTCGACACAATTCTTGTGCGGCGGATTCATGACGACGCGGTCGAACAGATTGTCAAAACTATATCTCAGGAAATTGGTGTTCAGACATTCCACAGACGGATATGATTCCACCAATTCAGCGAACATAGGCTTGTTAAGCTCTATCGCCGTGATGTTTTGAGCGTAGACACTAACAGCTTCCACGATAGCGCCAGTTCCAGCGCTAGGTTCAAGTACCCTGTCATGAATTATGATATCCGCAAGCGCTGCCATATCGGCGGCGAGCCATGACGGCGTGTTCGTTGCTTGTAAATTAGTTCTTCCCTCCATTAATGGAGGAAGAATGGTCCGAGGTGAAGGATTCGAACCCCCGACACCTGTAGTTTCACCCCTTATCCCCTTCAAATCATCTCCAACATTACTTGGGCCGGTTCTTGAGTTAATTACTCTCATTACTTCATTCCTTTCATGTTATCGACTCATCTCAGGTTCAATTCACTTCTATCGGTGATCAAGCCAGTCGAAATGAATCAGGCTCACAGTGCTCTACCAGCTGAGCTAACCCCGGCAATGTGTCTGTCTTTCCAGACTGCCAAATCCCCGGAACCGTCCGGTCCTGCGGCATGTGCCGCTTCGGTAGGGACTTGAACCCTACTTTTCCTTACCAAACCTCGATTAGCGAGCCGGAATTGAACCGGCGTTACTCGTAGCCTTTCGGCAAACTGGTCCAAGAGAATGGATTCGAACCACCAGCCCCCACGTTTTCTACCCAATCCTTTTCAATTTTACTGACGCGGTACTAAGTCTTTTTCATGAGTTGATCTGACCCACTACTTAATCCTGTTCTGCGGCAGTATCCTATCCAATTCTATTTAGTGTCGTAACACGATTTGCCACATCGTTACACTAAATCAGGTCGTGGTGCTCTACCTGCTACCTTTTGACACAAGGCATACTTTGGAGCTACTCTTGGTTAAACTTCTTCAACAACAGTTGAGGAAGATTTAGTTATCTTGTTATTCCTATCTAAGACATTCCGTATCAAATGTCAACAGGTTTTTCAGATTTTTCTTCATATTCAATTTTTAAAATTTCAACTAATTCAATTGAGCCATCATTTTCACGCTCAAAAACTTCATGCGCTTCTTTTTCTGTATCTTGAATATTTTCCAAGAAAAATAATTCTTTGGTCTTGATTGCGCCTCGCACCACAACAGCGTAACCTACGACCTTCTTAGGCGGCTCGCGCCACGGCATGAAGTTGTGGATATAGCACCGCGTCACATCGCGCTCATGATCAATGATCACAGCAAGCTCAGAATTATTAGGATCGACGCCAACGAAATAGACTTTCTCACCGCCTAGTGAGCAATAAGTTCCCGGCTCAGCCGCGTACTCAAGATCGTCGCTCCTGAACCAGTAACCTTCAAGACCCTCAAAGTTCACGCAATCCCATGTGCCTTGAAAGGCATAATTAGGGCCTAACCAAGTGTTACGATTATTAATCGCCGAAATGATGTAAGGCGTATCGAGCTTCCATTCATTAGCTATATCAGGAATAGTTTCACCGTAAAGATCGCGCCGCTGAACCAATTTAACTCTATCACCTACTCTAAAATCCATCACCAACCCTCTTTTTTTAAATCTTTGATCAACGCAGCCTTCATGACAGGGTCTTGAATGCTATCCAATCTTTCGCGTTGCAACTTAGCATATTCTCTTGCTTGGTCCAGAACTTCGTTCTTCATTTCTACTAAATGAGGAGGCATTTCATAAGGCTTAGTACTAATAACAACAGGCTCAGGAATCTCAACCGTCATAGGGTAAACTTCGACAACTTTAAATTTTCTATCTTTGTTTTTTGCTACCCACTGAACGATCTCTTCATATGTCATGACAAGATAATTCACAGCATTATCACCGTTCCACCATCCCTCGCCATCACAACCAATATTCGTGTCAAACAGAACGACGGCAAAATGCTGGTCTGAAGGAAATCTTTTACTAATAGGAATAGTCATATATAAATACCGCCTTGATCAATTATTAATGGTGTGTTACACATCTTGATACATGACAATTTGAGGGCTTCCTTAGTATTTCTCAGTAATCAAAGTAGTAGTTTTAGGTCAGTTACTACTTTGAGAGGAGTATCTAAGGGAGAAGCGAGCGGGGCGACGTGACGAGAGTTGTAACAGTTTCTTTCGTCACGTCGTCTTAAGCTGGTACAGCCAAGCCTGCATACCGCGCTGCCCCAATGAGGCGTTGTTTCATATCTTCGGGGCTTTTGGCAAAATCATGAGCCTGCTGTAGCTCACGAATAAGTGTGAGTTGTTGGTCGGAAAGATTATTCACAAAGTACTTCACGCCATTAACAGATATCCTTTCAAATTCTTCTTTGTAATCAGCATCTGGAAGGATATGCCCCGCAGCGCAGCGGCAGCCATTAGCGCCTCGATACCTGCACTGAACAAAACTTGGATCAATGTCCCACATCTCATCTACCTGCTCAGGCACGACAGACTTGATAAAACCCTGCTTCTCAAGAGCGGTAAACACCGCGTCAAAAAGTTCTTGTTCATTCGAAAATTGTGTCATCTGGAATCTCCAATTTGTGGCGCTGAGCTAACTTTTGAAGCCTCCAACGCATTTCCTCAATCATCATTGATTCATCGTGAATCTCTTGAGCTTCTTCAATGAAATCTAAATGCTCCATTCCCATAAAAAAGTCAAGTTCCCTAATGGTTAAACCTTCCATTTTTCGAGCCGAATACACTTCATCTGGAATTAACCAACCTCCGACGCACTTTAACTTTCTTCGTTTATTTCTGTAACGACAATCGTAGCCTATAGTGCTTTGACGAAAGCCTTGAGATTTCATTCCGAGGTAGATAGTGTCGAAGATTTCTTGTTTAGTCATTTAGTTTGGCTTCCGCGAAGCTCATCTCGTCTACAAGAATTAGATTTGAATCAGTTTCGATCCACGCCCTAGCGCCACAATTAAGCTGTGAGCCATCATAAACTAGTTTAGATGGGCCATCGATAATGACTTCTCTGGCGTATCTCGTCTTGCCTCGGTCCTTAATGGTATAGACAGGCCTATTTCCACCATCTTTTGCATTTGCTGCGATGAAATGTCTGTTGACATGAATGATTTTAGTCACTTATCACAATATCCCATGTAATAGGCCCAAACAACGTTCTTTCCAAAGAGAATAGAATTACCTAGTCCGCAGTGGTAACTCGCTACGCCTTTGGCATAGAGACCGAAACCGGCGAGAATAATGAATATAGTAATTCCAACAACAGGTAAAATATTACGCATAAGGTTTAATAATACCTTCTGAGAGTGCTGTTTTAAAGCGGTCAACATAATTTTCGTTATACATTTCTAACACGGTAAAGTAATTTTCCCATGCGTAGGTCCGCCACCAACCAGAGGCAATGCTGGTGCACACTTTTTCAAGCGCTGTAGTAAATGACTTATACCGATCAGGCTCAAAATTAAACGGAATTTGGCTACGTTCTAGCGCGAGCGTCAGGCTTTCCTCTAAAACAGTAGCTAGCTTAATCTCTTCAGGCTGAGCCATGAATTTCTCTTTCGAGCAAAACACTTCCGCTGCATCATCTTTAATAAGTTCGAATGCAGGCGTCGAGAATGTTTTTACAGATTCATGAATCGTATCATGATCGTAGATATAAGGAACTTCATCATTACTGAAAAAGTTTTCTTTATTTCTCTTTAAACTAGGATGACCGTAATCGTAAGTCACTTTGGATCGGCGCTTGAGCCAATCTGTCAGACTTTCAGGAACTGTAGCTCCAAGCATTCTCAAGTACCAGATATCTTTCATAGTTTTAAGAAAATGAGGGCTATTTTTAAGAAACCTATGCGACATTTTAAGTGTCAGAAGCAGATTAGGCTCAGCGATCAAATGCCCATCGTGTTGAAGACGAGCTAAATCGTAATCCTTATCGCTTATAAACATTAATTCTTGACCCGTTTCCGACGTGTCAAATTCCACCGGATCAGACCCTTGCATGAAAATCGTCTCGCCAAATTTTGTAGGCTTGACGAGAACGATTTTATCACTATTTACTTCTTTAAAAAGTTCTAACTCACCGGGAGTTGCGATATAGTCGATATCACTAGGGACCCGACCGAAATCAAATGCTTGAGAACCGACTAAAAGCATAACATTACTCCTTTAATAACCTTCTTTAAATTAATTTGAGGAAGGTTTTAGCAGCTAGAGCCTTCCCAAGAAGTCCAATCGTCATAAAGTTCAGCGTCTTCGATTGCTTCCGCGATAGTGGTGCGCTGCTCTTCGGTAAGCTCTACGCCGGAACGAAGTAGTTCAAGGGCTTCAGTCTTTGTCATAATATATTTCCTTTTTAAAAGTTAATGTTAGCACATGGATGATGAAGATACCCAACCGCTTCGGTTGTAATAATTGTTGTCATCTTCGTCAATTATTTTGGCAATATTTTTACGCTGTTCCGCGCTAAGGTCCTTGCCCGACCTTAGAAGTGCCAGTGCGTCATCCTTAGACATACGCTCTGGATAATATGTACCGCCCATGCCGTAGGCTAAATCGAAATGAAAGGTTTCGCCGGTACTGTTTGCAATTTCTTCTGCCTCAGTAATAAGAGACAGGGCTTGTTCTAGTAGTTTTTCAATTTCTGCTTTAGACATTAAATATTTGTTCCATAATTTTTAAAATATTTTCTCTTGGATACTCAGCCACTAAGGCGTCACAGTCCATCATATCGTCAACTCTGCGATCAAGAGGAAGCGCCGTAAGTTCAGGCCCATAACCGTTACGGCAGGCATTTTCCCAAGATTCTTTAATTAATTCAAATAATTCATTCTTCATAAAAATCTTTAAAACACTCTTCACATAAAACTTTTCCATTACCATCCTCGATAAATTCGAGAACGGCGCTTTCCATCCACCACCCGCAATCGGAGCAGCACTCAATGCTAGGGCGAGCGTTTAAAAGCTCGTCTTCCCAATCCAGACTTTCGTCTAGGTCCAAAGCCTCGCATGCCATAACTATGGTCTGACACGTACCGCCAAGGAAGAAGGCCATAAGCTCCCTGTCTTCCTCAAGACTCGGCATGAGCTTCAACTTCTTTCATGATAAGATCGATCATGTCTTCCTTTATCCGACCGCTGCAATACGCCCGCATCACGATGTATAATTCTTCCATCGTCAGCTTATCCAAGTCTTGGCGATTGATCGTGCCGTCATGCTTGATAACTATTCGCTTCCCGTTTCCCACGGCAAGCATCGTGCCGTGGTACATCTTCTTGAACGCCATTTATAGCAGGCCTTTTTTGCCGGTCAGCTTCTCGATGGCGTACTGCTTCTTTGCCTCATCCATCGCAGTGATGGAGCACGCCTCGTTGATCTTATAGACCGGGAGTTGTTTCATATATTTAGGCATTTCGGTGACGCAGTTGTCGAAAATGTTTTTCGCAATCTGCTGCGTCCTACCCTCTTCGGTCTGCGGCAGGCCTAAACTGTCTCGGTAGACATAAGCCATCGAACCTAGTAAAGGGATGGCTAATACGACAAACGGCATTACAATCTTTCTATTCATGGCAAGTCCTCCTATGTTATATACTAGAAGGACACTACACATGATTCTTCAACGCAAGTCAAGTATTAAATTTCGTCAATTTGACGATGGCCAATACCAGCAGCGATAAGATCATTAATTAGTTGTTCCTTGGATTCATATCCAAGCGTGGTGAAGGCGCTACCACTTTCGTCATCGATTGTAGCGGTAAAGCCATGAAATTCACCCTCTTCATGGTTAAACTCAACCAAGACAGCGACAGTTTCGACAACAGCGTCTATCTCCATGAGAGCTTCCTCGATCTCATCAAAATTTGCTGGCACTGGATCGCCAAAAAAATTCCTCTTCATTCACCGGTCTCCTTATCTCTCAGTTCATCAATGGCTTCTTGAACATCATCCATAGATCGATATTCGCCATTTAAAAAGAAACGTTTAAAAGGCCTGTACCACACTTTACACATAATTACGTATCGGCGCGGCGCTAAGGCATGGATAAAATATTTTACCATGATACGCGGATTACGTAATTCCCTTCTTCGATCCAACCCATATTGGCGGCATAAGTCATGACAACCCGACGACTACGCTCCATGCTAAGCCAACCGGTACTTAAGAATTCATCAAGAACATTTTGATCCCATTGATCAAGTTCTTTTCTCTGAACCAAAACGGCATAATCTGAATAATTATTTGTATCGCCAACCTCAACAGATTTGCCAATTTTCTTGGAAAGATAAAGAGCTAGGTCGAATGCATTGACGTAACTCGTTACCCTAATCTCCATCTTCAAGCCGTTACCCTCCACGACTCGCCCTCCTCTGATTCTTTAAACAGGTCGAAATCCATGGCATCAAGATATCCTGATTCCCAATCTTGATATTCGTCCTGAGACATTTTGTAAGGATTTTCGCCCCGGTCAGACCCAAAGAAATATGCGTCCCAACCTTCTTCAAACGCTTTGCTCTCCACTTTCCAATTCCTCCTTTTCTTCTCCTTCAACTGAAACGATGTTAACGTTTTTAGCAAAGTATCTGATTCCATTTGACAAGTCAATAGTTATACCGTCTGGATAACGCTTAAACAAAGTGCCTTCATATTGGTCTCGATGATAAGCGTCCCAAACGATTGCAGTGGCCATGTCAATAACGCCTCGCTAATTCTAGTCTAATAATTTCTATCTTAGATGAAGAAGCTAGGCTCTCACCAATTTCAGCGCCATGATCCTCAAGAGCCATCTGCCATTCCAGTGCTGACCGCAGCTGAGCCGTCGTCATGTCGGAAGCTTCACGACTAAGCCTCTGGCGTCGTTCTTCCCTTGTCTTGTCGTAATAACTCATCAAAGCATCCCCTTCACAACTTTCGAAGCAGTTTTGCCGTCATATTGACCGGCATAATGATCTTTGAGATATTTCATCAAAGAACCCATTACCTTCTCTGTACCACTTTTTTCGAGAATGTCAAGGATTTCTTGCTCATTAAGTTGCTTAGGCAGGAAAGATTCGATGATAGCCTTCTCCTTAAGTGACTTAGCGTTCTCAGGCACGACGAGCAAAAATTCAATTGTCTTCTTTTCAAAAGATTTAAGAACCTTGACCACGTCCTCTTCTGTCACGACCTTTATGCCATCAACCATTTTAGCGTTAGATTCGATCTCACCAATGATGGTTGACAGGAAGGCCGATGTTTCAGTGTCGCGAGCCTTGCGACTGTCCAGAAAATGTGTACGAATTTTGGTCAGAGTGTCAGACATTGTTTTCTCCTCTAATGTTGTGATCAGCCACGGCACGTGCCGCATCATCAGCGTTTAAAAAGATAGCAACAAGTTCTCTGGACCGACCCTCGTCATAGGGATAAAAATGTCTAAAAACTTTGCGCTTCTCTTCCCTGTCATATTCCTCCCACGTATTTTTATCAAACTTTCGGGTAATATTTGTGACAAGGAGACTTCCTTGATACCAAATGTCTTTATTTGTCGTCATTTATCTTTCAAACCCTCGCCATTTACTGGATTACATGTAGCACTCAACAAATGAGGATAAATTTCCCAATTGCGCATCAGGAGCTTTAACCTGAAGCCGTATGACGTTGTGGTGCAGATATTAAGGCCGGGGGGAACGGTGGCACTGACATAATCGCTGTAGAACAGACCATGGCTATGCATCAAGCTCCACAGGTGGTTGAACAGCGTCCCTTCGATTCTAAAATAGATGGTGTCATTCTCATCCAACGGTAGGCGTGTCGCGCCTTGCACTGAGTGAATGTTATTTTCCGAATCAATTTCTTGACTATTGTGCAAGTAAATTTTTTCATTGACTTTTGCGGTCAAACCATAACTCACCGCCTCACCGGCAAAGAATATCATGGGCCACAGGAAGAACCAGACAAAGATCACTGAACCAGTGAGAAGCATCCCGGCCCTCACCTTGGAGAACCGGAGATTTTCAAATTCGTCACGCTGATACACGACAAGGCTCCAAAGGCGTCTGTACTGCTTCAGGAGCTTCCAGAACGGCCAACGAACAACTTTCCATGTCGGAATACCAACGTTCCAGAACGACCACTGGCACGCCGCTACGACCTGAAGAATGAACCTGTGGAACATGTTCAAATCTTCCGACATGCGCTCGACGCGAGATTCCGATTTTACCTTGGCCCTGTCTAGCTCAATTTTTTCCTGAGTCTCGCGAGCCCTGCGCATTTGCTCAAGAAGATCATTGTCAGCCATTATTGCTCCTTCTCCACCTTAAATGATTTTGTTTCAGTATCATACTTTACAGAGAGATTACCTGTAAAGCCATCGATGGCAAAATCAGCGAAAATAGGCTCAAGATTGGTTTCGATGTATCCCGGCAAGCCGCGAGCCCCAATGACAGGGTCATAGTGATCGGCGCAGAAATTCGTGATCGTTTGTCCCTGAATAGTGATAACAATCCCTTCCTCGCCATAGACGCCAGAAATTTTATTAATTTCGCGCATAACAATATGTTCGATATGTTCCACTTCAAGCTTTCTGAAGCAAACAATGTTCTCACGGCCCGCAAATCTGTTAAGGAATTCAGGACGATAGGTATTGTTTAGGTCTTCATACGCAAGAGTTTCAGCCTCCTCCCACGTCAATTCCTCATTGAGGAAATGGGGCTGACCAATATTCGTTGTCATGATAATGATGGAATCTGCGAACGATACGGTACGGCCCAAGTTATCAGTGAGACGCCCATCAGAAAGAATCTGAAGGAAGAGATTGAAAATCTGAGGATCAGCCTTTTCAATTTCATCGAAGAGAAGAATCTGATTAGGATTGGTTCGCATCAAGTTGGTCAAAACACCACCAGCCTCAGCCAGTTCATAGCCGGGAGGCGCACCGATAAGCTTTGCCACGGCATGCTTTTCCGAGTATTCCGACATGTCGAAGCGAGCCAGCGATTTCTCACTACCTAGGAGGATTGAGGCCAAAGCCTTTGCAATTTCGGTTTTACCAACGCCAGATGGACCGAGAAACATGAACGAAGCTTGCGGAGATTCCTTATTACGACGCACGGCGCGAGCCACTTTGACCGCATTTGCCAACTTACCAACGGCCTGTGCTTGCCCGAAGATACGCTGACCCAAAGCGTTCTCAAGACCCTTCAGCTTTTCACGCTCGTTTTCATTAAGCTTCGACGCCGCAATTCCTGAAATCGTGGAAAATTCTTCCGTCACCATTTCTTTCGTCAAGCGTAGATCGGCATTAATTTGAAGTTTTAACTTATCAAATTCTGCCTTATTCGCATCAACTACTTTTTGGAATTCTTTAATAGTTTTGCGAAGTTCCATAACGGCGGGAGGCTCAATCCCGATATTGAAACTGTCGCCCTTGTCCTTGATTTCCTTCAGCTTTTGCTCAATATTTTCTTCAAGATTGGCGATTTCGATTTCGCCGTCTCTTTTGTTTTTATTAAATTCTCGTAGCTTTGCAGAAACAGTTTCGTCTAGACCGGCGTGAGCCTTGAGACGATAACTGGCAAGTGCACGATCCAGAAGTGTGACGCTACGCTCTGGCTGAGCACGGCTGAGACCCGGATCGCGGGTACGATATTTGTTCGTAAGTGTAATCGCCTCAAGAATAGCGTCATCGTTGATTACAATCTCGTGATACTTTGACAGACCTTCAGCTGTCTTCGTGACGATTTCATGAAGCGCCTCTTTGACAGGCTCAATCACGTCCATCATTGTGAAACATTCCTTCAGGTCACTATGAACCCTCATGACAGTTTCAGCATCTTCGTCGCGCGTTTCAAAGATAACCTGAGTCAGGTTCCGCTTAACGGACGACATTAGGTCATTAATGAAATGAACCGCGCCATTGTTACGGCAAGCCTCAATGAAATCACGCGTATCTTCGATGATCAGAATAGAATCAGGCGTCTTTTCGAGACGAGCCATGATCTTTCGGAAATCTTCACTCGTCTTGTTGGAATCGCCGGATGAGAAAAGACCATCGGTATCTAGCCAGAACAATCGCTTCGCCACGATATCAAATGGCGCGTCTGGATCAGCCTTCCTCATCTGAAGTCCAAGGCACAGCGCGGTAATACCTACACCACCGGGACCGACAAGCACGACAGAGTTAGCCGCGCTGCGCATCAAAATAGCGCTGAGCCGGTCCAAGTCGTGATTTCGACCCACGAGATTGAATCCTACGTGCTGTGCCAGATATTCAGAACCACGAATCAGGTAATCCAAAATTTTTCTCCTTATAAGTTTAGATGTAATTAAGGCGCTATTTAAAGCGCCTTAAGTTACTTTGTCAAGTGAAAGAACGTTTTAAATCTTGAATGATGCGTTTTCGGCAGGCTTGGGCTCTTCCGGCTTCTCAACCTTGATCGAAGAGTGGACCGCAGCGTTATCCTTGACCGCATCCTGAACCGACGAAGCGATTTCGCGGATCGCGACAAGGTTCTGTTCAAGCTCAGCTACGTTTTCGCGGGTGATTTCGGTAGCCTTCTGAACCACCTCACCATATGCACCAAGGTCTTCCATGGCTTTGACAAGTTCGTCATTCACATCACCCGTTGCCAGAGCGACACGCATGCTTTCCTTCATCGCGATTTCGTTCGTCGCATCGCTCATCTGAACCATTGTGTCACGCGCAATGGCAGAGCTTTCAGCGATTGCGGCTTGACCCACGGCCTGAAGCACGACAGAAAGTCGATCAGCGACACCAGCGACACCTTGGGTATGCATCTTGCGCACCTTTTCGACCTGAGACGAGTTGGCATCTGCCATGGTCTTGATACGCACGGACTGAGACGAAAGATCGGCAAAGGTCGTTTCGGTATCGACGGCAGAACTGGACAAGACAGTGAGATGATCGTCAATGTCGCGAAGTTCGTTGTCGCGCTTCATCTTTGTGATCATCGATTCTTCTTCGGCAGGGGTCGCAAGAGTTTCGCGCTTCGTCTTGATTTCCGAGCCAGCTTCCTTAATGCCTTCACCTAGAATGGCATATGCAGAAATCATGGACTGGTTCGCATCGGTAAGATTGTCGATTTGCTCACCCATGCCGCTAAGACTACCGCGAATACCACCGAGAGCAGACTTAGAAACTTCAACGAATTTCTTAGCCTTTTCAACAGTGTTAGCTGAATTCCGCTGATGTTCTTCCGCCGAAAGGTCAAGCATGGCGCGGATCGTTGCCTTGGCCTTGCCAAATTCCGAGTCATCTGCCACAGAGACCGGAGCTTGAGCCGAGACAGTTGTCAGTTCCTGTTCCAGCCTGATAAGATTGTCCTTGGCCTGAATGATAGAAATTTCATTCAGTGCAATCTTTTCGCGCGAAGACTGGCGAATCCCAAGCAGGCCGAACAGAGCTTTGTCTTCGCTGAGTCGTGCATTTTCGTTGGTCAACTCATCGATTAGCTGCTGCGTTGATGTGAAACGCTGTTTGATATTTTCGACCTTTAGATTATATTCCGTTTCAACGCTGCGGTCGTTACGGATATCGGAGAAGATTTCATTCGTCTTCCCTTCTTTGCGCACCACGTGCATAGCATTAATGATTCCAAGAATTGGCTCCATCGCTTCATTGAATTCGATCAGGCCGTCATTCATTGTGGTATAAACTTGCTGAAGCTGCGCCGTTGTGTTGGTATTGGTCACATCGATGATGTTACCAGCCATTTGCTCGCGCTTAAGCTGAAGGAATTCCTTGAATTCATCCAGAGCCTTAATCGTAGCCTTGTTTTCTTCCTTCGTACCAACGGTAGCAAGCGTTTTCGCTACTGCTTTCTGCTTATCTTCGGGTGAAAGAGCAGGATCGAGCACGATCTTATAGAACGTGTTCGTTGCAATATTTTCGGCGCGGGTATCTTTTGCCGTTTCGGTCTGAACCGTCTTAGCCTTGACGCCGGTAATTTCCGCGATTCGTGCCTGACGTGCTTCCTTAAGCTTTGCTGCTCCAAAATCACTCATAAATTTTCTCCTTTAGTTCGTTAACTTTCATCTTCTGCCCATGCATCCAATGTTTCGTGGTCTGTATATGACCTTTTCTTACACACTTTGCAACATATTTTTTGAATTCCCCGAAAGAAAATTCACTTGCAGTCCGAACGACATAACCTTCATGATCGTCCCACGATAAGACTATGTTTTTAATGAGTTTTTCGTCATATACGCCTCGGTACAGAGTAGGCACTGGAACAATGTTTAAAAGTTTAAACCATTCCAAAGTCTCATCCCACGAAAGGCAAACATTTTTATCGTTCCAGATAGAGAAGCCGTAAAAATAAGTTTCGAGATTATCGTAACCGATGGAGTGCTTGGCAAAGAGGTTTTCACCGCATACTCTCCAACGCTCAGGAATGTCTATGGCAATGGAACTCCAAAAGTTTTTAACCCAATTGCGACTAGGATGATTTCGACCATCAAGACTTCTGGCGTGAATATAATCATTATAAAGCGTAGTGTTTTCGCCATCCATTTTCTCTGTTACAACAACTTCCATACCGCTGAAAGCGGTCATGTCTTTCAACATTCTGTCATCCTCATTCATCCCCGGTGACCAAGGAACATGAGTCGTGCGAGGATATTTGACATAATGGGTGAACAATGGGAGCTTATCATGTAGAATCTTTTGAACCGATTCATCAAAGAAAAGCTCTCCGATCAACCTAGTTCCGTTAGGCAGGATAGGATTTCCCCATTTGTCGTAGACCTGATCGTCATAGAAATGTTCAGGGATAACTTTCTTTGTGATCCCCGCGTATCCCCTGATTTCTTCCACCGAAATGTCTGTAGCCTCACAAGCGATGTGATGGATTCCACAGACGCTGGCACCATTTTCTAAGTAGTAACCACCCTCGGCAAACAATCTGCGTTCTAAGATGTGATGAGCATCAAGTTTTCCGCCTATTCCGCATACGACACAGCGATGACCATCTCTGGCAAAGACGCCTTCTCTGAAATCATCTCGTGTCAAAAGCTTAGCCACTTAATCTGCCTCCGTTGGATATTTAAAATTCATGTATCCGTCTAGATATTCGTGAATGTTTGCCGCCCCGATAGGATTTTGACTATGGACGTACCACTCAAAATCTTCTCCGATCACTGTTCCGCCCCGATCTTCGTCTAGATCAACAAGATACTTGGCACACTCGTAACCGTCAAGACTATCGTCACCCAAGTCATGGTCAAAGCTGATAAAATTGATAGGCTCCTTGGCATAAAGAAGCGCATCAACGAATTCACCATAGCTCCTCACAATGACAAAGTCACGATAGTTTGCAGGAAGCCGTTCGTCATCAAGAAAAATATTCATAATTTAAGTCACCGCGAAGTAGACGCACCAAGTCAGAAGTGAGACGATGGTAGCAAGCATTCCAAAAAGCAGAGTATAAAAACCTTCCGTAAATTCATCCACCTTAGCAGCGATCGGAAAGATTATAGCGAATGCGTAGAAAAGTATAGTAAGCAGGGCAGGAATGCCCCAATAACCAATAACAATTGTCACTTCAAAAGTCCCTTCTTCCACTTTTTATATTCTTTAATATAGTTCTCTGGTACGATAGCGACCATAACGCCTCTAGCGTCCCGAAACAGAGCGTCTAGCTTTCCGTCAATGACTTTGGCCTGAGAAATCTCCCCGCCTTTGTCGCGCTCCAATGCTTCTACTCCACCATCTTCAGTTACGAGCCAGATGTATTCAGGACTGGTGGTCAAGGCTTAAGCTCCAAAGTTCTCATTAAACGTGCATAAGGATTTTCGGTCTTCAATAGATTAAATCCCTCCGCAGCAAGAGCCATAGTAGCATAAACCTGACTAACGAAATACTGCTGATCTATGTTTCCGTCGTAAACTAAATTTACAAAACCTCTGACAGGAGGAGTGATTTCCTTAATAAGCCCTTTTTCAAAGTCTTCGTCAGAGAGGTAAACCGCACCAAACGCAGGCGTTTTGTCATACCTAGTGGTATGATGAACAGCCACACCGCCAGCTGCGTAACGCGCCAAACACTGCATTTCAAGTGGATTAGCAGAATAAGTATAAAACTTATTAACCTCAATCATGTCCAATAAACTCCTTTAATTCCGAAAGCGTCGATAGCTTTCTGGCAACCTTGACAGGGTTTAGACATACCAATATTGCCTCCACCCGTCAATCTCATAACGTATAGGTCACACCGTTTTAAAACGTCGGAACCATATTGATTAATAGTTTTGATAATTGCGTCGATCTCGGCATGGAGATAAATTTTATATTTATCAGTTTGATATTTCAGCATAATAGGATGAGTTTTTAATTGATTCCTACCGATGGAAAGGATTTGTTTTTTGTAAACAATGGCAGCGGCATGCCTGTGCTGATCGCAGTCTGTAACAGTTTCAGCTGCCTCAAAAAGTTTATTAAAAACAGTTTCATTCTTGGCCTTAGTATTAAAATAATTCACTTCGCGAGCCACGTCCCGACTTTATAAGGAATGTAACAGACCCACCAAATTGGCCAAACAATCATTATGAAGAGAAGCCCAACTAGAGGAATAGGATCACAGTAGTCATTCCAATTTAGATCGAAAATATTCTTCATCATTCCGAATGAGAAAAAATAGCCAGCGACATAAGCCACCAAAATAATTAAATTTGGCAAATCCATTAATATCCACTCCATTCCGCAATCTTCTTACCGATAAAGTAAGGCAACGCAGCAACAATTACGACGGGCCACAATACCGAAGCCCAAAATACGTCTGGCAAGCCTTGCCGATTTAGGTAACCGGCAGAAACAAAGATGCCAAAGGAATATATGATAACGAGTATCCAAAAGGTCATATTAGACTCCAAAATAGAGACGGTCGTAAATCGAAGCGGCGCGGAACTTGGTGAAGTTAAAATCACAATCGATTTCTTCTTCCCAATAACCGGTTCGATAAAAATGAATGGTAAAGCCTTCGATGACGTACCATTCACCCTCGACCAGCCCATCATCCTTGACACTAAAAATTTCTTTTAGAGTGTAATCCAGCCCGCAGCCATAGCTGTTTTCATATTCTGCCGCGCCACCTTCGTATTGAATCTCATAAATATCCCAATCATCGCCGTCAACATATTCTATTTGGAACAGGATCGTTGAAGGCTCGGCAGGATTAGGGCACTCATATTCATCTTCGTCAATAGGTTCAAACACTTTAATTTTTACTTCGACCACTTACTTCTTCTCCCGGCATGATAATGCCCCAATAAACTGTAAATATGTCTATATTTCCGAGTCGTTCCATTTTAAGGCAGTGAACCTTACGAATCGTGTTCGCCGTGCCTACCTTAAATTCAAATCCGGGTGCAGCGATGCAGTTACCGATTTCGCCACGCCACTGCTCATGCTTGATTTGATAGACCATTTATTACTCCATCATAATTTTATAGGTTGATCGTGCAAAGTTTTCAAACTCTCAAGGCTCACTTTGTCATTCCTTTCCCAACCTTCTTCTAGGGCGAGAATGTACAACGAAAGTTTAAGTTTTTTTGGCTATGATTGCTTCCATAGCTTCTGCGTCACCTTTGACAGCCATACGTCTTTTTAAATCGTGATTACCCGGAGCAGGAGGCGGAAGTTTACCACCATGTTCAGCTATCCTAGTTTTGAATGTCTCAAAATCTTCGACGCCTCGATGATGATTACAACGTGAATGGCTGAGAGGAACGTTACTACAAGCATTAGTACCGCCTTCGGATTTTAAATGCTTATGCTCAAATGTAGCATCACTTTTCGAAGGCCTACCTTTACTCGTACCGAGCCGGATCGTCATAGGCTTGTGACACAAGCAACACAACCCATCTTGTTGCTTAAACAGCTTGGCCTTTTTTCTGTGCCGATTTCTCGCCCATTTTGTAGGTATGGAAGGAATAAAGGCAAGATAGTCTTTAAGCTGCTGTTTCTGTTCCGGCGTCATGTCACTCCTCTTTAAACTTCGTCCGCCTCTGCGAATGGTCTTGTTCTTAACGCGGCGCAGACACCTTCAGTGATTTGCCTACCAGTTGCGCCTAGGATAATACGTTCAACTAATTTCATCATATTATCATTGGATCGATATGGCAAGCCTAAATTCACACAAAGTGACACTAATTCGGCCTTCCACAGCAAATTAAGCATGGCCCTCGTATTAGGAGTGTTATAAAGTCCTTTAATTTTCCACGTCTGATCCATATAACGATTTGAATTCCTTAATGGCTCAGGATAAGGCCAGACAAAGTCTTTGACATGACTGCCCAAAATAGCGGTAAGTGCATCACTTGGATCATAACGCGAACCTGCACCGTTGGCATAAATTTTCTCGACAAAAAACTTTTTATCGAGGACAAGGAACGTCTGATGTGAGCATTGACTAAATGCTTTCCATTGATGATCCAAACGCTTCAACACGTCCTTCTCACTCTTGATTTCAAATAATAAAATTTCAGAAAGCCCTACCACGGCTAAATCGGCGCGCGGGCTACCAGTTCCTGCCGTATTCAATTCGTGAATGATTCGGGAATTGGGACGAAGCTGTCTGACTTTATCAATTACTGTATTTCTAATTTCTCGCTCTACGAAGCTGCCTGACATGTTTTGGATAAATCTCTTTTTGATATTTTGCGTAAAATTGCATTATGTTATATGAAGTGACTTTGGAAGTGTCTTCACCTATAACGGTTAACCAAGTGGCTAAGTGTCTTCCGATCTCGTAACGTGGCCCTGTGAAATAATCATAATCATCAAGGCGGGAAGGTAAATCATTTAACTTGTCGTTAAAGCCAGCGAACATGGCGTCATAAACTGAATGAAGTGACATTAAAAATCCTATTGACTTGCTAATAGAAAGGTGTCATAGAGGATGAATAACAAAAAGTCAAGCCGAATTAAGGGGTATAAATGATTTTGAAAGTTTCACAGCATGCCCTATATCGGTACATGGAGCGCGTCTTGAAGTTTGATTTTTCCGAACTTCGACTTCTGTTTATGATTGAGCGTGGTCTTCCGTCATTAAATCACATTATAGATTCAGATTTCATCTCGTGGTGCGAGCATGAAATTGAAGGCCTCGGAATCTTCAGAGATAAATTGTCTAAGCGCGTCTGGAAGTGTATGTCGGCGCAGCAGAAAAACATGGCAAAAAATAACGGACATGTCGAAGAGCGCGTACCCGACCCCGAAAATAAGGTAGGCTACGTCGTAAAAGATAATACCATTATCACCGTTCTCACAAAGGGGTAAAAATGTACGTTTCAAGCATGGGACCGAGAAGCAAACTTAAGGAAGTTTATATCGATGGAGAGCGTTATATTAGTGACGAACTTGAAAATCAGCTAAAATGGCTCAAGAGTAGGAGTGAAGAAATTTTTCACGGCTCGCTCGATGACCGCCAATCTCTTACAAAACTTTATCAAATTATAGGGATGATCTCAATTGAAAATAATTAATTATTTTTGTTACGGTGTTACGCTTTCTATTTTAGGTGTGCTGCTTTATAACTACCAACTTACTTGGGCGATTGTGCTCCTTTTGCTAGGAGCAAGTTAATGACCGTACCTGAATTACTCGCGCCCGTATTTTTCGTTATCTCTATGTCATTGATAATGATTTGGTTCTGCATCAAACTCGAAAATATGATTACCAATGAGAAAGCCCTTAGCGCCTTGTCGTGGGCTTCCCCACTCTTTATCGTGGTAGCGCCAATCAGTTTAACTTTTTATTATTTTGGCGCAAAATGAAATACCGTTTTAGAAATTCTAAACCTGTCGGATTTGTTGAAGTCAAATACGGCAGCATCACTCTTTACAGTAATAAAGATATTGAAAAAGGCGCTGCATGGGTAAAGTTGCATTGTAAGTTGACAGACACGGAATTAGATGCAATGATCGCTGAATATGAAAAGGAGGGTTGAAAATGAATGAAGAGCTAACTCTGGATCGTTACGCCGTTATGGATGATTTCGCAATTCCTCATCCCACTGGCAAGTTTGTCCTATTTTCGGACGTTGCTGTTTTGATCGACCGTCTCTGCAAAGTGATTGAGGCGCACAATGGAGCGGCAAACAGCCCTGCAAATGCTGTATTCTTTGACGAAACAATTCCTCCTGAAGTCTGGTACGCCGTAGTTGATAGAGACCTCGCTATTTCAGCCGAAGTCTGGACCGAGTTTGCCAAGGCAAACGGAGTTTAAACTCTAGCCTATGTCGAAGCAATATAATTTATCAAAACTAGATAGAGCTTTTGTCAAAGTCTATCGAGAGGAAGCTCTATTGAGCCAAGACAAGAAGTGCTGCTATTGCCACGATCTTTTAACGTTTAAAAGCGTCACAGCGGAGCATAAGCAGCCAAGAAGCAAGAATGGGTCCGACGCTAAGGAAAACATCGCAGGCTCTTGTAGGGCTTGTAATGAGGCAAAGGGAGCCATTACAGACGCCAAGTTCAAGAAACTTATTAAAAGTTTCCCATCCGGCATGAACTACAAGATAATTTTGACATGGTCGCGCCGAAGGATCAATTTGGCACTAGAAAGGTTTGAAAAGGGATGGTAGGGATCAGAAATGCAACCATTGTCACGGTAAAGCCTTTAATTCCCAACTATGCCAAAGCTATTTTAGGGCCGTGTGCATTTGGCATCGAGCCACCTGCTGACACAGAATATAGGAGACCTGTTATGACAAAACGTACCCACGAAGAAGTAATAGAAGCGCATCGTATCGCCATTGGCGCGACAAAGATTCACGTGGATTACAACCTCAACTCTGATCCAGAAGAGCTTGCGAAGGAGTTGGAGCGAGGTAACAACGTCATTCAGATGTTTAATGCAATCGACCCTCTCACCAAAGCAGAAGCTAAGATTGAGCGTTACGAAAAACTCTTGCGCAGTCTCACTAAACTAGGTCAGGCGAGCTTTGACGAATGGGATAAAATGTCTGAGGGCGAGACCCTTTTGAGGCAAAAATTGTTTGGCATGACAGAATTTGCTACGCACGAGAATACAAAGCATACCATTGAATTTGCTAAGAGAAAAGGTGTAATCTCTTGACCAAAATTTCATGGCTAATCGACAATTACATGTTTGATCGCAGTCCGCTGTATCGGAACATGGATGAAAATTTTAAAGAATTAGGCATTCCTTATTACTATGCCCAATATATTCCTTTCGCTGACGCGAAAGACCAAGACTATGGCCCTTTCAAAGATGGCGATCCTGTCGTCATTTATGGAACAATCAACTTCGTCAAGAAGTGCCCACGAGTTTTCGCCCCCGGCGCTTATGGCTACACTCAGAATCGTCAGTGTAATGTCTACATGACGAACATTCCTCATGACTGGTTCCTCAACTCTGACTATATCATGCTGACATGGGGCGACCTGAAGGCGAGATGGCAATCGATTTACGAACTGCTTCAGTGTTATGAAATTTTCATTCGCCCCATGAGTGGCGATAAGAGTTTCACTGGCCAAGCCATCTTCTATAGCGATTTCCTTTTCGAAGCTAATTCGACGCAGCAATTAACTGCTGTTACGGATGAAACAATCGTCATGATTGCGAAATCGAAAAAGCATGACATTAAAGGCGAATTTCGATTCATCATAGGTGCTGGCGAAGTTATTGCCGGTTCGGAATATCGTTGGGATGGAAATCTGGATATTCGCAGAGATTGGCCAGCGGAATGTGAAGAAGTCGCAGCAGCTGTGGCACGCCTGCCATGGCAACTCGACACGGTCTACACCTGTGACGTTGCACTAATGGCAGATGGTGTTCCTAAAATTGTTGAGCTAAATGGATTTGCAAGCGCCGGTTGGTACGCCGCAGATCAAAAGAAAATTATATCAAGAGTCACAGAAATTGCAGAGGCTGAATATGGCGAAAACATTTGATTACGTTATAGCTCGCCATTGGGACAATGGTTCTAAGTGCATCTATACCTATCATACTCAGGTTCACCACGGCTCGATAGAGAGTGCCAGAATTTTACTGGATTACGTCAAACTTAGAAGTCCAGAACACAACGATTACAAAATTTATAAAATTAATTATGAGGAAGTGGAATAGTGAAAAAGATTATTTATTATAATAGATCGTGGCGCGGTGAATCTATAAAAGAACTAACGGTCCAAGAGGCTGTGGAAAAGCTAATAGATGACAAACACGATACCTATTCAGATTTGGATAGTAATAACAGTAGGCAGATAGAAGCATTGACAAGCCTTGTCGCGTATATGGCTCAAGCCTTGTACGACGCAAAAGTTTTTAGCGATGAAGACATTGGTGTACTATTTTCACATTACCCTTTTGAAACGAGTGATATTTAATGGGAAGTTTTAATAAAGTTTGCGGTATCACTGGTATGACGATTGGATGGGGCGAGCCGTGTTACGTGACACGGTTGGAACGCCAGAAGCATGTGTATCGTACCGGCGCTATAGTTTTCAACCCGGATCAGGAATGGCAACCCATTTCTTTCCCACAGCTAACGTCATATTATGACTATGGCTCAGTGGCGGAAGATTTCAAGCCTAATCCTCTCAATGAATTCCTCGGCCTCAAGATTGAAAATGATGGAGAAGATAGGACCATTGATACGGATGACCTTGGCGCGAAGTATAGCATAGCTGATACTCTATTCCTTATTCATCCACAGGTCTACGAGAAATTTAGCTCTAAAGTGATCGATTCTGGCGACCTGTTCAACTATCGGCGCGAAATCTTCGAACAAGGTCCATCTTATTTCATTGACGCGTTCGAAGACGCTAAGAAGATGACGGAATCCGAACTCCCTGACAATCCTGTCAAACATCACATGTTCCATATGTATCTAGAGAATTCTCACGCCTTTGGCTGGACTCATAGCAAGATTGGTTGGAAAATTTTTAATAAAATCACCGCTGCTAAATCCTACGAACCTCTGGATCATGCCGTGAGCCTAGGGCTCGCCCATGAGCTTTATAAGCAATTCATTTTTGAGACCAATATGGATCAGATGTGGAAACACTACAGGCCTTCGAATTATGGTGGCCAGTACGACAACTATGAGACCTATCTCGAATTGGCTGATGTGATGATTGAAATCGCGGCAGAGAAGCGGCTCAAGATCGATGCCGAAGATGGCGATTACGAAGATGGCGAAGGCTTGTAATGGCTAAGTGGTCGATACAGGTTCACTATCAAGCTCAAGACGACGCTGGCAAAACGTTTCGCGCCACTGCCGTTTTCCAATGCGAAGCGGACGACATACCAACGGCATATCGAGTCGCGGCTGACGCGTTTGGTTCAGACAAGAAGCTAGGCGCTATCATCCCCGGCCATCATTTGAGGTTCCCCTAACAATGACGAATAGTAGACCAAAACCATGCCCTCCCGGAAGGAAGGGTATCCCTAATATTTTTATCACTATATGGAGAGTGTTGCGTGGCAGTTCCTGTTGATTTTCCCGGTGCGAATCTAACTCTTGGCCCGCCGAAAGGTATGACTGAGGAAGAGGTTCGAAGCATGCCGGTCCATCACGTCGATAATTACTACATTTCTTGTTGGTATTTGTCAGATGTAGAGATAGAAGAAATAGTCAGGACGCGTTGCGTGTGGCAAAGTTTGATGGGTCAAGGTGCGCAACCAAGCTTCGTTAGCGGTTCCTTAAATGATGTAATCGAGCTGGTTTACGACCAAAACAAGGCTGATTAGGCGAAGTTCCAGATATCTGTCGAAAATAAATCCAAGCATTTTCAATGGCTTATAAAAAAGTAATCAAAAGAGGTTACTTTTCACGGAACATTTCTTTATGTTATCCATTATTCCGTCAGACAAACGCAAGGGGCGGTGTCACAAACAACGGAAACGAAACAGGAGAAATGTCATGGCTAATGTTAATAACGAACTCGCAACGATCAAGGTTAACGAAATTGCTTGGGGTGGCCGTGCCGCCGCTGCACTGAAGAATGGCGGCTTTCTGGACAAGACGCTTGCCGATCTCGATAGCATGAAGGATGACGAACTTCTGTCGATCAATCGCATGGGACGTGGTTCTCTTGGTGAAATCCGGCAGAAGATTGTTCAGGCCGGTGCGAGGGCTCGCGAAGAAAAGATGAAGCAGGAAATGGCACGTAACACCACGTCCGCCTCTGCTGTCAAGGAAAATGCAGTAGAAGATCGCCAGATCAGGGTGAAAACGAATACCTTGGAGGATAAGGTCATGGAATTCGCCAAAACACACCCTTCGATCATCAACTCGATCATCAACGAAGAAGTGATTCTGGTTCCCAAACTGTAACATTTCTATTGACATTCACGATACGTTCTGCTATTAAACCTCCTTATTGCAAAATAAGGAGGTTTTTCTTTGGCTACAAAATTCTTTTTCAAAAACCTCCCGGCCTACCAAGAAGGGCATTTCGCCCTAGTCAAAAATCCAGACGATGGATTGTGGTATAATTATCACATACAATCAGGATTAAAGGCGATGTGGATCATCGCTCCTTTCAAGCAAAAGCGTGATGTACTTGTTTATGCTCAGAGTTTGAACGAATCACCGATAGACTGGCATGTCAATAGTGAGATTCAACTACTTGAGAAGAATGATGTAGATCGTGTACACACTATTATGTCGCGAATTTCTCGCGCCATAAAACAAGACCTTGGCCTAGATTAACGGGGGATTTCTGAGAATGGCTCGCTTTACTGCATTTGTGACCTATAGAAAAACAGACGACGTAAATGGTAACACTGTCATTGACTATGACGAAGACGGACAACTAAGCGCGGAGCTAGAAAAAAGACACATAAGCCTATTCAACATCGTTGGCGAAATCAGGCTTATGTATAACGGTCATATGGGAATGCCTATCTCAATGGCTCAATGCTTCGCAGATGGAGATTTTGTACCCACTGGCATGCATCACTAAAATACCAGAAATCCCCCTCTCCTTTGCAGCTGTTAGCAGGGAGAGGGTCTTTTTATTTAAAGGATAACATTTTATGACTATTAGAAATAATTGTGAATGGCTTTGGAACGGCGTACTTCATGCAACGGCTTCGGTGGATGAAGATGGCGTGATTCGCCTTACAATGACTGGCGGCTATGATCCAACGGATAAATATACCAGACTTGGAGATAGTTGGATTTGGGGCGGTTCGGTAGAAGATTTTCTTGAAGCTTGGGTTTTTGTCAAAGAAATCGAGCCAGAAGTGGAACAGACACCTTTAGCTGAAACATGGCTCATTGTTTGCCGATTCCGCGACGGCGTTGATTTCAATGATGGGCTTTATTTCAGCCGTGAAGAGGCGCAGAAAGCTTATGACGAAGAACCTTACGACATTGCCACAGGCGAGCGCGTAGAACTACTCGACATTGTCAGGGTGCCATATTATGGCTAGGCAGCTGACCCGCGTCATTGGCGATTGTCATGGCAAATATAGACGTTTCAAAAATATCATCAGAAACGCATCTAGGTCTATTTGTGTGGGCGATATGGGTGTCGGATTCAGATATTATGACGCGGGCCGCGAACTTAGGCACGCAGCCAATCCTCCTCATGATGCAATGGTGAAACGCAACTGTCGATACATACGTGGAAACCACGATAACCCTAACGTGTGTCGTAATCAATCTCAGTGGATTCCAGATGGCACGGTCGAAAATGATGTAATGTATATCGGTGGCGCTCTGTCTATCGATATCCATCTCAGAACTGAGGGCTTGTCGTGGTGGGCCGATGAAGAATGCTCGCTGGCTCAGCTGAATCATTTTGTAGACGTGTACGACATGGTCAGGCCTCGCGTCATGATTTGCCACGAGTGCCCCGAAAGCATCGCGGACACGATCATGAAAGGTCACAACAAAAATAAAATCTTAAGACCGTCGCGGACTAGGCAGGCCCTTCAAGGAATGCTGGAAATTCACAGACCAGAAATATTTTTATTCGGTCATTGGCACGTCGATATCGATCAAGTCATTGATGGCACTAGATTTATTTGCTTAAACGAACTTAGTTATATAGATTTGGAACTATGAAAATAGAATTAACTCAAGATATCCTAAAAGAACTGATACATTACGAACCTCATACTGGCCATTTTTATTGGAAATTCAGAGACAAAAAATGGTTTGACAACCCAACTGGACCGGGATCAGCTAGTTGGAACAGTCGTTATGCCTATGCTAGGGCTTTTACTTCAAATGATAAAGATGGTTACAAACTTGGGACCATTTTCACAAAAGGGTATAGAGCGCATAATATTGCTTGGCTCTATGTTTATGGTTCATGGCCGAATGGAATCATTGATCACATCAATGGGAAACCTTGGGATAATCGAATTGAAAATCTACGAGATGTGACTAAAATTGAAAATGACCAAAATAAATCTTTAGCCAGAAATAACAAAAGCGGAATTATAGGTGTAGATTTTTGGCCTTCTGCCTCCCCTCCTAAACAATGGGTAGCACGTATTTCAACAGGAGACGGCAAACGCAAATTTTTAGGTTATTTTCTAACTAAAGAAGAAGCAGCTGAATCCAGAGCTAAAGCAGAAATCGAGTATGGCTATCACGAAAACCATGGAAAACGAAAATGTCAGTAATTGATTTTAATCTTTTTAAAGCCAAAGTTGAAACTAATCCTAAACTTTATAACAAAGAGACGGAAGAATTTTGCTACACCATTGAGTATTTTCACGACGGCAGGAAATTTGTGACCGACCTGTGGGCCAAGACGTGGACCGACGCGGAACTTAAATTGAAGTCAATTCAAGATACAGCGGTTGTGGTAGGAAAATTAGTTGAGCGAGAGGATTGACACGTGCTCACAATCATTTTACTAAGCATCATTGTCTATTTATTGGTTGAGATAAGAGACAGAATGAAAAAGTAAACCGCAAAGGAGATTTAGATGAATAAATATTGGGCTAGCTTGGGTTGGGGCACAAACCTTACCATTATCACTTATGTAATGGGCGCGGCACTTGGTCTCGTTGATGTGCATAATTTTAACTATGTCGAATTCTTTGCAATTTGGACCAGTTATGTCTGCACTCTGATGTGCGTGTTCCAAACGAGATGGAATTACCCGCTCGGCGCGGTTTCCACCATTCTTTATGCCATTTTGTCTTACAGAGCCGATCTACCTGCGGTCGGCCTGTTCAACATCCTCCTATCGATCAACCTGATTTATGGCTGGTTCCGCTGGCGCAGCGATGACGTGACCCGCCCCGTTACTAATCCGAATGCGGCTTGGTGGCTCGGATATGTCGGAATCGGGCTTGCCACTTATTTGATCCTGACCATCGTCAATGGATATTTCGGCTACGAGCAGACTTGGGTAGATGTTACGACAGCTGTAGTCTATGCCGTGGCTCAAGCCATGCTCGACAATAAGCATCGCACATCGTGGGCCGTATTCTTTGTCCTCAATGTCTTGTCGATCTACCTATACTTCAAGCAGGAAGCTTATTTCGTGGTGATCCAGTACATTTACTTCCTCGGAAATACACTTTATGGTCACTTTGAGTGGCGTAAATCTGAAGAAGTCTTCAACTAAATGATTGACAGTAGCCCCTAACGGGGCTACACTTCTATCTAGAACAAAGGAGGGTGTTATGAAATTTCTAATAATTTATGGCCTTATCGCTTTTGGGACGTGGGCCGGATATGACAGAATTTATAGAGAAGCTTGCCCGTCAGAAAAGTTTTCATACGGGCCGGTCATGGCAGGGATTGTGTGGCCCTTCTTCGCCGGTCTAGCAATTACTAGCGCCACGACCGATAGAATTTCAAAACCAGTCACATGCGGAAATCTTTTTTAAAAGGAGGAATGTCATGCGTTTGAATAAAAAATGGACCACGGCGCATCTCCTGAATGTTGCCCTATCATCTCCCAAGTTCAGCGCTGATGTGAATTCCGGTGAAGATGTAATTTCCGTTGACGTTGATAAAAACACAGGCTTCGTGACTTGGTGGCATAATTATGTCAGAGTTACGGAAGGCGATATTGCGAATGTATTGGCTCGATGGGCCGTGGAAGGAGTTTAAATTTTATGACAAGAGACGAAGTTAAAGCGAATCGAATCAAGTGGGCCAATTTCCTTCTAAATAAAAAGAGGAAGAAAGCTATTAGTGTTCTTGATAAAGGCGACGGTGCTAGATGCTGCTTAGGTCATGGCGCGTATTGCTTAGGCGTGCCGCGCCGCAACATAGTTAATGGACTGGATAATGCGTGTTTCGAATATGGAGATGAGGACGCAGCATATTCCGCTCCTTCTGAATTGGTAGAGCTTGTCGGACTGTGGGACAGTGATGGCATGACTGAAGGCGAGGATTTAGTTATTAATGGTCTTAACTTTTCTTCATTAGCTGGTGCCAATGATGCTGATAGACATTATGCCTTTGAAACAGGCGTTGAAAGCAGCGAAATAAACATCACTCCTCAAATGATTGGGACATATCTCCTCACCGTGATCGAAGGCGGCGATGACACTCCGTTTCGCCCACTGTCGGAGTACCCTGAATGAGCGCTGGTAAAGCATCGATTTGCCATTGGGATTTGAGGGCCAGATTCTTCACCAAAGAACAAGCCGTTAAAGCTATTAAACTTTTACTTGAGGAAGATATTGATTTCGATATTGCGTATTCAGTTGAAATGGGTGATAGTCTGAATCGAACTGCTTATATCATCGATATTGACGGAATGTCTTGGGCCAATAATCTTGAAACCGTGGCACAAATTTTAAAAGAAGTAGATCACAAATATGAATGAGTCTGAGCTACGCGAAAAGATTATTAAAGTTTTAGGACCAGAGCTATATGGCGCGTATGACTGCATCCGAGTTTGGGAAGCTTGGTCATATGGTACGATGAGTCAGGATGATTTTGTTCCAGTTGAAGATCGGCTAGGCGAGATTGCTGAGAGCTTATTAAAGGAGATTTTGGGTGACAACTACGACGGGACTGACAGTAATTAGCGGCTTGCTTCCAACTCGTGGTCATCAATATCTAATTGATTTTGCATCTAAATTCGTTGATCGACTCCACGTCATAGTCTGTATCAGATCGTTTGAGCCTCGTCTCACGCTGGATCGTGCCGAAGTTTTAGCAAAACATTATGCCGGTACGAATGTAACAGTTCATGAGCATTACGCCGACGATGCGCCTCAAAATGACGATGGCACGACGGAGTTTTGGGACTATTGGGCCAATCTTGTAGATAAAGCCGTCACTAAACGCAAAAAGATTGATTATTTCTTCGCCTCTGAAAAGTATGGCGCTCGATTTGCTGAAGCTCTTGGCGTCACTTTTGTTCCTGTCGATATTGGCAGGGAAATCCTGAGCGTCACAGGAACGCGTGTGAGACAAAATCTCGCTGAGAATTTTAAATATATCCTCCCCGAATACCAAGGCAAATTGGCAAAAACGGTTTGCCTCTACGGACAAGAATCGGTAGGCAAAACCACAATGTCAAAGTGGCTCGCCACGAAGCTTGAAGGCCGTTGGATTCATGAATGGGCCAGACCTTATCTTGAAGAAGTCGGCGCTGAAGTCACGGATGAAAAAATGTTAAACATTGTGCGTGGTCAGTACGCTGTCATGGTTTCCGCACCTACTGCATTGTTTAATATAAGAGATACTGATCTCCTTTCAACCATTGGATATTATAAAATCTACGGCGGTAAAATGCCTGAAGAACTTATCCAAAAATTTAACTTGACAAAAAGCGATCTTTATGTAATGTTAAATGACAATATCCCTTTCGAGCCCGATCCTTTGAGATATGGCGGAGATAAGAGGGAAAGTGAGATGCAGTTCTGGATCGACCTTCTGGACGAATATGACTGCAAATATCATGTCGTGGAAAGCACTGACATTAAGAAACAGCGCAAAGAAGTTGTAGAAGCTGTTTACGATTTTTTCACTGATCTACGAGAGATAGAGGAATTCATTCGTGACTGAATACAAAAAAGGTGACAAAGTTATCTTTGTCGATCCAAATCACAGGTACGGTGGCTGGAATTTTACGGTAGGAAAGATCTACACCGTTGGTGGAAAGTTTTTCCAAGATTTTCCTGACATGTTGGGAATTGAGGCTGACGACTCTGGTAATCCTAATGGACACGAGTTTGAGTTTTTCGTCTCCGCTCCTGCCGATGAGCAAACGTTCTGTTCTTGGTGGAACAGCTATTATCCTCAAGAATATGGCCACAACGCCGAATTTAGAAACATTGTGGAACGCCACGCCGAAGCGGCATATCTGGCGGGAAAGAAGTCAAATGCCGTCACATAGCTTATTTTTTCTTTGGCTTAAGTTACTCTTTATCGATCTCGTATTCTGTGCCGGTATTTTCTTTGGAATATATGGTCTCGCCTTATATTTAGATGTCACGGTTCGTGACTTCGTTCCACTACTAATCACCGCATTCGCAGTCTATAGCGCAACGGCGCGTTACAAGGAACTTTGATATGAACTACAAATGGCTTACCTTCAACTGCGTCTCGCTCTTCATCATGGCATTTCTGATCCAATTTTATGACGCAGCTAACTTTATCTGGACCATGGATAAGACTCACATCACGCTGGTAATTCTGGCACTTTATGTGACCTGTTCGGCCTATTTAGGGATTATGGGTGATAAAATCAACTTTAAAAAAATTAGATTTCATCTAAATCGCTTTACGATGTGGGGCCTGATTGGCACCATGACAGGCCTTATTCTAATGTTCATGGGCGCTGACGATATGGAGGCTTTTAGACAGAATATCTTGACCGAAGTTGGTCCAGTTTTCCTCACTGGCTTGTTTGGCCTAGCCAGCAGCATTGCCCTTGATTATCAGATCGCGCTATGCTTCGATAATTATGACGAAGTTTAATTTTTGAAAGGAAGAGCCTAATGAAAGGCCCTGTCAAAATTGCATACATTGATGTACTTCAATGCCTTATAGCAGTATTTTTCGTTGTAATTATTCTCTCTACGCCGAAGAAGGAAGAATCAAAGGGAACGATCATTGATCCGTCTCAATTCCTAGTCGAAATGACGTGGACCGATGATAGTCCAAACGATGTTGATCTCTGGATGAGTAATCCAAATAACGACATTGTCTACTATCACACCAGAGAAATCGGCGGCATGACCCTAGACACAGATAATCTAGGCAGAAATAATACTTTTACTGACCCTAGCGGCAACCTAATTGTTAATCACACACGCCGAGAGGTAGCCAGCATTAGAGTAGTCATGGCAGGCACTTACACCGTCAATGTAATGCTTTTTGATAAACCAACTAAAGGACCAGAAACGGTCAAAATCAGGGTCTTCAAGCTAAATCCTTATAAAGATATTATTGAAAAAGTGGTTGTACTGGAAACTGTTAAACAGGAATCCACTATTTTACAGTTCGATATCGACAAGGATGGCAACTTTATTAGTAAGTCTGAAGATGAACAGATTTCTCTCTTTGCGAGGCTAAAGGCATGATCATTCCATCTATCATCATTCTTGGACTTCTACTTGTTACAGTTTTTGTCGGCTTCCGATATAATTGGAAGCTCTCACTGGCTATTTTCATTCCAATGCTTTATCTCGGTTATTGGACCGTAGCCACTCAGGTTCCAAAATACTTTGGCTATGCCGTGCCAATCAATTTCGCTGAAATGGAAAACCAAGCCCTAATGATCAGCGGTTATGACGGCGGTAAGTCTATCTACCTTCTCATCATAGAGAAAGGCGTCAAGGAACCACGTCTCGTCAGCATGCCAAATAATGCTGAAAATAGGGCAATATTTAACCAGCTTACCAAAAAAATCAAGAACGGCCAAGCCGCCATTATTAAGAAAAACAATAAAAAAGGTAAAATGGGCAAAGGTGAAGGTCAATCCAGTATGGGCGATATCGAAGGCGTAGAGATGAAGGATCAAAATATCCTTCAGAAGGAAGGATGATCGTGAAACCTGCATATTACTTGATTGAAAACTGTAAGTGCGAAGCCTATGTCCAAGAAATTGCGGTCTGTATTTTCTGGCGCAGATGGTATTGGAAGGCTAAATTTTATTACGAAGGCGAATGCACTCCGTATGACATTTTTGATGGAACAGAATTAACAGAGCAAGAAGCAATCGACTCTTGCCTCAGTAAATATGGGGAGTTGTTTCCTTCCGATGACTAAAGCTGTTGTAGTTTATCAAGCTGGCGACGAGAAACATAGTATTCAAGTCGCCTTAAGTAGGCGAGATGGAAAGACTTTTGTTAGAGAATTTAAGCGCCATACCAGATTCGGAAAGAAGTGGGATACATGGCGCGAAACATCTTTTCCTGAAGTGATTGCACTAGGATTTGAAGAATTTAAACGCGTCGATAAAGGTGTCAAAGTTGTCTTACCTATTCCCATTACTACTTAGTGTTGGCGTCAATATTACATGTTTCATGGCTTTTGCGGCATGGAAGATGGGCCAAACCCCTCGTGACAGAGTAAGACATAAAGTCCGAGGCTCTTATTACGAAATCATAGGTTTTGCCACGGTCCAAACCGCTGATGCACTTAAAGATGACGATAGAGTTTTTGTTTATCGAGATATTGACTCTGACGAAATGTATGTTAGAAAAGATAGTGAATTTGCAGATGGAAGGTTTGAATTAATCAATGCCAAGTAATTTAAAAACTATGATCCTCGTCAAAGCTGCTCTATCTGGCCAATACGACAAGCAGAAAGTATCTAAGTACGATCACTGTGTCAGGGTTTCTAATAATGCATTAATGCTGGTGAAGCGTTACGACATTGCGGACGAAAAGCTCGCAAGTGATATTTATCAAGTCGCACTGCTCCACGACGTACTTGAAGATAGCGATATTACGGCTTATGATCTCCATCTCTATGGATATAGCAATGCCATTATCGACGCGGTAGAGCTTTTGACTCACTATAACGAAGATGGAAGTTATTCAGACTATATCGATACGCTCTGCGCCAGCGGTAATATCACTGCTCTGATCGGCAAGCTGGCCGACAATATGGATAATACATCAATTGGACGCAATGCTGATCTTGATGATAAGTTTAAAGCCTACCTCAACAAGAGGTACGCTGGTGTGAGAGAGAAGCTTGAAGCAGCGATTGAAAAGGTTTTATCAGCATGAAACTTTTAAAGGAACATATCGAGTATTTTTTGGCTCAGGGCGCATTAAGCCCCGGAACTATACTTAAAATTTTTACTGATTTAAACTTCAATAAAAGAGATGTTCAAACTATTATTCACAGTGGTTTTGATCGCGGTTATTGGCACTTAGATAAAAACATGTACGTGTCACTAGGGCCGTGGATTGGCGAAGTAAATGACTGAAGCTCAGATTAAACACATGGTTAACCGGTTTCTGACATGGAAACTGCCTGAAAACTTTAATCCAGACGCAGGAATTAGCTTTAAGCCAGATTTTAATGAGAACACTCCGTGGCCCAAGAAGCATCAACCCTATGGCACCAATCTGCTCGACGCGGTTCAAGCCGAAGCAATGGTCCGTCACCTTCTTGAAGGAATTGAATAATGTGGCCCTCCGATCCTCTGACACAAGTCTTCGCCGTGATAGCATTGTATTTCACTGTGAAATGGATTTTAATAATTATTAACAACAAAATTAATGGTACGAAAGACACATTCGAATGACAAATAATGTAAGTTCTTCATCTTCAAGTGGTATTGGTTTCGTCGGTCTCCTCACCATTCTTTTCATCGCTCTGAAGCTAACCGGCTTCATTGCTTGGTCTTGGCTATGGGTACTGTCTCCGCTCTGGATCGCGCCCCTAGTAATTATCGCAATTCTCGTTCTTCTATTTCTAATCGCTCTTAAAATTGATGGTTCAAAAAGACGATGACTCTATTAGATTATTATTTACTTTGGGCCGGTTCGGGGCTTTTGGGCTGTGTCATAGGATTCTATATAGATTATTATCTAGGGAATGACTCTAGATTAAAGGATTTGCTAGGATTTATCACTCTTGCTCTAATTATTGGACCTTTTGTTGCCGTGATGGCTATATCGTATTTCTGCTCAGAATTTAAAATTTTAGACAGAGTAATCATCCGTGGAAGGAAGAAAAATAATGACTGAGCATAACCACAAAGAATTGCGCGCCAAGTGGACCGCTGCGCTGCGATCCGGCGAATATGAGCAGGGCAAGAAAGACCTATGCACCCCTGACGGGGCATATTGCTGCCTCGGTGTGGCTGGTAAAGTCATTGGACTGAGTGACTATGAGTTACGAGATATCCGCAATATGTCTGTTAACCCTTACGCGCTTGTGGCTAAAACTTTTGGCCTTCGTGACGTGTTAGGGGAGTACAGCACGAATGCTTTGTTCCGTCACAACGACGTGGAAGGCTTGACCTTTGCCCAAATCGCGGATATAATCGACGCCGAACCAGAAGGTTTGTTTGTTGATTAAAGGAGAACCAGACATGATTATCACAGCCCTCGTGCTAAGCGCTAACATCCTCTTCATCCAGAACGGGGAAATTAAGGTTGGTAAAGTGGTCAAGAAGTCTGGCTCTATTACTTACGTGCAAGATTGTGAAAACGAATCTCAGATTTACCGCATCCCTGTTCCTCGCGGGCAGGTCGTAGGTGCATATCGCGGCACTTGTGCCGACTTCAGATCATTGAAAAGGGAACTTAGGTGACGGTGGATTTTTGGAGCCTTTTTGGCTGGTGGTTTTTTGTAGGAATTTGTGAATATTTAGGCCTTACATTGTATGCCTTTGTTATGTTCGCCGTCTCTGAACGTTATTTTGGACTAGGCGGCGCAATTCTTGTCGGTTACACGGTTTGGTGTTCAATTTTTATTCTGCCAATTGCTTGGCTATGTTACGGATTTTATTTAATTGGTACACAATTTTAGATTAAGGCTTCGGCTACTGGTTCGCCGTTGGGCCTATCCATATTACGACTGTGAAAATTGCATCGGCATGATAGAACATGGATGTTACTGTTCGTATTACGACGCTTATAGTCCCGGCTCAGGTGATATTCCTTGGTGGGCCAAAATTTTAAGAAAGATTTAGTTTATGAAAATTGTTTTAGTAAGTGGCGATGATTGGGAAGGTCTGTATATAAACGACTGTCTTATCACCGAAGGTCATAAAGTCACTGTGAGAGAAGTTGTTCAGGCTATTTCTGAACGCTTGATTCGTCTAGACATTACGTATGAATGGAAAGAAGCTGACTATGAATGGCTTCATGTCCGAGGCGACTTACCCCAAGAACTTAAGAAGGTTAAATTTTTAAATGACAACGTATAAAGAATATCTAGAACTTGCGGACAAGTTTTTCGCCGCGAAACGCGAACTTAAAGGTAGCCTCATCGAAGAAGGCATTACCGGTGTCCTGACCAATGTTCATTTCAAGACTCCCGGCCTTCCCATGAATGGCGCTCGTTATCCGAATCTTGGTGGCACGATTGAGATTGACACGAAGGGTCGATTTCTCGGCGGCGAGGTCATTTCTACAAGCAAAGTAGAAAAGATTTATGTCGAGAATGGCAGAACTTTTGCCAAGACCCATTATTCACTTTATGAATTAATTGATTTTGATCCCGAAACTATTCCAGAGGACTTCCGTTATGCCTTCCAAGACCTTTGATAAGGAACAGCTTAAGCTGGTGATTTGGGAAGATTCTGAATTACTTGAACTGATTAAAGACGATATCACTGACACTGGCCGCTGGTCCGTACATCATGAAATGGTTTTCAAAGACGTTGAGACTGGAAAATTTTACTTGACAAATTATTCTATTGGTGCTACAGAACAACAGGATGAGCGCCCATTTGAATATGGTCCAGATGAAATTGAATGCGACGAAGTTGCTCAGGTGGAACGCACTATTTTAGTTTACGAAAAAATTTAGAAGGAGCTTAAATGTCTAAAGTTAATGAAACGCGCACCGAAAAGATGAAGAAGAAGAGCACGGAAGAGCTTAAGGCAATTATCCAGAGCGGAAGCCTTAGCTCAGCTGCGGCGGAATATGAAATGCAGCGCAGAATGAAGGGTGGTGGGAAGTAAGAAGCTTCCCCACTTAAGTCACAACAACCACTGAAAAGGAACTAAATATGTTTATCCTCGATCTTATCCTCCTCGCCCTTGTTGGTTATGCCGTTTATACTGCGTATTCAACTTACACTGAACGCGGAAATTCTGTTTCCCCTCTCGATGAATACCTTGGAGCTTTCTGGAAGAAGCTCCTGCGTAAGTAATCTAGCCTTTGATTTTACTTATGAAAGTCCTGTCAAGCCATTGTCAGGACTTTTTATTTTTTAAAAATGGACCTAGAAAGTATTGACTTTTTTGGTTTTTTGTGCCATATAACAAGCATGTGAAAAAAGGCATAATAATGAAGATTACTGAAGACGAGCTTGAAAGGCTTGTTGCTGGTTTATTTGGTGACGGTCTTACTCAGGGCAATATTGAATTTTTTAATGATAAAGACGACGTTCCGCTTCAAACTCGCGATTTAGACGAAGTCATTGATTTTGATCCCACTCACATCAGCTTAGAAACGACGGCCAATGAGCTTGTAGGCTTTGGCCTGCCCGCAGATGAAGTCCCTAGTCACTTCCCCGCACCTTCAGCTGAAGGCGGCGGTTTGAAGCTATGGTTTTACGAAAGCGCCATTGATGGTGATCTCATTCCCCAATATGGCGAGCCTGTCGTAGAGATTCCTCTTATTTCCTACACCTTCAACGAAGACAATTTCTACGAGACGTTTGATTTCGAGGAAGTAGTCAAGGATTCTAAGCTCCTATCCAAGGTTGATAAATCAACAAAAATCTCTATCGCATTGGCTCCCACTGCTGCGGCTAAGAAGGGCGGCTGGAAAAACGTTGAAGGCACCTTCGGCGGCGTTATTGAAATGCTTACTCTCCACCAAGAGGGTAAGAAGGATGGAACTTGCTTTCTTCAAGGCGAATTGGCCGGGAATGATCGTTCCGGTAACGCTCTGGTCAAAAACTATTTTATCGGCTTCGATCTGGATACAGGTGAAACCGCCGAAGAAATTGACGCCCGTTTGGCTGAGACTGGCCTAGCTTATGTGCGATACACGACTCACTCGCATATGAAAGACGAATCTGAAGTGAAGCGTGATGCTTTTTTCAGATGGAGCGGAAGAGATGCAACAAAGAACGTTGAAATCAATCTTCTCAGGAAGTACCTGATCTCTGAGAGAGGTTTCCTCCCTCGCGTTGTTGAAACTCTCGACATTATCGAAGATGCTAAGGTGTCACAAGAGGGCACACTGACGATTATTAGGCACAAGCAGATGCCTAAACATCGTATCATTTTCTTCCTTTCAGAGCCTTTTGTCTTCCAAGGCAAGGCCAATCAAAGAGAAGAACAGAAGGCGTGGAAAGAGCATTATCACGGCTTAGGCACTGAGTTAGGCTTTGTGTATGACCATTCATGCACCGATCCGGCACGTCTATTTTATATGCCGCGCCATGCCAAAGATAGCCCATATGAAACTAGATTCGTAGACGGCGAATATGTTGATCTACGCTCTTACGACCGCATCGAAATGAAGCGCGGCGACAAGTCTGATGCGAGTAACGCTTTCCAAGACGCAGGTAAGTCACTAGGCGCGAAGGGCGAAGGTCTTTACGTTGATGGCTACAACTTGAAGCGTTGGATCGCAACAAGAGACTGTGAGATTGTTGATCTCATTGAAGAGTATTATCCAGACGCTATTAGAACGCCGCGTACCAATGGTCCCGGCTTCCATATCGAATGCCCTTTCGAAGATGAGCATAGCAAGGCAGGCGGCGCAGGAACTTACGCTATTAACGCCTCAGACGGCGATACTGGCTTCATGATTCACTGCACCCATAACTCATGTGCGGGCCGAAACAAATTAGAATATGTGCAGGGCATGGTCGAGCTTGAATGGTTCACGGTTGATGACCTTCAGGACGAACGCTTTTGCCCTAGCCTTATCAGGGAAGAGCCTGAAGAAAAAAGTGACGAAAAGAAGCCGCTAACTCAAGCCGAAGTTAACATTCCAGCACTGATTGATTCAATATCGCAAGCCAGTCAAAAAGACGACGTAATTGATATTGTAAGGCAGATTGGCCGTTTAGACGATTTAGATGAGGACGATTTCGAGGTTTACCTTTCAAAAATAAGTAGAAAGACAAAAATACCTAAGAAAATTCTAAAGAAGCATCTCCCAACTAAATACGAAAAGACTGAGGAAGACAAGAATAAAAAGCTTGACGAATTGGACAAAAGGCTTCACAAATACAATGAACGATATGCCATGGTCGATACTGGTTCTAAAGTAGTTATCATGGATTCCCATAAAAAAGATATGACTTTTACCGGTCGAGATGACTGGAAAGCCCTTAAAGCGAATGAGAAAATTTTGATCCACGAAGGAAATGAACCACGATTGGAGCACGTTTCAAAGCTTTGGCTCGAATGGGAACAGCGCCGTACCTATGAAGGTGTCACGTTCGATCCTCGTCCCAATCCTGATCCTTCAAAGTTTAATCTTTTCAAGGGTTTTGAGACAATTGCCCGAAAAGGTAATTGGGACAAGCTCAAAAATCACATCTTCGAAGTGATTTGCCATAATAATGAAGAGCATTATCTATGGGTATTGACGTGGCTCGCACACATCGTTCAACGTCCTTGGGAAAAGAAGGGCTCAGCCATTGTTGTGCGCGGCCTAAAGGGTGTCGGTAAGTCTCTTGTCTTCACTATCTTCCAAGACATTATGGGCAAGTACGGCATGAGTTCGGCCAACGCGTCTCACATTACGGGCCAATTCAACTGGCACTTTAGAGACAAGCTGTTCATGATCGCTGAAGAAGGTCTATTCGCCGGTAATGCCAGAGAAGACTCAATCCTTAAAGAACTGATTACAGGTTCGTCTCTTCTCATGGAGCCGAAGGGTATCGATGCGTTCCAGATGGAAAACTATCTTCGCATCGTCATTATCTCAAACGAAGAATGGGTCGTCAATGCTTCATCCGATGAGCGTCGATATTTTGTGACTGAAGCTTCAGACAAATATAAAGACGATATCGTTTACTTCAAAGGCATCATTGAACAAATGGAAAATGGTGGCAAGGAAGCGATGATGTATGACCTTCTTCACTTTGAGCCACAGGGATCAGCTGGTTGGGACGTTCTGAGACAGCCTCCAAAGACTGATGCTTTGAGACAGCAAGTAACACAATCAATGCATGTTTGGGAGAAGTTCTTTGTCACTCTCGTAGAAAATATGGGCATTGATGAAGTATCTTCACAAGATTTAGATAAGGTAGAGTTAGATTATGGCATAGATAATTGGGTAGACCCTAAAATTCTTAGACAACATTATTATAATAGTTTGAAAACATCCCAATCCAGATATAAAGCCGATCCAAAAACATTCCAAAAGCTAGCCGATCAATACTTGCTCGCAAAAATGGTTAGAAGGAAGAGACAAAATAACGAAGTTTGGATGAAACTACCTCCTCTAGAGACTATTATGGACCACATTCAAAATAAATTAAAAATCAAACTTGACATGATTAACATTACGGAAGAATAACATAAATGCGTAGGTCACTATTTCAGCAGTACATTATTGAAAATCTAGACGACATGTCGGAAGCTCTTGAGGGCTATGAAATTGATGAATTTCATGTCTCAATTGATTATGATAAAGAAGAAGGCTATCGAGCATATTTTTGGCTCACAGCAGACGGCGAACCACTCGCGGAAACAGAAGGTTGGGGCAAAGATAAGAACCAGCTAATTCAAGATATTATTTCTGTTTTTGGCGAAGAAGTCGATATCGTATTTTAATTTTTGAGAAAGAAGATTCCACTTGACAAAAGTGGAATCTTCTGTTATAAGTTGCACGTTAAATGAAATGGCAAGAGAAGGAGTTTCAAATGCCGGGTATTAAATACGACTATGGCGTCTTCATTGGACGTTTTGCTCCCATCCACGACGGCCACGTCAAAGTAATGATGGAAGCGCTTGCGAAATGCGATTATCTTATCGTAGTTTGCGGTTCCGACAACTTGGCGCGGAACACAAGAACCCCCTTTACAGCTTTGGAACGTCAGGAAATGATTCGTATCGCTACGAATCACGACGAACGGATTCTGCTCACAAGTGTTGGTGATTATCCGTATAACGATAATCTCTGGCTCGCGGAAGTTCAACATGCCGTAAATAGCGCGATTCGTAATCATGAACCAGTAGCGAAATATACAAATCGCGGTTTCAAGGATTACACTCATTCCATCGCGCTCGCCGGTATGTCGAAAGACGAGACTAGCTTCTATTTGAAACTATTTCCTCAGTACGAGTCAATAGCCGTTAGTCCAGCGGATTACGAAGGCGAAGTGCTTAGCGCTACAGCTGTTCGAGAATACCTTTTCGCTGGTAACATCGCAACAGCGCCTCACCTTGATCCGAGAGTGAAAACCGCAATCGGTAATCATATTAAGGTTAAACCCGAGATTTGGGAAGGTCTGCGATCTGATTGGGAATATGAGAAGGGATATGAAGCGGCATGGGGCCGTGGTCCACACACCACGGTAGACAGCGCAGTGATTCAAGCTGGTCACATTCTCCTTATTAAACGTGGAAATGATTATGGCCGCGATCTGTGGGCCATGCCGGGAGGCTTCGTTAATCGCGAACGTCTGATTCATGCCGCTGTTCGTGAACTGCGTGAAGAGACAAGACTGAAAGTACCTGAAAAGGTTCTGTTTGGATCATTGCAAGCCTCTAAGGTTTATGACAACCCTTTCAGGAGCAACAGAAGTCACATCATCTCTCATTGCTTCAAGTTTGTTCTTGAAAATGTGAAGGCTGGATTGCCTGAAGTGAAAGGGTCCGACGACGCGAAACATGCTCAGTGGATTCCTATTTCAATGCTGCCCACTATGCGTGGTCAGTTCTTTGAGGATCACGAACAAATTATTAATGATATTATCAACGCATAAGCGAAGGAGTTTCTAATATGCTACTTACACGTTCACTAATTACCAGTACCGACAATTACAAATTTAGCCATCCGTTTGTGGTCCGAAAGGATATTACAGGCGCTACCTCTTATATCGAAGCGCGCAAGACGGCTTACACCGACGAAATCGTCTTCTTCGGCCTTCAGGCTTGGATCAAGGAATATCTGACCAAGAGGTTGTCTTGGGTTGATATTGACAGAGCGGAACGCCATGCCAAGTCGGCAATGGTCCCGTTTCACCGCAAATTGTGGGAACGTGTCGTCAATGAATATGGCGGTTATGTTCCGGTAAAGATTGAAGCTTTGGCCGAAGGCACTGTCGTTAGTCCCGGCGTTGTCGTGGTCCAGGTCAGTTCCGATGCTATGCCTGAAATCGTAGCTGATATCGAGACTAGTTTGCTTCGTGCGATTTGGTATCCTAGCACGGTCGCAACACTGAGCCGCAAAATCAAGCAAACAATCGCCAGTGCTTATAAATACACGTCCGATCTTGACATTAAAGACCCTATGACACTGGCTTGCGCCCTCAATGACTTCGGCGCTCGTGGCACATCATCCGGTGAAACAGCAGCACTTGGCGGATTAGCGCATGCCATTAACTTCCTCGGTTCCGATACTGTCGAAGCAATTGGTGCGGCTGAAGATTATTATGAACATGATCTTGAGCGAGATGGTCCTGTTATCATTTCAGTGCCAGCTACCGAACATAGCGTAACGACTATGAATGGCGAAGCAGGGGAATCTGCCTTCGTTGGACGTGTAATTGATACGTTTACCGAGATGGGATATCCAATTATCTCAATCGTTGGAGATAGTTACGATCTTGACCGCTTCGTGTCTCAGTACATCGGCATGGATCATAAGGAAAAGATTGAGGCTCGTGACGGCTGGATCGTGGTCCGACCTGATAGTGGTGAACCGACCGAAATCGTACCTCATGTTCTAGAACTTCTGGATGAAAAGTTTGGCAGCACGATCAACTCTAAGGGCTTTAAAGTATTAAATCCTAAAGTTCGTGTCATCCAAGGCGACGGCGTAAATCTCAATTCTATTGAAGATATTCTTGAAGCTGTGGAAGATTTTGGCTTCTCAGCCGAGAATATTTGCTTCGGGATGGGCGGACAGCTTTTGCAGGCTCCAATGCGCGATGATTTCTCTTGGGCCATGAAGACGAACGAAATTCGTATCGGAAATGAACGAATCGAGGTTCAAAAGAAGCCTAAGACCGACATGAGCAAGTCGAGCAAGGGTGGCCGTCAAGCCGTGGTTCACAACGGCACCAAGCTAGTGTCTGTCAAGTTCAGTGACTTGGCTAATGCTTCACATGGGACCGAGAATTACCTAAAGCCTATTTGGAACACAGGTAAATGGCTGAAGCTACCAATCACGTTCACAGAGGTCAGGGCTAACGCTTCGATCTAAAACATTTAGCCCGCTTCGGCGGGCTTTTTGCTGTCCTGAATGTAGTCAAAAAGAAAGCCCGCTGACGCGGGCCTACACTAGTTTATTGAATTGTTATCGCACTACTTTTGTGCTACCAATCCCCATCCTCATCATCTCTCTTACCGGCATAAGCACTGAAATCATCGTCATCAGTATTGTTAAGCTCTTCCATAATCGCAGCATATTCGTCCAAAATGTCTGCTTCGCGCTTCGTAACTGGATTACCCATTGATTTCGTTCTCCTTGATCAGTTCTTTAAGTTCTTTTTGGTAGATTTCGTTGCCTGTCGTATCGTACTTGTGGCAAAGAAAATCTATAATACTTTCAAGTTGGTCTTTTTCTGCGTTAGCCATAAACTTCTACTAAGTTCCTGATTGCTGTTTTGATGTAGGTGTCGATTTTTGGGGCACGTGTGGGAAGTTCAGAGAGGCCAGTGCCTAGGCCGTCGAGCGGGACGATGACTGTACCCTTATGGTCGAGATGGCTATAAACCATTTCCATGTCAGCAAGGTAATTCTCTTCAAACAGATCGAAGTCATCATCGCTGAAAAAGCTGTTATCATATTGAGATGGGAGTTTCTTTGTCGCGATGCCAACGGCATTTGGTTCGCCTCGCATTTCTTTGGCCTGTCCACCCATGCCTTGTCGCTTAAGGTTGTCTCCGAAGAGATATAGGACGAAGGGGTTAGCTTGAAGATCGGCACGGTAAATGAATTTTTGGTAAATTACTGGCATTCAATTACTTCCGCAATTTTGTCAGAATTAATTACAAAAACACCAATCCCGTAAGCCTTGCTCAGTGGAATAATTGTGCTGTCAAATTCGTAGTTATGAGTGTCGAAATCTACGCCTGCCACAAGCTCTCTGGTTTCATCAGCAAACACGTCAGCCTCTCCTTCAATATCGAACGGCGAGGAGACATACGAAAACACCCCGTCCTTAGTAATCATTCTCAGCACTACGTAATATTTCATTCCGACTTTTCCTCATTTTCAATACGTTTAAAACCGTGAACGGCACAATCTTTGTGATACCGTGCCACTATCTTACCGTCTGGTCTGATGAAGTCAATAGCTTCGGAGGCTTTAATGTTCCCTTGAACAGGATCACATGTGCAAATTTTTTCTTCAGTCATTATGTTCTTTTATCTTGACAAAGTGATTATGCCATGATATCTAGCACAAAATTTAAAGAAAGTCAATACCTTAAATGATTTTAGCATTTAATAATTTCCAGTGGATTCCCTTCTTTGAAATTGTCGAAGAGTATGGAGTCTCTGGCCGCGTCATGACTGAACCATGCCCCGTAACCGGCGATCCTATTATTCACGACATAGAAATTGACGAAATTTGGGACATGGAACAAAATAAGAACTTGACAAAAGTCGTTGGGCATGATTATATAATCGAGCATTTAAATAATCTTATATTGTAGGTAATTAATGATTTCTAATAACGCGTTAAGTGCCGACGTGATTGTTCACGGCGCGGCAGACACAGGCAATTTTTCCATCGACGCAAATGGAAAAGCATTCAAAATCCTAATCGACGGCCTTTATTCCAATAAAATTCAAGCCATCATCAGAGAGCTAAGTTCAAACGCTTATGACGCTCAAATTGCAGCTGATCGTAGCGACTTCGCTTTCGAGGTTCAGCTTCCCAATCTCCTTGACCCTATTTTCTCGGTTCGAGACTATGGCACCTCATTGTCTCACGAAGACATTATGGGCCTTTATACCACCGTGTTCCGCAGCACGAAGGAGAATACGAACCTAGCGATTGGCAAGTTTGGCCTCGGATCGAAGACGCCTTTTGCTTACACCGATAGCTTCACCGTCACTGCGTTTATGCGCGGCACGAAGCGTGTCTATGGTGCTTACCTTAATCCTCAAGGCATTCCTCAAATCTCGCTCATGATGTCAGAAGACACAAACGAGCTAGATGGCTTGATGGTATCGTTCCCTGTCAACTCTAAGGATTGTGAACGCTTCAGGCAGGAGATGGAGCGCGTCTTAGAGGGTTTCGACGTTGTTCCCAACATCCGTGGCGGCGAGGTAAAACTCAAAACGCGTGGCGAGCCTTTTTATACCGGTTCAAATTTTGAAATCTTTAAAGGCGTCGGCAAGGCCCGCGCCAAGCAAGGTTGCGTAATTTATCCCATTGATACTGATGCCTTGGGCAAACTGACCTATGCTCAGAGGGATATTTTAACATCTAATATTCTCATTGATTTTCCTATAGGGCAACTCGACGTAACGCCGAGCCGTGAATCTCTCAGCTATGACGACGCAACGATTCAAAATATCGTTGATATGGCTGATTGTGTCAGTGAAGAAATTACCAAGGACTACAAGGAAAAGTTCTCCAAAATCAAGACGATGCATGAGGCGCGCTGCTTTGCTGCTGAGCATCAACATTCTGTTATTGCATGTGTCAAGAGCTATATCGCCCATCTGAGATTTAACGATAAGCCGGTTAACGTGGCATCAGCAATGAATCGCGACAGGATCAGACAAGTCTACAACGTCGCGATTCATTATACCAGCGCTTATGATTTTAGAAATAAAAACCTTAAATTTAGTGAGAAGGAATACACAACTAAGTGGAGTGTCGATAGTGATACTATGTTCTTGGTTGAAGATTATACCAAAGCTAAAAAAGTTAAATTAATTAATGCTAGGGTCAAAAATAATATCGGAGACCACGATAACGTTGTCTGGATCAGAGACTATGGTGCAAGTCCTGAACAATTAAGAAAATTAAAAAAGCTTTTAGGTTATCCGCCGAAGTTCTACCGCCTAGAAGATTTCAATCTTCCTGAGCGCGAAAAGCCCGATCCATCATCTTATCTGCCAAGGATTAAACATAGCGAGGTAAGAGTTGTCGGCTTTGGGATAGGTGATGCTGTCCTAGACCTGAAAAACTTAACGCCTGACACTCGTTATATTATTACACACAACGGAAGTTTGTGGGTAGACGAGTCTTACGATAAATACGTTTACAACCACACAATACATAACCTGTTCGAAGATAAGACGAATATTTTTGTTGTCAAGCAGAAGTCTCTTAATAAGGTCAAAGCGGCTGGCGTGACAAACGCGCTGACCGAGGCTCGCGACGAATTGGCCAAGGGTCTAGATTTCAAGTCTTTTGTTGAGAAAAGCAATCTAGAAAAGGAAATGAATCATTGGCTCAAAAATTACGCCGAAGAATTAAGCGTTTTAGAATATGAAAATGATACTTCATTCAAAAAAGTGCTTGACTTTATGCGTAGATATGCTAAGAGCGAGGATGAACAAACAGAGAACGCGAAAAACATTCTGCTTTGGCAGCAACTTGTCCCGCCCCAAGTTTATAGCGAAAAGATAGCTGAATTCACGATAGAAGTTTCTTCTGATGAGGCCCTAAAACATTGGGTCACAAAGATCAAAGAAGATTATCCGTTGATCGACAAATACATTATTTCCTATGATGACGGCACGTTCTTAAATAATTTGAATAATATTTTTAATTATATTAAAATGGTAGATAGAGAGAATGAGCAACATGCATGAACTAGGTTTTATTCTGACCGCAAAAGGCGTCCTTTTGTTTTTTGACGGTAAGTCAGTACCCGTTGATAAGACACATCTTTATTTCGAAGACATTGTTACCGAACTGAAGAAGGGTCACGGCAATTTTGATGTGGCCCGCGTCAAGGAACTTTCAAATATTCCTGAGACGATCAAAGGTAAACTCTTTGGCGACGTGACTGTCACAGATGGCCAGATTTACTACAAGAACAGACCGCTTCACAATACTTTGACCACTAAGATGATTGAAGTCATGAGAGAAGGTTGGGACATTGCCATTTGGGCTAACTTCTTGAATAATGTGATGAAGAACCCTTCACAAACTGCTATTGACGAACTGTATCTGTTCCTTGAAGCGGCGCAAATGCCTCTAACATCAGATGGTCACTTCCTAGCATTTAAGAAGGTAAATAATGACTATACCAGTATTTACGACAACAAAACAGATAACAGTATTGGCTCAAAGCCTTCTATGCCTCGTGAAACGGTCGATCCCAACCGTAATTCTACTTGCAGCCGTGGTCTACATTTTTGTGCTCATAGTTACTTAACTCATTTTGGTGATGCCTCAAAATCACGTGTTGTTGTCGTTAAGATCAATCCCGCTGATGTTGTGGCTATCCCTTCGGATTATGCTAATGCCAAGGGCAGGGCTTGGACCTACGAAGTCGTAAGCGAAATCGATAATCCCGGCGACGGCGAGCGTGAAAAGCGTTTTGATGTTGCGGTAGATGATTCGTGGGATGCGCCAGAGGAAGACACAGCTGAACTAGCTCTTGGTGATACTCCTAGTGATCTTCTCTTTGGCGACATTTACACGGCACAGGAAATCCTTGACAAAGTGAATGAAATCGGTTCTATCAGGGGTGCGGGTCGAGCCCTCAGAATTGCTAAATCCACATTTGGCGATTGGGTCAAGAAGGCGAAGGAAATCACTTCACAGGAGGATTAAATGAAATTTCGTTACAAGGTTCTACTAGGTGTGGCGGCTATCATGGCCGTCACCTACGGCGTGAGATACATATATGTAGCTGCGACGACAACCACAGTCACTGACACGTTCACGCGAGACAGTGAGCGTGTCTGCTCCCAAGACGATGCTCAGAAGTGTAAGTACATCGCATTTGGGCAGAACGAAACTTACGAAAATACCGATGAATGGGTTTTCCTAAAATATAATTCTTCGGACGTAAATCGTTTTCTCGTTAAAGGCGCGACATGCACCATGAAAGTTTATGGTAAGCGCATCAAGTGGCTGTCTTGGTACAGAAACATTATCACGGCGGATTGCGCCGATCCTATTAAATTTAGAATAGAGCCTAAACTAAATAAATGAGCGCTTCGGCGCTCCCTTCCCGTTTCAAAATTAAGAAAAATTATGATTTATAAAACTTTATATCACCGCGACAATAATGATAATATTCGCATCTGGTTCATGGAGCAAGAAGGTTCAAAATTTCGAACCCACTCAGGCATTGAAGGCGGCAAGATCGTCATCTCTGAATGGAAACAGGCAAATGCTAAGAACGTAGGCAAGACGAATGCCACGAGCGATGAGAGCCAAGCCACAGCTGAAATTGAAGCTCTCTATCAAAAGAAGTTGGATCGCAAATACAGCCTCACGGCTGACACGGCTCAGCGATCAAACTTTGTCCAGCCCATGCTAGCCGATAAATTTCACGAAATCAAAACTTTTAAAACGAAGAAGACTTGGTTCCTTCAGCCAAAGTTTGATGGCCTTCGTTGCGTCATGGATGAAGATGGCGGCACGTCCCGCGCCGGTAAGCCTTTCCATACCGTGGAACACCTTGTCACCGATCTGTCTGAAGCCGCATTAAAATATAACGTCACATTCGATGGCGAACTTTATAATCACGATTACAAAGAAGATTTCGAAAAAATCGTTTCTCTGGTCAAGAAGCAGAAGCTTTCAAGCCTTAGCGAGGAAGAACTACAAGAGATTGCGGAAAAAGTCCAGTTCCACATCTACGACGTAATTTTTTGGGACGATTTGGAACGCCCGTATCGAGACAGATTTGATTTTCTTGAAGAGATTTTTGAAGAAGACTTTTTAGATATTAAAAATATTAAACTATGTAAGACTATTCAAATCGATGGCCTTGATCTTGAAAGAACACAGCAGGCTCACGACAATTTTTTTGCTGATGGTTATGAAGGACTGATGCTTCGTGACGCTGATTCCCCTTATGAATTCAAGCGCTCAAAAGGCCTTCTAAAATATAAAAACTTTGACGAAGATGAATTTGAACTTTTAGATATCATTGAAGGTCAAGGCAATTGGAGTGGCGCTGCCAAAGCAGTCGTTGTTAAAACTCCTCACGGAGAATCCGAAGCCGGTGTTGCTGGCACCTATGAACGCAATAAAGACATTTGGGAAAACCCTAAAAAGTATATCGGCGGACAAGTTACCGTTAAATATCAAGGGTATACCAAAGACAATAAGTTGCGTTTCGGTGTAGTCAAAGCTTTCCATGAAGGCAAAAGAGATTACTGATGTACGGATTAGAAAAAATAACAATACACCAATATCAATACGATGACATGCAACGAAAGATAGCCAAGCTAAAAGCTCTTGAAGATGCTGGCGTCCAAAATTGGGGCATGTACACCATTGCCTTGGAAGAATGGCAGAAGAAAGTCGATATTGAAGATTCGATTCAGACCGCAATCGATGATGTTAACGATCTACTGACTGAAGCCGATATTGATCAACCTGCTGGTTCGGGTTGCGGTTATGCCATTTCTTATGACGAAAAAGCTATGGCCAAAATTCTTAATTCATTTTATGAACGCCATTCAAAATTAAGGTTACTATGACTCAATATTACGCGGGAATCGGGAGCCGTCAAACCCCTGACGAGGTTATAGAAGAAATGAGAACCATCGCCGCTATTTTGAGAGAGAACGGTTATGTTCTCAACTCAGGAGGCGCTGATGGAGCCGATACAGCATTCGAAGATGGTGCAGGCGATCAGAAGCAAATCTTTCTGCCATGGAATGGTTTTAATGGCAGAGAAGACGGTATTGTGGCGGGCGGCAGAACTTTTGCCAAGAAGATCGCAATGAGGGTCCACCCTTATTGGGATAACCTGACCCAAGGCGGGAAGAAACTGCATACCAGAAACGTTTGCCAAGTCCTCGGTAACGACTTTAAGACTCACGTCGATTTTGTCGTGTGCTGGACTCCAGATGGCAAGCCGAGTGGCGGAACCAGAACGGCCATCGTCATTGCTGAAGAATATAGCATCCCTGTATATAATTTAAAGAATGGGAAATTTCCCATTGACAAATTCCTCTGATGTGCTAACTTTTCCTTACATTCACAAAACGGAACAAGGAGACACGTCATGCAGGAAATCACTTATCGCGCCGCCCTTCGCAAGCTCATTCTCGCTGGTGGCAACATTATAGGCGCTACCTTCGTGAAGAAAGACGGCAAGATTCGTGACATGACGTTTCGCCGCAATGTCGCAACTCTGGTCAAGAACAATCCAGACAACGCTAAGAACGACAGCCGCGAGCGAGTACGTCGCGGTTCACTCATTACTGTTGTCGAGATGGATGGAACGCAGGACAGGAAGTGGAAGACGGTTAATCTCCGCACCATGACTGAACTTCGGATCAATAAGGAAAGTTATAAAATTAAATGAACCAAGAATACATTGACAATGTCGTGGAACAAGTCAAAACTGGTTATTGTGAAGGAAATTGGGACAAAGTTCTGAATCATTTTGGCGAAGAAGCCGCCGATGATCTTGACTTAATGGCCAAGTTCGATTATGACGAAGTTTACAAAAGAGGTGATGTAAAAGAGTGTGAAGTGTTTTACCACATCGCCTTCGTTCAACGGACGTTGATTACGCTCCTGTTCGACATAGCCGAAAACGAAGAAGCTATGACGACTTACGTCTACCTAGAATATTGGGTTTATAAACTATTTGATAAGTGCTCAGGAGTGGATAAGGAACTATGGCTTCAATAATTAAAAAGACCGCAATCGTATGTGCCGACGTGATGGAATTTGAGGATTTGACTAAGTTCCGTCACAAAGAGGGAGTAGAAGAATACATTCATGTGGATACGCTTGCCGACCTAGAAACGATTGACATTCTTACAAACGCCGTCTACCTTAGATCGGCTAAAGATTTAGAAGAATTCACTCAGATCAAGGCGGCAATTGGTGCAAAAGGAGTATCGGAACGATGGCAGTAAAGCGCGCTAAGATCATCGAATCTAAGGATTTGAAGGTTGTCTTTAAATTGATAGATTCCACTAAGGATTATAAGACCAAGACGCGCGACAAGGTTGCTGTGCTTCTTAGTGTCAAAGCTGGTCTGCGCGCCGCTGAAATTGCTGGCCTCCGTTGGATCGATGTTACTAAGCCAGACGGCACTATTGCTGATGTCATGCATATCGGACACCATATCACCAAGGGAGGGAAGAAGGATCGACAAGTCCCAATTCATCCTGAGTTGAAACACTACCTTGAAATCCTCAGAAAGCAACGCCCTAACGATGAGATTATTCGATTCGGTGACTACAAGGAGACCATGACGCCGAATGCTATGACGGTTTGGTTCTCCCGCCTGTATCAAGCTGCTGGCCTAGAGGGATGTTCGTCCCACAGTGGCAGGCGTACCTTCATCACATCGGCGGCACGGCAGGCAAACCTATACAACGCCTCGCTGCGCGATGTGCAGGACTTGGCAGGCCATGCCAGCTTGACCACGACAGAGCGCTACATCGATCCTAGCGATGGCGTGAAGGCTCTGGTGTCCTCTCTATGACAACGGCAGACGACATTCCAGTATTTGAATACGTCGAGACATTTGAGATCAGCGGGAGAGGGACACTTTATTGTGGCCCTTCTCCTTTTGACGACCCGTTGCGTGTCATGGAATGGATCGGAACCAAGGTCATGATCGACGGCGAGATTCGCACGATTCGCGGCACTGAAACACTCATGTCATTCATAGGCCCTAGAAAGGGAAGCCCTATCGGCCTGCTTTTTACTGCTGAAAATAAGGAAAATTTATGACTACTGTAACTATTAAAAAATTTGATATTTTGGATAGCCTAAACGCAGCTGAAGATTATGGGTATTTCAAACCAATCCTCCTAGAAGAGCTGGTGAAATGGCACGGCCCTATCACTGTAGCAGAAATTGAATCCTTTGCCGAAAGCTATCTAGAAGAAGACGGCTATGGTGAAGACGACGTAGCGGCTGCTATCGAAAATATTACTTACATTTTTAAGATGTATGGGAAAATTATTGATGCGTGATATTATTGTCGATCTAGACGGCACGGTAGCTGATTGCTCGCACCGTCAACATTACGTGCAATCCAAGCCTTCCAACTGGAAAGCTTTCGAAGCCGGAATCCCTCACGATCCTCCACATCAGCATGTCATTGATTTGGTCAACACGCTTTATGCCGCTGGCTGGCGCGTCGTGCTTTGCTCTGGCCGTGGCGAGCAGTCTAGGGATCACACAGAGGAATGGCTGCGGAATAGGGTCAACTATCACGCTCTCTATATGAGAGCGAAGAACGATAGCCGCCGCGACGATATCGTTAAGATGGAACTGCTGGATCAAATCATTGCAGATGGATTCAATCCTAGCTTTGCGCTTGATGACCGTGACCAAGTCGTTGCGGCATGGCGAGCCAGAGGTATTCCCTGCTTCCAAGTCGCGCCGGGGAACTTTTGATGGCAGAAATTCCTCAAATTATTATGGAAGCTCTGGCACAAGTTAGCGACGATGTACCGGTGGCTTATAATAGCGATTGTCTCTATGTCCACGTCCTTAACGAAGACGAAACTGAATATACTGAAATGGGTTTTGGTCTTCACAATGAGCGTTGGCTACTTTACAGCTGCACCGAAAATATTCCTGAAGGCTGGTGGGAAACCATTCAACTGTACCTCATGAAACATCAATCTGATTGCGAAAATTAAAAAAATGAAAATGTACATCGCCGTACTTGACGAGTTTCCTGACTACATGGTCCCGACGCTTGTCGCGCACTCCGTGCTAAGTGCTCATCTAGAATTTCAAAACCAGCCTAGGTATAAGGGCTGGCTCAGCATGTCTTTCAAGAAATGTGTGGTCCGTGTTAATCAGCGCGAATTCGATAAGATTGCTGCGCTAGAGCACGTCTACCTCGGTCACGAGAATAAGACTCTTGAGGGTCGCAAGGCTTGTGCCGTTGTGCTTCCTAATTTAGAGGAAGATGATCCAAACGTGCTAAAATTTGCTAAGTTGTGGAAGCCAAAAGTAAATGATTAAATGGTATTACGGCTTAGTTCTTAAGTCTAATAAATCTTTTAAAGAACTACTTAATGACGCGTTGAAGCGTTTAGAAGAAAAAGAAGAACATGGGAAAACGTAGTAATTTTGACAAAATACCCAAAGATTATTATAGAACTATTGATCCTAGAGCGGTACAAGCGCTTAAAGCATTTATACCCTCTGGAACTAAATTCGTAGAACCTTGCGCGGGCGATGGCATTCTCACTAAACAGTTAGCGGGTGTAATGGGCCTAATTTGTGTAGCGGAATATGACATTGAACCGAATGCGCCTCAAATTAAATCACTTAACGCATTGACAATTGAAGAAAGCCATGTTAGTGATGCAGACCTAATCATAAGTAATCCGCCGTGGACCAGAAGTTTGCTCCACCCAATGATCGAAAGGTTTGCATCTCTTCGCCCCACATGGCTTCTGTTTGACAGTTCGTGGCCTTTCACAAAACAATCTTCCACATTGATGGAAAAATATTGTACCGATATCGTTGCAATTGGCCGTCTTAAATGGATCGAAAATACAACCATGTCTGGTAAGGATGATTGCTCTTGGTATCGTTTCGATATAAACAAATTAGGAGGCTGCAAGTTCCATGGCCGTTAGAGAAATGAATGAGGTAGAGAAAGCCGAGTGTGAGGCTATCACTAAGGAGATGCACTCTCAGGCAAGAAATATTTTGAAAGATAAAGAAAAAACTGTGTGGCTGTTTAAACCTAAGCCGCCTGAGCCGGTTGGCTACATAACTACCCCGATGGGCGAATACCAAACATCAGCCTCAATCGCGAAAGAGGTTCAAGAATTCTTTGATTCGACCCGCAGAGAGAATACGGGAGCAATCGGCGGTCAATATAGTTATATATTTACTGACACGCAGCTAGGCCTCATCCTAGAAATCAAAGACGGTTTTACCAATAGAACTATCAACGCAACTGACTTCAGTGATTTTTAAGTGCAGAAAGGGAAATGCGAAATGAAGCCTGAAATTTATTACGAAAACAAGAAAGACCGGATCGCCAAGCTCTCGGTACTGGTAAACCTCTCTATCCCCCGCGCCGCCAAGTATGGCGGGAAGGACCTGAATATCCTTCGTGGTCACGTCCTAGATTTTATCGCGATGACGCCCGACGTTACTGACGATTACACAGATACTACGTGGGTCGCATGTTGGAAGACCACTTATGCCCGCATCTCTGACGCGATCCGAGACATTAAGGAAATCGGGGATTATCGCTTGGATCAGAAGCGTAAGGAACTTGCCACTGTTGCAAATTCTCTTCTGCCACCGCGCCGCGCCGTATTCTGGATCGATTAACAAAGTAGTTTTATTTTATGAAACCCTTTATTCATGCAAGGTCAAGTGCCGCCAAGTTTGGCGGCACTCCTTCAGATTATATTAAAATTCATGAATATTTCGACAGCACAAAATCAAGTCATGCCGATGTGCGTCACAGAGCAATTCTTCATACCGCGTTCGGCATTTATCTAGTGGCAGACGTGTTTGGTCATCATATCACGAACAGTGATGGCAAAACTGTCTCAGTCAGAGATATTGGCGAGCAACACGTTATGGAAGACTTGGGTCGAATCCCCTCAATGTCTGATTATTTAAATCATATGACAATTGAAGATTGGATGATGGGACCGCATTCACGGACACGATAAGCACTTAGAAAGTTTAATTTAATGAATTACGAATTCCCTCGGATCGTTCACATTCAGCAAGCGCTTGATGCAATCAAAGGCGATGAAGACCTTTTCTACGTCGTGGAAAAAGATGGCTACACCGTCATTAACTACAAGCTGCCATGCAACAAGACATTTCCGCCTGTTGTAGATCGTAACACTGCGATTCGTAGGGAACTTCGTGGCATTAAGTTTGACAGCACAACGGGCGAGACTATATCTCGTGTTTACCATAAATTTTTCAATGCGGGAGAACGTGAAGAAACTCTTCTTCCCTCTATCGATATTTCAAAAATCTATAATCGTTTGGAAAAGCTTGATGGGTCTATGGTTCATCCGTTACGAATCAGGGGTGCTCAACGTTGGGCCACCAAAATGGGTATTACTGATACCTCAATGCAAACCGAGAATTGGCTGGTCGCTAATCATTTTCAGGAAATTATTGAATTTTGCAACGAAGCTATGGATGACGGCTTTACTCCTATTTTTGAATGGTGCAGCCGTTTGAATAGAATTGTTGTGGATTATCCAGTAGATAGGCTTGTGCTGACTGCTGTTCGCCACACCTTTGATGGTTGGTACATGACCTACGACGAAATGGTTAACTGTGACTCGGTAAAAGAATACGGCATCGAAGTTGTGAGCAAAAACGAAGCTCCCCTTCATTCTATGGCAGAATATGTTAATTTCATCTACGAACTGAAGTCCGACGAAATGACTGAAGGTGAAGTCCTTCGCTTTCACGACGGCCACATGGTCAAGGTGAAGACGCAAGATTATATCAATCTTCACCGCACCAAGGATAAGATTCAGAAAGAAAGACACTTCGTCGCTATCCTCTTGGCTCAGCAACTAGACGATCTAAAGCCATTCATGCTAGCCGAAGATTTGGCTCGTGCAGAGGCTTACGAGATTCAATTAAACAAAAACATTGCAGAGCTTGGCAATACGCTGTTCGGTGAAGTCAACGCTATTTTGAAGCAGCGCCTTCCGCGTAAGGACTTCGCAATAAATTCAAAGGCTCCTCCATTGATTAAGTCCATCATTTTCCACCTATGGGATAAAGATTTTCCATTGGATGAGATGGAAGATGAAATAATGAACCGGCTCCGAGAGGCGTGTGAATCTGAGCAGAAATTTGAACGAGTCAAACCCTTAATCTTGAAAGGATGCGAGTGGTGAAGAAGTTTATAATCTTTGGTCTTATTGCTTTAGGTCTAACGTCTTGCGCCGAAGATGTTAAAGTGGGCGATTATGTATATGCTCGTAAGTTTAACGGTATGCTCAGCGACGATACTGCTATATTTGGCAAAGTAGTGTCTAAGCAGGAGTGGGGCGTTCAGACAATTGTAGAGACTTGCAACGGAGAATTTTTCTTCATTGATAATGACAAACTGTCTCTAGATATTTCCGGAAAGACTTGCAAATGAAAAACATTCTAGTTTTAGCAATCGTTGCTTTAGGTCTAACGTCCTGCATCGATAAGGGTGATTTTGTCTATGTCAGAAGCGCAGAAGGCCCAACTAATTTTGGTTACGTCGTAGGAATGAACCCTGATTCTTTAATCTTTGTAAAACTTTGTGACGGCACAGTGATTAGCGCATCTAGCGGCTACATGGCTGAAGCCCCTGACGGGGAAGTATGCCCATGAGCAGCACGGTTAAACTTTTAATCTTTGGCCTAATCACTTTAGGCCTCACATCTTGTGGTCCTGAAGTTGGACAGAATGTTTACGTCGGTGCTAAAGGCGGACCAACCCTTTTGGGAGTCGTTGTTGCTGGTGGATACAATAGGGATTTTTCTGTCGTGAGACTTTGCGATGGCCAAACTTTCTCCGTGAAGACTGACAATCTCATTGTCACTGACGAAGTCTGCTCCCAATGAGTGAGTGCCAAGGTTGCGACACTTGCCCCTTCACTGAGACGGTCGAAACACTTCATTACGAAATACATGTCACTGTAGATCACCGTGAGACTTTCGTAGACGATTGCTATGCCATAGGGGTTAAGCCTGTCATCATTGACATGGGCGACGATGTGCCTACTCATTCTATGACTAGCTCGACGTTAAAAGATTCAAATGACACTGCGGCATTTGTCACGGCTCACTCCATCGCAAAAGCCTTGGAAGATATTGGTTACGACGTAGAACGTATCAAAATCGAAACGGTTCCATGGCACCCTAAAACTTCCAACCCTGAGCCGGAACAATATTTTGAAACGCATTTCGCGTTCAAAGTTGAAGGCGACGGTTACATGCTTAACCAAATGCTTAAGATGGCGAAATGGCTTCATCCTTCACGTAATCTCTTGAAGAAGGGTGAGGATAGAATTCAGATGGTCACTTACCGAAGGCATGACGTTGATTCTAAAACTTATTTAGAATCAATTGACGATATGCAGAAGGTGTTTCTAGACAATCACTTAAAGCTCGACAAAGTGATTACAGAATTCGCCCTCTATGACACAAACGAAAGAATGGACGATCCGTGGTTAAGGTCCAGTTTTAAAAGAAGAAAAGATTAAAATGACTGAATATTTGTACAATCCTGATATGGCTCTTGTGGACCAGTTTGATTTCCTAAGAGATAACATTCGCCCCACGGCTTATACAGATGCTGCAATTGCCGATGCGATGGAACGACTCTATGACGCCATCGTGCCAGTTATGCAGGGTTATCGCGACACGTTGGCCGAAGATGATCCCCTTGCGATCTATCTAAATTACTTCACCCGCACCGCCATTGATATTTTGGAGGATGAAAATGCTGAACCCGAACTTTATGCAACAGTACCACTTGGAAGCGTCATTGAAGGGAAGTTCACTAAAATCCCTGCTCTGTCTACTGTTCGCATCACTGCTGCCTCCCCTCTTGGTGATGTTGGCGTCACTCGTAATCTATCAGCATCTCGTGGCTTTGAAACTCGCGTCTTTTGGGACAGCCTGACAGATTACCGCGTAACCGCTGAAAAGGAAATCAAAAATGAAGTCGAATGAAGAAATCCGTGCCGCCTATTCGCAGTTCCGTTTAGATTATAACGATTATCTAAATTCAGAAGCCCCACAAGAAGAGAAGGAAGATATGTTCGAACTTCCCGTTGGTATTAATGTCATTTGGGCCAGTGGCGATGTTAATGCCGTGCCACTTGACCCTGCCGAACGCCGATATTTTACTTTCTTTGGAGCCTGATAATGACTGAGACGCCTGTCACTGAAATTATTCTTGTAGATGCAGACACTTATGTAGGCATTTACGTCAACGGTGAACTTTATTTTTGGGGCGACCGTTACGACCTAGATTTTGATTACGGCCTAGAGTTGGGCGCTGCCAATCCTGATTACAGTCTTACTTACAAAGATGTTGATTTTGAGTGGCTAGATGCAATCGGCGGCGGTAATATGCCTGAGAAATTGGAAGATGTTAAATTTGCCTAAGAAATTTTTGATCATGTTAGTCGGCTTACCCTGTACCGGCAAGTCCACGTTCCGCCAAAGATTGAAGCAAGACTTTGAATTCCTTACCATTTCCTCCGACGATTATATTGAATCGTGGGGCAGGGCGAAAGGAAAAACTTACAGCGAAGTGTTTCCCGACTATGTCAAGGATGCTACTCACCGTATCGAAGAAGATGCACGTGTGGCTAAAATTAAAGAGCTTGACGTGGTTTGGGATCAAACTAACTTAACCGTTTCGAAGCGGAAGAAAATCCTTGACAAATTCGATAATTATGTTAAGATATGCGTACATTTTGAAATCGATGTTCATTTGGAATGGATGAGACGGTTGTACCGTAGGGCAGGAGAAGAAGGGAAGTATATTCCTTTTCACGTCTTGGAAAGTATGGACCGCTCCTCTGAATATCCACAATACTCAGAAGGTTTTGATTGGATCGTAGATGATGAAGATTTTCGTGCCGATTTTGTGAAGGAGTTAATTAAGTAATGCCTAACGTTTACTTCACCAGTGATACCCACTTGGGCCATGCCAGAATTGTCACTATCGGCGCGGGTCGCCCCTTCAAAACCATTCAGGAACACGACGCCGAATTGATTAAGCGGTGGAACGAACGTGTCAAACCTGATGATGTTGTGTTCCATCTCGGAGATTTCAATTACAAGTCTTCTGTTGACGCTGATTTCTATCTGAAGCAACTCAACGGCAGGAAATTCCTTATCGTTGGAAACCACGACAAGCAAAAGACCATCACAGCTGATGGTTGGGAAGTTGCTCCGCTTCCGTACCAAGAGCTTGAACTGAATGGCATGCTGATCACACTTTGCCATTATCCCATCGAAGAGTGGAACGGCTATCACAAGGGCTCGTGGATGCTGCACGGCCATGTCCATGGCATGACGAAAACTGTTCCGATCAGGAAGAATAGAGTAGATGTAGGCGTTGATAATTTTAATTTTGCGCCTGCAACGTTTGAAGAAATTCAGGAGTTTAATAGAAAGGCTTTAAATGCCGAAGTACCTGCGTCAAGTTAATCAAGAGGTGGAGGCTTTTAAAATTGGAAATGATGGACCTACGCCTGTCCCTGACTGGTTTCCTTCCAATTATGAAATAGTCAGAGTTGGCATTGTGTTCGAATCTTCAAAGGGAGATTACAGTTTAGCTCCTTGGGGAAGTTACATAGTGAAATATGAAGGCGAAGATTTATTAGGAGTAATGAGTGCTCAGACATTTGAGTATCACTTCACTCTAGTTCCATAACAATAATAAAAACAAAATAGAATAGGAATGGGCATTTGACCACAATCGCATTTCGTGACGGCGTACTAGTTTCAGATTCAAAAATTACTGGTAATGGTATTTTTGTGGGGGAATATCAGAAGATTTTTAAACTAACCGTAGAAGAGCAGCTGTCATGGATCGACAGAATTGTTTTTCGAAAAGAGCCGGAACAAATTGATTATTTGGTAGGCGCTGCTGGTTCAGTTGAAGATTTTAACGATTTTATTGAGTGCATTTTCTTTGGGGCGCAACGAGAAAAAGCAGAATATGACTGCTCCGTGATTGCCGTCTCCTGCGACGAAAATGATGAATACTCAATCAGGATGTACGACGGCACCAATCTAAAGGGCTTCGAAGTCAAGGCAAAATATGCCGCAATCGGCTCAGGTTCCCCCATTGCATTAGGAGCGTTATATCAAGGCGCTACGGCCGAAGAAGCGGTACAAGCCGCGATGCATCATGACAATGGCAGTGGTGGTGAAATTCAAAAGGTGAGTTTCACAGAAGATGAATGAAAAAGAAAGAGACTACGGCGAGCTTACCAAATATTTCAATATGCTTCGCGAAGGAAACGCAATCGCGTCTCGGTTCCACAACAATATCATTTCGGAACATAGTGCAAAGACTCTGTTTGTCAAGATGATTGAAAATATGACGAAGCAGGTTTTGAAAGATAATAAATAATGAATATTATGATTGATTACGACGCGACCTATACAGCTGATATTTCTCTGTGGAGAATGGTCATACCTATGTTTTTGGACCACGGCCATAAGGTCTATCTAGTCACATCAAGGGGAAGAGACACGCCGGTTGAACTGGTTAATGATTTCACTCCCCTAAATATTCCCATCATCTATTGCACGTACCGAGCCAAGAAAAAAGTCTGCGAGGCTCAGGGAATTAAAATTGATATTTGGATCGATGACGATCCCTATTACATCGTACATGGATTCATTGAAGATGCTGAAGATATTCAAAACGGACCCGGAGACAGTAACACCGTTTGGCATTTGGCTGGCGGTAAGGCTTAACCGAGGCGTAAACTTTATTTGGCCCTTCGTGCGCCGCGAGAAATATGAAGACGCGCTGGCACGAAACAGGCAAATCAGCTTTGAATTATATCAAAGCCTAGAAAATTTGGAAGAGTTGGAAAAGTTTCAATTTACTAAAGGCCAACGATACCTCCCGTTTCCTGATTATGAATATTCGTTCAAGCATCAGGAAACGGGAGATGAGCGCCCCTTTACCCGAATAAGTTTAAGCGCCAAACCTCTTCAAAGTCATTATCATGTTGATACCTATCGATTAAATTTTGAAGAGAGTTCAGACTATATTAAAAATTTATTGATACGCCAAGCCGGTGAACTTTTCAGAAAAAAGGGAGAGGCTGATATGCGTCAAGTTATTGAAAGTTTATCCCAAAATGACGACAGGAAAATTTATTAAATTCCCTTCTATCGAAGCGTTTTCAAGTGTTAATGCAACGGTTAAAAGACGTTTTGAACTTGACAATCGGCCAAAGGTGGTGTACCGTGGCAAAGTCAAACTTCACGGAACGAACGCCGGAATTCGCGTCGATCCAGATGGCACAGTGACTTGCTTCAAGAGAACCGGAGTCTGCAACGTCGAGAACGATAATGCGGGATTTGCTAATTGGGTGGAGACTGTTAAAAAGCAGCTGTTCACGTTCGGCTTCAGTTATGTAATTTATGGTGAGTGGGCCGGTCCCGGAATCCAGAAGAAAGTAGCTGTATCTCAAATTGAGAAGAAAACGTTCTTTGTTTTCGCCATTTTAAATATGCACACGAATAAAATTGTGGTAGACCCGGATCGCATAAAGGCGTGCCTTGGTAAAGAAATTTTGCCATTCGAAATTATTCCTTGGGCTAAAGGAACTGACGTAGAGGTCGATTTCCGTCTTCAAAGTTCAATGGAAGCCGCGACCAAAAACATTTCTTCTTGGGTAGAAGAATGTGACAAGGTTGATCCTTATATTAAAGAGCGTTACGGGATTGAAGGCATTGGCGAAGGGTATGTTTTTATTCCTCTAGTTGATGAGATGTCATTCGATGTTTACAGCGATTACATTTTCAAGGCTAAAGGTGAAAGTCATCACGTCTCATCTTCGGAGAAGAAGGTTTCGATCCAAATCGATCCAGCCGTGTTAGAAGGTGCAGCGGCTTTTGCCAAGGAGTTTGTTACTCAAGGTCGCTGCGAACAAGGCGTAACTGAAGCTTGCGGCGGGGAAGCCGTGATGAAGAATATGGGCGCTTTCATGAAGTGGATCGGCCAAGACGTGCAGAAAGAATCCGTTAATGAGTTGGAAGCTTCTGGCCTAGATTGGAAGAACGTTTCTAAAGCCGTAAACCAACAAGCGAGAGATTGGTATATCCTCGCAACTGAGAGGAATTTATAATGTCTAATGAGTCTTTTAATGATTACGTACTTTTTGATCTCGAAACCTTGAATCAAGTTCATGGTAGCGACTTTTATAACATTTCTTATGTACCGCCTTCACCCGAAGTAGTTCGTGAGGCAGGCGAACTTAACGCTCTCGATAATGATTATGCAGTTGTAGGGGATAAGTTCTACGACGCCCTAGCCGGTGAAATTGAAGTAATTTTTGTTTCTGAGTTTGGCCAGATCGTTGCTAAATTTAGTGACGGCTCTATCTCGCTGTTTGAAAGTGTAGAAGATATTGAGGATGACGGTTTTGTCAAGATTATGGAAACTGATGGCTGGATCAACGTGATTCGCGACACAGATTTCAACGATATTTTCTTTGACGAAGGCGTTTATGTCACGAAGGATGACGCCGTAAATGCTTTCGAAGACACTAGGTTGTCGTCTTGGGAACTGCTTGATACGACTTACATCTCGTGGAGCAATATTAAGAATGACTGACAAACCAGAGATTTGGGTAAGTCACGGCAATACGGAAAGTGGCGATCCCATCGCCATTCTCCTTTGGCCCAAGATGCCACTTCGTAGCGAAGTAAAGAAAGTTTATATGGAGCTTTATCCTGATGAGTACGAAGAAGTTGGCCAAGTTTACTTCGATATCGAACTAGCAAGTTGGGGAAATAAATAATGAGATACGAAGATAGAATCATTATCTTAAAGGGAATTCGAGATTTACTTGACGATGCCATAGATATGCACGAGACTAAAATGTATTCTCAAGAGGGTAGAGAATTTGTTGTTGCATTATATGAACAGGCTGACAAAAATATCGAAATTGCAAAAGAATTTTTGAATACGTTGGAGCCTTGGGACGCGCTATGAGCAAAGCAAAAATCGGCTATCATCTCACCGAAATCAAGAAGGGCGTCTTGGGTCAAAGCTCAAAGATTTTAGAAGAAATTCTTGAACTTCAGGATGCGGAACGACAGGGCTGTAGGGTTATGGCCCTTGTTGAATTATCTGACATGGTAGGCGCGATTCAGGCTTACCTAGACAACAAGTATCCCGATATGAATCTTGCCGATCTAATGATAATGGCAGGAATTACGAAGCGAGCTTTTGATAATGGCCGAAGATGATGAAGATTACCAGCGCGTAAGAGAATTACTATTGGAACAGTTGCGCCATCTGGACCAAGAATATAAAATGCGGGCCAGACCAATTATAGATAAACTTGCGCAGCTTGAAGCTTATCGACCTTGTTCATTTTTAAGAGAGTTGTCATGGAAGACGATAACCTGATCCGGTACGACTTAATCGCCGAAGCTTTAGATTATTACAAATCAAAAGGTTACGTGGAGATTAATGTTCCTTGGCATGTCAGACCCGAAATTTCGGCGCTGACTTGCCCAAGTCCCGACAGAGCCTATCCATTTGAGGATGGCGTCTTTGTCGGCTCGGCTGAACAATCTATGATCCAAATGGCTGTGGATGGCGAGCTAGTTGAAGGCGGATATTATGTTTCTTGCTCGCCATGTTTCAGGAATGAGCCTGTCTTAGATCAACTCCACCAAAAATATTTTATGAAGGTCGAACTGTTTCATTTCGGAACAGACCAAGACCCTTACAACAAAATCCGCAGAGACGCCTACAACTTCTTTAGAACTTTAACTAATAAAACTATTTATTGGACGTTCGAAAACGAGTCTGAGACAGATACGGATTTCGAAATCGACGGTGTCGAAATCGGCTCATACAATTATCGAACCGGCTTAGGCATTACGTGGACTTGTGGTACTGGCCTCGCATTGCCGAGATTTACGAAGGTGATGTGATGTTCCAAATTGCTTGGGTAATGTTTGACGGTTCATTTGAACTTGCAAACGAATTTGCCTCATTGAGTGAACTACATGAATGGGCCAGAAAATGGCCATCGTCAAAATATGTTTGGAGACAAATCTGATGACCATCAAATTATTTGATTATAAGCTTTCTAAATTAACAGAGAAACGAGACGTGGCGATGAGTGCCGGTGCAACAGCCGTCGCGTTGAGACTGACATACGAAATTCTTGAACTAATTAATAATGAAAAGACTTTAAGAAAATTAGTATATAATGTATAGAGAATTTCATTGT